CGGGCGGGCGTCCCGTCCTTCCGTCTTAAGAGCGGCGGTGTACCGGGTAACGCTGTCCGGGCGTCCCGTGTGGGCTGTCCGGGCGGGCGTCCCGTCCTTCCGTCTTAAGAGCGGCGGTGTACCGGGTAACTTTGGATATTGCCAAAAAGAAAAAGGCGGGGGCTATTCGCCCGCCGCCGTTGCCTTTTCTGTTATTGTAGTAACGCCGCCGCTTGTGCCGCCGCCCGTTTACGTGCCCTATATGCCCGCATACGTGCCGCCGCTTCCATGTTATGCCGCGCCGCGCCGCTTTCCGTCCTGCCGTCCAGCGCCGCCGCTTGTGCCGCCGCTTGTGCCGCCGTTGCGTCAATAGTGCTTTCCGTTGTAACGTCCACAAATTCGGGATAATTCGCGGCGATGTATTCCGCCATAATGCCGCGAATAATAGCAATATTCTTTTCAATGGTAGACAATGCCCGCCCGGTTTTTTGTGCTATTTGCCGTTGTGAATATCCGTTCCCTAACAGACGAATAATGTCACGCTGAGCGGGACGCAATAACGCCGCCGCGCCATGAATAGCCGCGCCTAAATTTTCTGCCTGTTCCGCTGTCAAGCCGCCGCCCGCCGCCGCTATCCATTTATCGCCGCCGCGAATAATGGAAGATACGGCGCTATTGATTGCCACAATATCCCCGCCGCCGCTTGTGATGTATTCCGTCGAAAGCTCTTTTTCCGTTGCCGTTTTCATGCTGTAAATGTATTTGTTCAATGCCTTGTAGCCCGCCGCCGTTGCCGTAACAATGCCGTGACCGTTTTCCGCCGCCCATTCAATCCCGCCCATTGCAACGGAAAAGAAGTCTTGCATATCATGAGAAAAACGTGGCAATCTATCCATAATGTATGCCGTTACATCCCGCCCGGTCATATCGCCCGCCGCCATTGCCGCCGCTGTCATTGCGGACAGTATACGACAATCACGGTCAATCTGTACTTGTGTTTCTGTTCCTTGCCGCATGACGGCATTTTTTGCCGTTGCCGTTGCAATGCCCAAGGCAAGCAAGGCGCGGTTCATGGGATAGATACGATATTTTTCGCCGCCCGCCGCCGTGTTCATTACCGAATGTGCCGCCGCCGTGTTCATTGCCGTGATTGTGCCGTGTTCCGTTGTGCCGTCTTTCCGTGTGATTGTGTAGCCGTATTTCATAGTCTACCTTCCTTCCTGCCGTCTTGCGGCGTGCGGTGTATTTCAACCGCGGCATGAATGAGAGCCCCCGCCCACGGTGTATTTTCACCGTGCACCATAAGGATAAGCGACAAATACAGCAATTGCAAGCGGGGGATAAAGACAATTTTCATTTTTTGCGTATAATAGGAATAAACAAATATTTCCAAAAAGGGAAAAGATGCAATTTGCACAAATACAGAAAAGAATATTTGTGAATAGTGATGAAATAATCAAGGGAAAATAAGGTTGACACATTGCACAAATACAGAAAAGAGTATTTGTGAAATATGAATAGCGTAAAATAGGCATGAACGGGAACAAAATGAGAACAATAGGAAATGGCTATTTGTAAACGGCAAATAATAGAAAAGAGCTATAACAGAATAGAGTGTACTACATGAATAGTACACCGATACACACATAATTTTGAATACTATATTACGTAGACGGGCATAACGTGGTAACATGACAGCATGACAAGATAATGTGTTTTTGACTGTTCCCTATGTTACAATTCAAGACTATGTAACGTAATAGGGGGTATTTTCCATAAATTGGAATATCCAAATTTATCCAGTTTAGTGTAGTTGTTTCATCTCCCACCCCTCACTTTCCTTTCCCGATCCACTTTCTCCTCCCATCAAGATCACCTGTTTTTCTTTCCAAGAAAGCTGGAATGATCTTTTATTTCTGAAAAGATTTATTTACTAATTACACACGAAGTTTGTTAAATCCTTCAAGATTTACTGGATTTATAAAGAATTTACGAATCAGCAACATAATATAGGATTCATCAATTTCGGAGAATGAATTAAATATCATATAATTCCATTGTACCGAGCGGAGAACAAATCAAGGTATATGAGGAGCATCACCATGGGAGACATCATTCAGTTTAAGCCACAGAACGGATACATAGATATTGCCAGGATCAGAGAATCCCGTCAACTCAAGACCGGTTCCATTCTCCCCGCTGAACACGAGGAGACCATTGAACTCGCAGAAGAGCATAAGGCTGAACCCATCAAGAGCTTGGAAGACATTCAACGCATCTCCGATTACCTGGTCAGCAAAAAGCGGTTCCGTGACAACATGCTGTTTGTGTGCGGTATCAACTTCGGTCTCCGTGTGAGCGACTTGCTTCAATTAACGTTCTCCAGATTGATCGACGAGAATTTCTGCTTCAGAACAACCTTCCCTATTCTGGAAATCAAAACGAAGAATACGCGAAAGGTTCAGAAGAACCGCTACATCACGATCAATGACGCAGTAGTGGAAGCAGTAACGCTCTTTCTGGAAAATACGCCTGGGAAGAAGCTGGATGATTATATGTTCAGGAGTGAAAGCAATAGGAACAAATCCAACACACCGCTTTCCAGGATGTCCGTTGACAGGATCATGAAGAGCTTTATGACAGAGATCGGTATCCAGGCAAAGTTGTCGAGCCACTCCCTGCGGAAGACATTCGGTTATCACCAGATGGTGATGTCTGGCAATGACCCACGGAAGTTGTTGGTGCTCCAGAAGATCTTTGGTCATTCCTCTGCCGGACAGACGCTCGATTATATCGGCATTACAAATGAAGAAATCGAAGCGGCCTATCTGGATCTGAATCTTGCAGGTAAGAACACGTATGCGAGGTTCAATAGGATTGCTGGAGAGACTGCCTGACGATAGACAACGGGCTGCGAATCTTGAAAAGTAAACAGGAACATGGCTGCTACGGACGCAGCCGCCTTAAAAACGTAGTACATCAGAACAGAGCAGCTATGGATTACGATCGACTGTACGGACGATAGGTTTATATTTTGCTACTCTTTTATTCACTTTTTACTTAGGTCTTAATATTCTTTAAGGAAAGGGCCCTGGAAGCCTTGATTTTACTGGGTTCTTCAAAAATTTTAACACCTTGGGTGTGTTAAAATACAAAAATACATAATTAGAGGTGACTGATTTTGCCAACTACAAATGGACTGGAGATTAACTGGCAGGTACTGCGAGATCTTACCGGTATGGCATATAGATATGTGCCGACCGCAACTACGAATACATATACCTACACGACTACGGCTGGTAATAACGAATATGTCTACGGCGGAAACTGGGCGCATGGAGCTAACGCCGGGACTGCCGCTACAAATGCGATGGACTACCTCAGACGCCGTGCTGACGAAATCGTCTGGAACTGGACGCCAGACGTTATGCACGAAGAGGACGAACAAGAGGAGCCGCAAGTTAAAACGAAGACTCGTAAGCGTCGTGATGACCGTGTCGCCGAGGAAAGCCTTCCAGACTTCAACGAGGATGAATTCGACAGAATGTTCCTTGATGCATCGGGTGATCGGCGGTGAACGTCAATCTTAAATATGGAACAGATGGCATTGGTATCATACGGCATCTGCATTTGACAGACGATGATGGCACGGTTTGTCTGACGGGCCCCTTGGACGGCGCTCGCTTCCACATACGCGGAAACTCCTCCTGGTTAATCGAGTACGATTCAGAGTTTATTGTTCGACATGGTAATAACGATGGTATGTTCGAGGGCGACACGCCTTTGGGCGAGCATGTTGTCATACGGCCATATGGCTATGAGGAAGAAGATATTCTGCCGGAATACGGCGCTGATTTTGATGAAATGGTGTTGAGGGTTTAATGGTTTATGTGTGTGACGCCATTATGGGGGCCGGGAAGAGCCAGTCTGCCATTGCATATATGAACGAGCATCCAGATGAGAGATTCGTATATATTACGCCATACATAGAAGAGACGGAGCGTATCCAAGAGAACTGCCCGCAGAAGAATTTTACAACGCCAAGTTCTAAGATTCCTGGATTCGGTTATTCAAAAATTGAACACACAAAGAAGCTGCTGGCCGACGGTGAGAATATTTCGACGACTCACGCCGCATTCAGGCTGTATACGGACGACATGATCGAAAACATTATCCGCTGGAAATATACCCTGATCATTGACGAGGCAGTCAACGTACTGACGGAAATGCAGGAGAGCGCAGGGGACGTTGATCTGCTCGAAAAGGCGGGGTATGTTTCCAAGAGTGCGGATGGCTCGTATGTATACAACGGCGGAGAATATGGCGGCGGGCGGCTCGATGACTTATTCCAGATGCTGAAAAGGAATAATATTTTAAGAATCAATAACACCGAACAAGGACGAAAGAGCGATGATATCCTCTTTTATTGGGAACTGCATCCTGATGTGCTCAAGGCGTTTCGTAAGGTTTTCATCCTGACATATCTATTCGATGGCCAGGATGTGAAATATTATCTTGAGATGAACAAAATTGAATATCAGCGTATAGGCATCCGGCGAACAGGAGATCAGTATTGTTTCGCGGATACGATGGAATATCGCCCGGCATACATAGAGCATTTGGATAAGACGATTCATATTTTTGACAACGACAAGCTGAATGAGATCGGTAAGGGTAAATTTGCTTTGTCTTCAAGCTGGTTTGAGCGGGCTACGCCGAAAGATATAACGAAGTTGAAAAATAATCTATATAATTTCTTCCATAATTATTTTGGCGACGTGCCATCCAAAGATGTGATGTGGGCGACTTTTAAGGATTACGCCCCGAAATTGAGGGGGCGCGGATTCTCAAATCAACAAACTGCCTGCAACTTGCGAGCATTCAACACGATGCGCAACAAGACGGTTCTGGCTTACTGTGTAAATATTTTTGTCAACCCATTTAAAAAGAGGTACTTCTGCAGCAAGGGTGGCAACTATGACGATGATTCTTATGCGCTGTCCACGATGGTGCAGTGGATTTGGCGATCCGCCATCAGAGATGGCCAGGAAGTTACGATTTATGTGCCAAGCGAAAGGATGCGGGCGCTGCTTGTTAATTGGATAGAAGAAACACAACGAGAAACGAATACATAACAACGGACGGTGAAATAAGTGACGGATAACGTAGATAACGCGCAATGCTTCTGGGAGCATAACTGCCATTTTGACTGCGAGATGTGTGAGGATCGTTATTGTGAACTCGCATATGAAATGGAGATGGAAAAAATAATCGAAGATAACAGAGAAAGATTTCGGGCAGAGTTTTGGGAGTACGTTTCGGAGAATTAATTTAATTAAGGGCAATAGGGGTGAGGCCAGTGGCGAAACAACAGGCGTCACAGAAATATATTTTTAAGATCAGCACAGGCAGACTAAAAAGAGCAAAATGGAATTTGACACTTCCGATTTCTGAGGCCAGGAAGAACGACGAAGTCATTTCTTTGAATGACAGCCAAATGCTCAGATGGATCGACGAATTGAACGGGATCACAGACGCGGAGGCAGAGGTGGCGAGAATTCGCCAGAGAATTAAAGCCGTCAAAAAAATGCCGCATTCCGTTCAGAACAAAAGAGAAATCAGGAAATTATACGAAGATCTTGATAGGATTCAATTTAAACCGGACTATCTTCATCTTGTAATCGATAGGCCGAAGGACTTGTATAAAGCTTGTAAGGGATTCAGGGTAAACGGAATCAAGTATAAGAGACTGCTTGGAACGAGCGGCGGGGTAAAAAATTCCACCATCGTATTTGTAAGCGAACGTCTTGTAGATGAACTAAGGAAGCGAGTCGATAACGGTAGAGATAACAGCATAGAACAGATACCGGCAAAGCTTGAGGCGTACAGGGCGCTGACGTGCAGCGGGTCCATTCCCGTGTCAATGCCGCACGGTATTTTGGTGGTGCCAGACTGCGAAACGAAATTCAAGGAAAACGTGATCTCATTAAATGATGAAGGCGTTAAGGAGCCTGTGATGGAATATGTTGATGATTATGAGATTACGCTGAATTGCTCCGATGGATTCGGGCTCATGACTCCGGCGCTGGCAAAGAGATGGTCTGAGGAATTAAAGCTCGGCTATGTCGCTGGGGGAATGAATACACGATTCGCATGGGAAAAGGGCATGGTTTTTTGTTTTGACTTCCATGAGTTTGCGGAGCGTGTTGCAGGCAAGAGAGTCGTCAAAGACGTATGGGGGAACGACGTTGATATAATGGGCGTCGAGCTTATTCTTACGGCATCCATGCTTAAGCTCTGGAAATGCTATAAAGACCTTGACCATTATCTTGCTTTCTGCAGAGAGAACCATTACACGTTCGGTGTGACGAAGGTATGCCCAAAAGAACTCGAAAACTGGCGTGGGCTGAATTATCAATTCATACAGAGTTATCACTTAACGGATGAACAGGTGGATGAATTGATTCAGCCAACGATGGATGAATTAAACGATGTGATTCATGGCGATTATCGCAAGGCAATTCTTTTCCTGCGCGGCATGAATGTAACAGAAGAAAACGCGAGCATCGGCAAAGACGACTATGTGAAGGCTCTGATGATCGACGAAAGGATGTTTAACGATCCGTTTGTTAGAAAGAGCATCTTCAATATGATTAAGCGCAGGCTCACAGACGCGAAGATTGGCGTGATCGGCGTTCATGGAAACTACTCAATCATGTCCGGCGACCCATATGCGCTGTGCCAGTCTATTTTCGGAATGAAAATTACAGGACTCCTTAAGGCTGGGCAAATTTATAACCAGTATTGGCGCGATTATGGCGCAAAAGACGTAGCCTGTTTCAGGGCGCCAATGACTTGCCATAACAACATCAGACGGATGTCGGTAGCAAATGACGAAGAAATGGCGCATTGGTATCAGTATATGAACGCCAACACAATTATGAACGCTTGGGATTCGACTTGCCAAGCCTTGAATGGCGCCGACTTCGACGGCGATCTGGTAATGATTACGGATAATAATATTCTGGTTGAGAATATTAGGCCGACGAGAACGATTTTCTGCGTACAAAGAAAGGGAGAAAAGAAGATCGTCACGGAGGATGATTTAGTTGCCTCCAATATTGCGTCGTTTGGCGACGATATTGGGCGTACTACCAACTGGATCACTTCAATGTTTGACGTACAGTCAAAGTACCCGCCAGATTCGGAAGAATACAAGACGCTGGATTACAGGATTAAGTGTGGGCAGCTATTTCAGCAGAATTGCATAGATAAGGCAAAGGGCATTGTGTGTAAGCCGATGCCGAAGAGCTGGTACGACTATCATGGCAATGTCTTGCCGGAATCTCCTACGCAGGATGATATATATAGGAAGGAATTGTGTATTCGCATCCTTGCAGACAAGAAGCCGTACTTCATGAAATACATATATCCCACGTTGATGTCTCAGTACAGCGATTATCAAAAAAACACAAATTCAAAATGCGTGCGTGAGTTCAGACTCCAACTGCCTGAGTTGCTGGAGAAGGATCCGGCAGAAATGACTGATGATCAACGTGCGTTTGTCGGCTATTATCACCGAAGGATGCCTGTGAGCACGAACGACTGTGTGACCAACCGGATATGCCGGAAATTCGAGGGAGCCTTTGATGGCATTTTGATGATGGATTATTCTGCGAGCTTTGATTTTTCAATTTTAAAAAGCGATGCAGAATATTCCAGGACGCAGTTTGATGCAATCGCCAGGCTATATCAGCAGCATACACAGAGGATGATGGAATACGCAAGGTCGAAGAAAAGTACACGGGTTACGACCGATGAGCAATCGATTTTCCATGATAATATGAATCATCTGTTCCGCAGCGAGTGTCTTAAGGTTTGCAGTAATGCAAAGCAGCTTTGCAACATCGTAGTGGATTTGTGCTACCGCCGGAGCGGGACAAAGCAATTCGCATGGAGCATCTGTGGCGATGAGATCATCGAGAATTTGCTGGAAAAGAACGAAGGGATGATTTCTTTCCCAACATTGGATGAACATGGCGATATTACATATGGCGGATATACTTTCTCTTTTTCAAGGAAGGAGTATGAGGATGCGGGAAATCATCTTGGATGAACGCGCCTGGGCGGAGAGCGCTTTGAATAATTTGTCTTTAGGGAGCAGACCGGTTGAGACGCTTGGGCGAATTGCAAAGTATTATTTTTCAGAAGGATACACCAAAAGGGAAATACCAAAGATGCTGGAAGGCTTTTTGGTTCAGTGCGATCCCACGGCGTCCGTAGCAAAATGGCAGCCTGTAATTGACTCTATTGCGAAGGGTGCCGACAAGTATCCGCTAATCGACGTGAATGGCGTATCTATTACCAGGGGCGAGATGGATAAGATCGCTACGCTTAAGACGAAGATGCTGAAAAAACTGATGTTTACTTTGCTTTGCATAGCAAAATATGGGAACGCCGTAAACAAAAAAAATAATAATTGGGTCAATTGTGCGCCGCGAGACATATTTATAATGGCGAACATTAAGACAACAAGTCTGCGTCAGTCGCTCCTTATCAATGATTTATGGCAGGCCGGGTATATCGGGTACAGCAATGTGATTGATAATGTGAATCTGAATGTTAAGATAATATCTGAAGACGATGGTATCGATGAATTGTTTATTACTGACTTCAGGAACCTTGGAAATCAATACTTACGCTTTATTGGCGAACAGTACATTGAGTGTTCTTGTTGCGGAGCAATAGTAAAGGCGACAAGCAATAGAAGACTCTATTGTGATGCGTGTGCAGTTGAAATGAATAGAGAAAAAACATCCGAGAATTATAGAAAAAGCGCTGCTTCTTAATGGCTTTTTATAATTTTTGATTTAGAAGCATACAGAAAGCCCGGAAATTCCCGGGCTTTCTTATATGCTGTCACTCTGGCTTATATGGAAGAATATTACACATTTTTATAAAAGGGAGAGATATCGTGATTCAAGTTGACCAAAAAATGGTTAAAGCAGTAAGAGAAAAGTTTCCGCAGCTTCATATAAGAAAAACAGCGAACAAGTATTACCTGGAGGAAAATCCGAAGGTGATCGTCTTCCTGAAGCAATGCGAGGAACATAAGGAGTGATAAGCATTGCTGGAACGCAAAGAGGGCGAATCTGCTCTCGCCTACCATAAGAGGCTTGTATATGGGAAACTTGTAGATAAGACTTTATCCGACGTAGATTATACAGAGCTTGCACCATATGTGTACGGGCAGGAATACAGTGCTGACGTTGCACGTCGCCTGATGTATGGAAGCCGCATGACGCTTCAACTGTTAGATCAGGAGAAGGAAGAGGCGGTAAGCGATGATGCGATTGATGAGCTTAAGCGTCAGAAACTGGAAATTGCGAAAGAGCGCCAGAGGTTTTTTGACCAGCGGCGCGAGTTCAATAAGCTTGTTGCCAAGGCAGGCAGACGTGAGTATCTTGAGGATAGGCTTGTAAACGCAGCCCACGAATTGGATAAGACCGTTGGAAATTTGTTTGTCGATGATGGACAGAGCGCCATTGTCGTAGGCGATAATGAGGCGGTTCTCGTGTTTACAGACTGGCACTACGGTATGGTAACAAAAAATGTTTTCAACGAATACAACACCGATATTTGCAAAGAGCGCGTCGTAAATGTTGTCGGTAAGGCAATTGAACGACTGAGGCTTCACCATTGCGGTGTGCTTCATATAGCGATCCTCGGCGATCTATTTCATGGGGCTATCCATACGAGCGCACGGGTTATGTCTGAGGAGCTTGTATGCGATCAGATCATGCAGGTATCCGAGGTGCTGGCACAGGCTATTTCAAAACTGAGTGAGCATGTCGAGAAAACAGTCGTATACATGACATATGGTAATCATGCCAGGACGGTTCAAAACAAAAACGACAGCATACATAGAGACAACATGGAGCGGATTATCCCCTGGTGGCTGAAGCAGCGGCTGGCTGGAAATAAGAATATCACCATTACGGAAGAAAGCCCAGATGAATTTATCCTTATGGATGTATGCGGATTCGGCTTCTGCGCAAGCCATGGTGATCTTGATGGAGTGAAGACTTCGCCGCGCATGCTTGCGACGCTTTTCCAGAAAAAGTACGGGATCGATATAGACTATGTGCTGCTTGGAGATAAGCACCATTCGGAATCATTTAGTGAGCTTGGCATCCACTCTATGATCGTTGACGCGCTTTGCGGCACAGATGATTATGCGAATTACCACAGACTATATTCTACGCCAGGGCAACTACTGTTAATTGTTAATCATAAAGATGGCGTAGACGCTGAATACAGATTGAAAGCAGAATAACAAAGATAGGAGGTGAGCCTGATGGGACGAAAGACAAAGCATAACGCGATTACAAGCGACGAGCTTCTATCGAAAGTGAATCCGGAGAACGTCAGGCTCGTCTCTGATTATATTGATTATCTGAAATCAACCAAAAAGAGCCCGACGACAATCGCCGTTTATAAAAACGACCTTGACATTGCCTGGGTTTGGTGTTTGAAGAATAATAACAATAAGTTCTTTGTCAACTGGACGAAGCGGGACATTGTTTCTTTTCAGAATTATCTGGTGAACGAAAATGAAAATAGTCCGGCAAGAGTAAGACGAATTAAGGCTACGCTTAGTTCGCTTTCCAATTACATAGAGAGCGTACTGGACGATGAGTATCCAAATTTCAGAAACATCATACATAAGATTGAGAACCCGCCCTTGCAGCCTGTAAGAGAAAAGACTGTATGGGGGGAGGACGAACTGGACGATCTGCTTGATAAATTGATGGAGCAGAAGGAATACGAGAAGGCGTGTCTGCTTGCGCTTGCGAGATATTCCGGCAGACGGAAGGCGGAACTATGCAGATTTCGCGTATCCGACTTCGATGAAGAGCATTTGGTTTGCGACGGAGCTTTGTACAAGAGTTCGCCAATCAAATCAAAAGGGCGCGGCGGCGGTAAGTATATTTCATGTTATACGCTCGCCAAAAAGTTTAAGCCTTATTTGGAAGCCTGGATGATTGAGCGGACGAGCAAAGAGATTGACAGCGAGTGGCTGTTTCCGTCAAAGGAGAATCCCAAGGAACAAATCAGCATATCGACGCTGAATAGCTGGGCAGATACTTTCAGTCGCATGACTGGAAGGAATTTTTATATGCACAGTTTACGGCATAGCTTCACGACGAACCTGGTGAGAGCCGGTATCCCGGATGGGGTGATCCAATCTTTGATCGCATGGGAGTCCGCTGAAATGGTGAGGACTTATACGGATATTGACGCTGACGAATCGATCAGCATGTATTTTAAGAACGGCGACATAAGCGTGCCGGAGAGGAAGTCGCTCAGCGACGTATAATAATAGGAAGAAAAGGAGTTCAAATTAAGTATGAAAGAATCAGAATTTATCGAACGGTTTATTAAAAAGGGATATACAAAACGCGCCGCAAAGATCATTATCGAAGATTTTACGGACACGGTAATGGAATCGCTGGCGGACGGAGAGGATATTCATTTTTATGGGTTTGGCTCATTTGGTATCAAAGAAGTGAAGGAGCATGAGATGGTGCAGGTACACACCAAGGAACGTATCGTAGTGCCAGGTTACAAAATGCCGAAGTTCACTCCCGGCGTACAGTTTAAGCGTGCTGTGCGCGAAGGCATTGTTCGTGAATAATGCCGAGGATTAGCAAGGTTCGGCCTATCGGTACGAAGCCTGGAGATGCTCCAAAGCCTAAAGAAACACTGAGTCAATTTTGCTGTTCGAGATGCGGAAGAATATACAAAAGACAAAAAAATAACTTTCCAACTTCGCAAAGCCCGCTGTTCCGGGGGAACGGCGGGTATTTGCCGTTATGTAATACTTGCCTCGATGAGCTGTTTGAGCATTACAAGGAAGTGCTGAAAGATGAAAAAGAGGCAATAAAGCGCATGTGTATGAAACTGGATATTTATTGGAATCCAGAATTGTACGCGATGATTAACAAAGACAGCACCACAAGATCCAGAATGAAGTCCTACATCAGCAAGACAAATCTGTTGAAGTACACAGGGAAGACTTATGACGATACCCTGGACGAGACAGTTGCATCGGTGGATATTAGCACGGCTGCAAAAATGGCAGAAGAATATGGGGCCGGAGATATGCTTAACAGGCCAATCGCATCACCGATTGATATTCAGATGCCTAACACTGACACCATTCTGTTCTGGGGTGCTGGATTTACGCCAGAGTTTTATAACGAGCTGAATTTGCGGTATGAACGATGGACAAACGGACTGCCGAAGCCGCTTGACCCAGGCGCTGAGGCGCTGTATAAGCAGATATGCCTTGCGGAGTCCACAATCAATAAGAATATTGTGGCCGGGAAAAACGTAGAGCAGGCGCAGAACTCCCTAAACAATCTGCTGGGAAGCCTGAATATTAAGCCTAACCAGAAGAAGGATGAGGACGATGCACTCGGTATCGACACGACGCCGCTTGGGGTGTGGGCAAAGCGATGGGAGGATAAGCGCCCAATACCGGAAGACGACCCGGATTTGGCTGACTCGTATGGTGTGGTGAAATATATTTCTACCTGGCTGTATGGGCATTTGAGCAAGATGCTTGGCATTAAGAATATCTACTCCAAGCTATATGAGGATGAGATTTCAAAATTCAGAGTTGAGAAGCCGGAGTATGAGGGCGAGGATGACGAGACGGTATTTGATTCCGTGTTTAACACCGACGGCGGTGATGATGAATGACACGATACGACAAAGTGATGGAGGGCGCTGCTCATTGGGTGGCGTTCTACCGGAAAAATCCTCATGTATTTGCCCACCAGTATCTTCATTTAGACCTGCGGCTTTTCCAGAAAATTCTCCTCATCATGATGAATTACTGCGCGATCTTTGTTTTTATCATGACGCGCGGCGGCGGCAAGACATTCTTGTGCGCCATCTTTTGCGTAATCAGGTGTATCCTTTATCCAGGCACAAAGATCGTGATTGCGTCAGGCACACGAGGACAAGCCATTGCGGTTTTGGAAAAAATCATATTGGAATTAAAGCCCAACTCGCCGGAGCTTGCCGCTGAGATAGATGATAAGCAAACGAAGATAAACGGAACAAACGCACAGATTGTATTTAAGAATTCTTCTTATTGCAAGGTTGTTACTGCGTCGGACAGCGCACGATCTAACCGTGCGAATGTGCTGGTGCTGGATGAGTTCCGGCTGATTTCAAAAGACGTGATCGACACGGTGCTTCGTAAGTTCCTTACGCTCCGCAGGATGCCAAGATACAGCGAGCTTACGAAAGAACAAAGGATTGCAGAGTATGCGAAAGAACGGAATAAAACGATGTATTTGTCGTCCGCATACTTTACAGACCACTGGAGTTATACCAAGTGCATAGACACATTTAAGTCTATGCTTGATCCGAATAGAAAGGATTTTGTGTGCGGGCTGCCGTACCAGCTCCCTATCGCGGAAGGACTTATGGATTCTGATACAGTTCAGGAAGAAATGCTTGAAACGGACTTCAATGAAATCAAGTTTGCAATGGAATATGAAGCCGTATTCTGGGGAAGCGCGGAAGGCGCTTTTTTTGATTTCAATTCTGTTTCCAAGAACAGGCATATTAAATATCCAATGCTGCCAAACGATATGGCGGCAAAGCTAAAGTCTGATTCCAACGTGCGCATCCAGCCAAAGCAGCCGGGCGAGAAAAGGATTATCTCTGCCGATATTGCTTTGATGGCGAGCACCAAGCACAGGAACGACGCGACGGCGCTTCATATTACACAGCTTATCCCAACAAAGGCAGGGCGATATAGCGTCAACCTTGTGTACACAGAAGCGAACGAGGGAATGCGAACCGAGGAAGAGGCTTTAAGAATCCGAAGGCTGTACGAGGAATTCGACTGCGATTACATCGTGCTGGATACGAAAAACGTGGGATTAAGCATTTTCGATTGTCTGGCTGCGGATATGAACGATCCAGACACCGGAGAGATATATCCTGCCCTTAGCTGCTGCAATAATCCAGATATGGCAGCGAGGTGTACGTCGAGAAATGCCCCAAAGGTTATATGGTCGATTAACGGTTCGCAAAAATTTAATTCTGATTGCGCCGTTCTTCTCCGCGAGGGGTTCAAGTCCGGCAGAATAAGACTTTTGGAAAATGAGTATGACGGTGAAAAGGAATTGAGCTCGATTAAGGCGTTTAATTCGCTGACACCGCAGGACCGCTCCATTTTGATGTTGCCGTACATTAACACTACCCTACTCATCAACGAGCTGGTAAATCTTCAGCATGATGATAGCGGCGGTTATGTGAAGATATATGAAAAGCGCAGCATGAGAAAGGATAGATACTCAAGCCTTAGCTATAACTACTATGTGGCGACGCAGCTTGAAAAAGATATAAGGAAAACGGCTGAAAGCGTGGCTGCGACTCCAGGAAGCGCTTTCACAATGAGGGCACCTAAATTTATAAAGGAAAGGCGGTGGACGCCGAGATGAAAGTAATCAAGGTAAAGGATGCGCTTGATGCATCCAATGGTAATGGCGCATCGCCAAAATTGGGGGATTCATTCAGGCTGCCGGAGAGATTCTCCGTAATCAATAGGATGATTATGCGCGATCTGAATGGGCAGACGCAGTCTCCTTCATTTTTCCTATACTCGAAAGATCAGATAACGAATTATCTGAAAGATCCATATAAGAACGAGAAGTACCTGCGTAACGCCGTGATTTATTTATATGGCGCAAGTTCGCATTTCAGACGGTTGATTCAGTATTTTACTTCACTATCTGATCTGTCCTATGTGGTGTCACCTTTCAAGATCGATACGAGTACCGCTAAGCCGAACACGATTCGCAGGAATTACAGGCGCGTGCTGAATCTGATGTCTTCTATGGATGTGAAGAATCAGTTTGAGAAGATCATTACGGTATGCCTTCGTGAGGATGTGTTTTACGGTACGATTCGTGAAACGACAGACAGCACAATCATTCAGCAGCTTCCAAGCGACTACTGCGCTATATCTGTGATTGAAGATAACGTGCCGAATGTTTCATTTGACTTTTCGTATTTTGATAGGTACAGCAACAATCTTCCTTTGTATCCAGAGGAGTTCACTACCCGTTATCGAGCGTATAAGAATAATACAACGGACTTAAGATGGCAGGAGCTTGATGCGCCGTATTCTTTTGCGATTAAGTGCAACAAGGATATTCTGGCATATGCCTTGCCTCCTTTTGCCGGTATACTGAGGGAAATCTATGATCTCGAAGACTTAATAATTAGGTCGGTACATCGGGAACGATGTATATAAATATCCCATTGAATTGCTGGGAACCCCTTAGAGGTAAATAAACCACAACGTAAGAATGAAAGAAGTCTAAGCGTGATGGTTTAAGAATTATTTACATTGGGCAATCAGCAGCGAAGCCTTGAATAGAGGAACGTTCAACGACTATCTCGGAAGAGAGTAGGCGATAAGCATCGCCGAAGTGGTGGGCATCCAGAACGGATGAAGATATAGTCTGCACGACCAGTGAGAGCTGGTGGGCGTATTACGCCAGTAGGATTAGCGATCCTTTGAGTTATGCAAAAATATAAGTTAATAGAGATGATAAAAAATAGAAAATGAAAAGAGATGGAGCCTTTATGTGCATACCAACATACATAACAATAAGAAGTATGTGGGTATAACATCCCAAGAACCCGATCTAAGATGGCTTAACGGTTTGGGCTATGCGCGTCATCTGCCTATGGGGCGAGCTGTAGAAAAGTACGGGTGGGATGGATTTAAGCACGAGATTTGGGCAGATGATTTATTGCATTCTCAAGCGCAAGAGCTTGAGTGTTTTTTGATTAAGATATTAAACACGCAGGACGACGAGTATGGCTATAACCTCACAGATGGGGGCGAAGGCTTATGCGGTTTTCATCATTCCGATGAGGCAAAAAAGAAAATGTCTGACGCAAAATCCGGAGAGAATCATCCAAATTACGGAAAGCACCTAAGCGAAACAACGCGAGAAAAAATCAGTCAGCGCGTAGCCGGAAACAAAAATGCCCTTGGATGCATTCGATCTGAAGAAACAAAAGACAAAATAGCAAAATCGAAGATGAAGAAAGTTGTTATGTGCGATAAAGAAAAGGAAATATGTATCTTTGATTCGGCGAAATCCGCTCAGGAGATAACAGGCATAAGTAGAAAGAATATTTCACTATGTTGTCTCGGCAATCGGAAAAAGGCCGGAGGGTACTCATGGAAATTTGCATAACTCTATACTAAACATATTGGATAAACAATTAAAGAAGACAAAGGAAGAACTTGAAAACTACGCAATACTGGTAATGACGCTTGGGGTGGACGCCCAGGGGAACTGGCAGATGGATTTGGAGAAGGCAAAAGAATTTTGGAGAAATCTTGACGGCGTATTGCCGGAAGAGATTGGGTCCGTTCTTTCTCCAATGCCTATCAATAAGATCAGCTTTGAGCGCACGCACGCCGGTGATGTGGATACGATTGCCGACGCGGAGGATGCGTTATTCTCTGCCGCTGGCGTATCGAGCCTGCTGTTTAACAATCCGAAGGCTTCTGCAAATGCGCTGTTGCTATCGATCAAGGCTGACCAGGCGCTTACTTATAGCATTGTTAAGAGTATTGAGTGTATGGTAAACAGGTTTATCCATAGGCACGGCTTCGGTAAGTATTTTAAAGTGACATTCCTGGATGTGAGCCCATTTAACCGCAAAGAAGCAGGAGACGCATATTTGAAAGCCTGTCAGTACGGATTCCCAATGGCGAGCTATTATTGCGCTTCACAGGGATTGATGCAGGATGAAATGGACTGCATGAATTTCTTGGAAGATGACGTGCTTGGTATCAAGGCGCGGTTTATCCCGCTTCAGAGCTCATCGACACAAAGCGCGGCAACAGAAGATGTTGGAAGGCCGACGAGCGATATGGAAGACTTAACAGAAGCCGGAGAAGTAACAAGGGAGGAAGAATAATTTTGTACGCATTTATTTATGTGTTTGATGAAAAAGCAAAGAAGGCATTGATGAAACAGAATTATCATTTGCTGAGAGAGGACGAGAAAAGCGATATTTGGATATTTGAGAACAAAGATCCTGAAAACTACGATTTCAGTTTTGAATATCCGTTTGTGCTGTCCAGCACAATGAGCTTCTGATACGCCGCTATGCGGCGATTTTTATTATGCGAGAAAGGTGGTGAAAGAAGATTTGAGCAAGAACATGTGGCTTGATTACCCCATGAAGATTACGGATATCGTGGAGGTTAATGAATCGTTTGACGCATGTATGATTCGCGTGATGTATACGGGCCGGAACAGAAATAAGACAGTAATTAGCAAAGAATCCGTGGAGCGAGCTATACCAACGCTTTACAATGTTCCTATTGTATGCAACTACAATGTTGAAGAAGACACGATTGGCGGACACGACGTTGATATTGTAAAAACAGAAAACGGCGTAAAGCTCATCAATCTGACAGACGCAATCGGTGTGATTCCGTATGGAAGCGAATATCATTGGGAAGAAGTCGAAGAAGACGGAGTAAAGCACGAGTATCTTTGCATCGGCGGCCTTTTGTGGAAACGTACATCGGCTTACGAAAAAATTAAGCGTGATGGCTTTGAGGGGCAGAGCATGGAAATCTCTGTGAAAGAAGGCAAGTCTGTCGATGGATATTACGAAATTTATGATTTTTCTTTCACTGCCCTATGCATATTGGGCGAAGGAATTGAACCATGTTTTGAGGGCGCTTCAATTGAGACATTCAGCTTAGAAGTATACAAACGCAGCTTCGCCCTGATGATGGAGGATCTAAATAAGGAATACTCCAAGGTCATTCCTGCTTCGGCAGATGACATAAATACGAACTCTCTGAATGGAGGAGAAGGCAAAGTGAATTTGGATGAACTGATGGCCAAGTATGGTCTGTCTGCCGAAGACATCGATTTCGATACCGCAGAAATGTCCAGCGAAGATTTAGAAAATAAGCTTGCCGAGATTTCTAACGCGAAAAAGTTTAATGCGGAGAACGAGCATGAACCAGAGCAGGCAAATCCAGAAACAGCCGAAACGCCAGAGCAGGGCGAAAAAGAACACGGCGAACAGAACTTCTCTTTGACTGGCGAACAATTCTTGAATGAATTGTTCTCCGAGCTTAGTAAAGAAAAGGAATATGACGCGCTGTGGGAATGTGACATGCCGCGGTATTGGTATGTTGACTATGACATGGAGGTATCCGAAGTGTATGTTCAGGATCGAAAAGACCACAACTTATACGGACTGAAATATGCCATGAATGGAGACCATGTTGTGATCGATTTTGCCTCTGCAAAACGAAAGAAGATCGCTTTCCTTGATTTTGAGGAAGGGGAAGACGAAGATGGCTTTGCCATGTTCAGTAATACCGACGAAGCGGTCAAGAGTCGTTTGGACGAAATCACGAAGGAACTGTTTATGTTGCGTGAGTTCAAGAAGAACGAAGAGGTAAAACAATTTAACCAGGCAAAAGACGAAGTGTTTGATCGGTTCACCGACCTTGTTGGCAACCCGATGTTTGAGGAACTGCGCAAGGATACCGGCGATATGACCATTAGTCAGATTGAAGATAAGTGTTTCGCTATTCGCGGACGCGCCGTTCCCGTTAAATTCAATCTTGATGATGGCGCGAAACCAGTTCGTGTTCCGGTTGAACAGATTGATGCAAAGCCAAAGGATGAGCCCTATGGCGGCATCTTTATCGAGTACGGCGTTGGCCGTTAAAAAGAATTATTGGAGGTAATAAACAATGGCTGAAATTAAGCATGGTGTGGTACGCACCGACAAACTGTACGGCACCGATACCGGTGTGAATCTCGTGTCCGCGAAGTATTTTGTGACCGAAAACAGCAAGGACGTTGAAAAGGAAATCGACAACGGCAACGTGCTGAAGGTTGGCGATCTGCTGGCTGGAGAACGCGAAGTTCGTAAGGCTTCTACCCCTGCCGCTAATACCGCCCTGAAGGACATCATTCTTGTCGCTACCCCCGAAGTGATGTATGACGAACGGAAAAAGAATCTGCATGACTTCTATAACGAAGCTGGCAAGATCTTGCGCGGCTATTTCCTGCATGAGCATGACCTGTTTGGCGTGACTGCCGACGCCCTGAACATTGCTTCCGGCGTTACCCCCACTGTTGGCTACGCTGTGGAACTGATGGCTGGCACCAAGATGAACGTCGCGGCTTCCGCTACTTCCGGCTCCACTCAGGTAGGCAAGATTGCCGCTATCGAAACCGCTGGCCGTTACACCTACTACGTTGTTGAAGTGGCGTAATTGCTGACAAATACATAATAGGAGGAGAATTACTATGGCTGAAATTAAAGACATCGTCCAGGTTGCTGTAGATGCTTATCACGGCAATACTGTGAAATATTCCACTCAGGATTCTATGGAAGTGCTTCGCAAGGCGCTGGTAGAAGCAAACGGCAACAGCACTAAACTGAACTACAAGAATATCCGAGATGGCAAGTGCCCCGGCCTGTTTGCGCTTGTGGAAGAAATTCTTGCCCGCACGGTTGTTGACGGTTTGCAGGGCGACGGATTCTTCAACGCCTTCGTTGACTTCCGCAATGTGGCCCTTGGCGACGAGAACGTCTTCGACGTGGAGGATAACAACCTGTTCACTGTTGCGAAGGCTGCTGATGGCACTCAGGGTATTCGTCGGCAGCGTCTGTCCGGCGTGAGCCAGATTTCCATCCCCACCGAACTGCGCGTTGTGAAGATCTACGAAGAACTGAACCGCGTGCTGTCTGGCCGGGTGGACTTTAACACCATGATCCAGAAGGTTGGCGAATCCTTCCGCCAGCAGCTGCTGAACGACATCTACGCCCTGTGGATGGGCGCTACTGCTACCGATCTGGGCGGCAACACCTATTTCCCCGCTGCTGGCGCTTATGACGAGGCTACTCTGTTGACCCTGATTGAGCATGTGGAAGCCGCTGCCGGTGGCAAGAAGGCTACCATCATTGGCACCAAGTCCGCTCTGCGTCCCTTGGCTCCTGCCGTGCAGGGCACCGATTCTCAGAACGACCTGTACAACATGGGCTACTATGGCAAGTATTACGGCTCTGACGTGGTGTGCGTGCCTCAGCGTCACAAGCTGGGTTCTACCGAATTCGTGTATGACGACAAGAAGCTGACCATCGTTGCTGGCGATGATAAGCCCATCAAAGTTGTGCATGAAGGCGATGCCACCATCATCATGGGCGCTCTGGACAAGAATGCCGACCTGACCCAGGATTATCTCTATGCAGAAAAGTGGGGCCTGGCTCTCGTGCTGGCTGGCGGAAATGCTGGCATCGGCGTGTATGACATGAACACCGACTGATAATAAAAACGTATCCGGAGGGGCTGGGAAAAATCCTGGCCCCTCTTAGAATGAAAGGAGCTAATTATGCCTCGAAAAACTGTAACTAAAACCGAAAATATCCAAGAGACAATTAACGTCGCGAATGAAGTAGAAGCGCAGGAACAGAAAAAGACTTACAAGGCCAAGGCCCGTAAACTGGAACCGCATACGCTGGTTGAAGTCCGGAATGGGTTCAACGGCCTGCTGGTATATGTGAGTTCACGAACCGGAGAAAGGTTTGTATGGGACTCCTTTGGCTCTGTGCTGGATATGGAGTTGCAAGATTTGCGGGCAGCAAAGAACGCACATAAAGGGTACTTCAAGAACAACTGGTTTTTGATTGAGGACAAGGATGTTCTTGAGAATCTTGGCGTTGCTCGCATGTACAACAATTCCCTTTCTATGAACGACTTTGACGAGCTTTTCTCCCTGTCCCCTGATGAAATTAAGGCCAAGGTCGCGGAAATTCCATCCGGACAGAAGTCCTCTGTGATTTACCGTGCAAAGCAGTTGATTGAAGATGGGACAATTGATTCTATCAAGCTTATCAATGCGTTGGAAGAAAGCCTCGGCGTTGAACTGATTGAGCGATAATAGGAGGCGCAGAAATGGACGTTTCCTATGATGTTTTTATTGGGGATTTTTTGCAAAAAATTACGGAGTATAACTTCTTACGGTTTGACGAAGAACTGCGTGACAAGATCGTTGATGGATATATGAAACACGCGATCCAGCAGTTTTCCGTCGTGTGTAAAAATGTGATTACCGGCGTCGATGATACTGAACGTATTGTGACATTTAACGGGAACACTGACACAGACCGCGACGAAATCATCGACATTATTACCGAGGGAATGCTTGTGCAGTGGATGAAGCCATATATGTACAAGCAGGAGAATCTCGAAAATATGCTTAATTCGACAGACTTTTCTTCTTACTCTCCGGCTGAGTTACTGAAGCGGGTCAATGGCGTGTACGATATGTGTAAAAAGGATTTCACCAACAGGATTAGGAGCTATTCCTATGACCATGGTGACTTGACGGATTTGCACCTATGAAGACAGTATACGATATTGAAATTAGCCGGAATATGATGCTTAACAAGCTTTCAGATATGGTCAATCAGTTTTATAAGATCCTTCCGCTTAAAGAAAATGGGTCGCCTACATTAAAGCAGTATATGACAGGCTTCATGCGTGAGCTGCTTGGAATGAAGGAATTAATCGTCGATTTACACGATGATGGCCTGTATTTGAATCTTCTTGGGATCTTGCAATATATGATTGACAACGATTGCGATACGGCGACCATCAAGACCGATGTGTTTAAGGCGATCGGGATTGTGAAGAAGCTGCATCAGAAGTATACGGACCAGAAGGAGTGATGCCGCTTGAGTGATGCTTGGGATATGTACACTCAAAAGATGTCACATATAGGACCGTCAAAACGTGACATGTGGGTAAATCATACACAGCAATCACTTAAAAGGCGTTTTCTGGATTCACCCTCATGTTTCAGAGTAACAATCAATGGCGTAAAGCAACTTGCTGTGATCGAGCATTACAAGAATGAATTTACCTACAAGAAAATACTGGCGCTTCCTGGCGAACATTTGGAGCATGGCGGCATCGTGGATTTTGCAGATAATAAATGGCTGATAACAGAGATGGATGCCAACAATGAGATTTACGAGCGTGGAGTCATGCGCCAATGCAACCATATCCTGCGCTGGATTGGGAAAGACGGTAGGTTACGAGAAAAATGGTGTGTTGTTGAGGATGGAACGAAGTATCTGATCGGCGAGAGGTCAGAGGACATCATGGCGATTGGCGATGGACGTATGGCCGTTACAATCGGCAAGGATAAAGAGACCGTAGAGCTATGCAGAGGGCTGCGCTTTTTGATTGACGACACGGACTCGGAGTTTGTGACTGCTTATCAGATTACGAAATCAAACAAGCTATTCAACTCATTCAATGGGAAGGGCGTGTTCCGTTTCATTCTGAACGAAGTGCAGCTTCAGGATGGCGATAATAAGGAACTGCGTATAGCGGATTATTCCAATTGGTATCCAAGTTCGCCGCTTCCAGGGGATCACGTTGATAGTTCGGCAACGATTGCCGAGATTGTTGCTTCTGCGAAAGAGAAGGACGCTGTACCGCCAGACGATGATAAGGAGGTATGGCTGTAATGGAACTTGAAGAATTTTTCGACTACAAGAATCGGCTCATGGAGGAATTATGCAAAAATGAGGACATCGTTAAGCTTGTGTCCGGGAAGGACGACGCAGATGTTCCCAACCACAAGCTGCCATATACGCAGATATTTCCCTATGAATACATTCCAGAAACGGAAAATAACAGCAGGACATTTATTTGCTTTGATGTCGATATTGTATCCGTGCCAAACAAAACATACTATACGCCCGTACTGTATGTATGGATATTCACCCACAAGAGCAGGATGCGTCTGCCGCAAGGCGGCGTTATCATCGACTCGATCGCTTCCCAAATTGACAAGATGCTAAACGGCAGCAGGTTTTATGGCCTTGGCGCTCTTGACCTTGATTCTGTGCGTAGATTTTCTCCAATTACAGATTATCTTGGCAGAGCGATGACGTATTACGCCAGAGACTTTAACCGGAACCCTGTCCAACGCCCCATCCCCGCAAACAGGAAGAAGGGGACATAATGGCTGGATTGCTGTACGCTAACGAATATGCGATTAACGACCATATATCAATTCAGATCCCAAAGGTTGGAGACATCCTTGATAATGAGGACAAATACTACGATATTGTCTGTTCAATAATAGCGACACCCTATGAGATGATGGTGCAACTGGACGACAACGGCATTGATTTTACGGCAATCAATGCTTTTGAATTGTTTTGTATTATGTTCAAGCATCTCAAGGAAATTGACACATCCATGGTATTTGGAGATTTGAATCTTTCTGACTTTCAGTACGCGAAAAATGAGGAGAATGAAAATCTTGTTTTATGGAACCCGAAAACAGACGTGGTGATAGACCGTGCTATCCATGACATGATTTGCACATTTCTTCGCAAGATGCTGTACATGCCAAAGAGCGACAAAGCCCCTGGCAATGAAGAAGCCAGAAAGTATATGATCGAGCGTGCCCGCATTAAACAGAAGCGGAAGAAAAAGAAAAAAAAGGATTCGCAGCTTGAGAAGCTGATCATCTCGCTTGTGAATACAGCAGAGTTTCCTTATAACTATGAGACCGTCCGCGATTTAACCATATATCAATTCTATGCGAGTCTGAAACAGATTTCGCAAAAGATCAGATTTGACAATACCATGATTGGTTGTTATGCGGGGACGGTCAAATTTGATGATCTTAGTCAGGAAGAAAAGACATGGATTCAAATCGAGTAGGTGAAGTAATTGAACATTTTAAACTATTTTCGTGCGAAAAGCCGTACTCAATCTGAAATTGAACGAGAAGAAGAACAGAAAAGATTATGTGATCCATGGGGCATCCTGACTCTCGATTCATTGATGATTGACGTACTGGATATTAGATATTTAGGAGGACTGTATAATATGATTAACGTAGCTGACATCTCTATCACCACCCTGGAAACGATCAAGGCTTATGACTTGGACGGTACTCCTCGGTTTATCCTGGACGAACTGCAGAATGCCCGCATTGCCAACACCCAGGAAAAGGAAGACATCACCGGTAAGGGCGGCCGGAAGCTGAATAGCCTGAAGAAGAACAAGGCCGTGACCGTGTCCGGCACCAATGGCCTGGTTTCTGGCGGCCTGCTGGAAGCCCAGACTGGCGGCACCTTTGAGAGCAAGACTTCTACCCCTGTTGCCTGGACCGACTATCTGACCATTGCCTCCAACAAGGCAACTACCGCGTATAAGGCCGTGGGTACTGCTGGCTCTGAAATTGAAGCCGTGTACATCAAGAGCACCGATGGCACCTTGGGCACTAAGCTGGAACAGGCCGCGACTGCTGCAGAAGGCAAGTTCGCCTATAATAACACCAGCAAGGAACTGACCTTCAACTCCGGCGACTATACTGATGGCACTGAAATCGTCGTGTTCTACACCCGCAACATCGCCGGTGCAGTGGTAGCCAATGAATCTGACAAGTATTCCGAAAAGCTGGCCTTGTATATTGACGCCTTTGGCGAAGATATGTGCGGCAAGACCTACCGGATTCAGTTCTACATCCCCAAGGCTGACTTCTCCGGCGACTTCGACATCGAAATGGGCGACAACCAGACCGTTCATGCCTTTGAGGCTGAATCTCTGGTGGGCGGCAACTGCAGCGCCATCGGTACTGCCGGTGCTCTGTGGACCTACACCATCTTCGACAGCGACGCTGCGGATGCTAATGCCTGATAATGCCTAACAGAATTAAACGGACATGCAAGGTGTGCGGTAAGGTATATGAAGCCTGCCGCACACCTAACCCTGATGGCAGATTCAGGTGGCAGGATGTGGCGTGCTGCAAAGAACACGGAGATCAGTATCTCGCCGCCATCCTGAAATCAAGAGAAACCAACTAACAAAATAGGGAGGGAGGAACTGTGATACTTATGTATGTTTTCTCTCTCCCTTTTTTCGTACTTAGGTAGTGATGCGATATAAACACTCTGAGATTATGTATTGATCTGTCTGTGCTGCAGCAATACAATGAATACTATTTTTCCATCCATAAGAAAGCGAAGAGGGAGCCTATCAAGCATCCATATCATGAATCAATCAACGAATGGATGATTATGAAAAGACCAATGATGAATGCCCTGAAGCAGCGATGGAAGGACTTTATTGTGTGGTTCGTTGACAGTCAAGGTTATACTAACCTGCGCATTAAAAAATGCGAAATGCAGTTTGATACATTTTATATGACTGATCGACGGCACGACGTTGATAACAGCGTGCCCAAATTTTTGATTGACGGGCTATGCCAGGGCGGATTTATTGTGGACGACGACAGTAAACATATTCTTTCGCTGACCCTTAAATGTCATGTAGACAGGCAGCGCCCAAGGACTGAAATTACAATTACGATATATGAGATGGAGGACAAGGAAAATGAAGACAAAGAAAATGACATTTAATATGCTGGCATCAAAGGTTCCGGCGGCAGAGACTGTAGAGCTGGCGATCAACGACGAAATGACGGTTGAGGTTAAGAAGCGGCTTGATATGAAGCATTCTTTGCAATTCGTGCAGGATATTGTTTCGACATGTTTCGATGAGGAAGAAGCGACATATATTCCGGAGATTTTTGACGTGGCTATTCGGATTGCGACCATGATGCATTATGCCGGGTTTGATGTGCCGAAGGACGCCGGAAAAGCTTTTGCGGTGGTATATGAGACTGATGTGTTTGACCGTGTGCTGGCTGTCGTTGATAAAAAGCAGTTTGAAGAATTGATTACCGGGGCAAAGAGGAAGATTGCCTTTAAGCGTGATTTGCTGGCAACTACCGCTGCTCAGAAGGCGATTGAATTGCTTACTCGGCTGGATGGGATTGTCGAAAAAATGGCAGAAGCCACAGAGAACGTAAATATCGGAGAACTGACTGATGCCATGAAGGATATTTCAGAAAAACTGAACAGCCAGATCGAAGGCAAAGAGATCGATGATGATAATATCGTCGTGATGCCTCGCAGGAAAGAAGATGGCGAATAATGCCGCCAGATTATGAGTCCTGGGATGGACTTGTTACGGCTGTAGAAGGCAGCATAAAGGATATACTTCTTGTGGACGTTGCTCCGGTTGCGGAGGACATTCTAAAAAAGCATATTGAAAGCGATATTTATGGCGCCTATGCCCCTAAGAACGGCGGATGGTTTGCCGGGAGGCATTATGAGAGCGCATACAGCAGACGACATGTATTAGAGAGCAGCCTTAAATCGACAATGGAGAACGCTACTTCGATGCTGGTAACGAGCAGTGCTCCTGCGAACCAATCGCTTGTTCCGGGTTACAGCTTTTCAAATAGATACGACGGCGGATTCTTGCAGATGCTGGAGAATGGCGATATGGGTATTTGGAGAAAAGGATTTCCGCGCCCGGCTGTATCAAACGCTCAAAAAGAAATAGACAGCAGCGCTAAAATACGCGCTGCGATTAAAAACGGAATAAAAAGGGTGATAAAAGGATGATTGAATAAAGCGAGGGCGAACCAGCGTTGGTTCGGCCCTTTTTGTTAGGGACGGTGAGACGATGGCATTTGGTGCTCAAATTAAGCTGTCCGTCGATAAGAGTAATAAATCAGAATTTCGCGGACAGATTCAACAAGCTGTTAATGCGGCTACATCAAATAACCCAATTAAGATAAAGAATGTAAAGATTGACCTGTCTGCGCAGCAAAAGACTCAGCTTGTCAATCAATTACGAGATGCAATGAAGGACAGCGATCTGACACTGAAGATCGCTCATATAGACGCAAGCGCCGCCGTAGATAAGCTCAGAAGAGAGCTTACTACGATGCTAAGCGGACTTTCAATAACCGGGCTCAAAGAATTTCTCGGCGATACCGCCTCGGCAAAAGCGCTTGGTGACGCTACAGAAAAAGCAGCGAAACAAACCGAGGCGTTGGCTAAAGCACATGAGAATGTGCGTCAGAACGCTGCCGCTGCTGCAGCCGCCACGAAGGAGCTCAACACTCTCCAAAGCTCTCTGGATAGCGCAAATAAAAAGCTGCTTGATATGGGAACAGGAGACAACGTAACAAAACTAAAAGAGAAATATCGCGAATTAACTGCGGCGATCCAGGACGCAAATACGAAGACGGGAGAAGCACAGGCGGAAGCTGTTCGTAATGCCTCTGCCGGTGTAAGCTCACTGAATCAGGAAATTGCCGCAATCAAGAAAGCAGAGCAAGCAGAGAAAGACAAAGCCGCCGCCGCTAAGAAGGCTGCACAGGAAGCGAAGAGAGCGGAGCAGGAAGAAATTGCCAACGAAAACAAGCGTGTTGAGGGATTACGAAAAATCGACTCATTATTGGATCAGATTAATAAAAAGATAAGTAGCAATCCAAAAACTAAATCTGCTTATGGTGACCAAATAGACGCGCTAATCAGTAAGCTCAGGACACTTCGGTCAGAGACAGAAAGCGGATTGTTTAACGCAGAGTCGTTTGCTGCGTTAAGAGGGGAGTACCAAAAAATACTCACAAACGCTGGCGAAACAGGAAATATCGGAAGAACTGCATGGAATATTCTTGCAGAAGGATGGGAAAAGTTTGGTACATGGACTGTTATTACGAGATCGATGACCATTGCTGTAAATACCATTAAGAAAATGGTGTCCGCTGTCAAAGAGGTAGACAAAGCGATGACCGAGCTTCGGAAGGTCACAGACCTTACCGCCAGTTCTTACGACAAGCTATATCAAAGAGTGGCAAATACATCAAGAGAGATTGGGGCTTCTGTTTCAGACATGATTAATGCTGTTGCGGATTTCGCTCGTCTTGGGTTTAGTGTCGCAGATTCTGAGCAACTTGCAAAAGCTGCCGTTGTATACAAAAATGTTGGAGACGGAATAGACGATATTTCACAGGCCACTGAATCCATTATTTCGACAATGAAAGCGTTTGGTATTGAAGCTTCAGATGCAATGCGAATTGTGGATGAATTTAACGAAGTCGGCAACAAATTTGCAATCAGCAGCACAGGTATTGGTGACGCCTTGCAACGCTCTGCGGCATCTCTTGCCGCCGCTGGAAACACTCTTGAACAATCTATTGGTTTGATTGTGGCGGCTAATAACGTTATCCAAAATCCCGAAACGGTTGGTACATCACTGAAAACCATTTCAATGTACTTGCGTGCCGCAAAAACCGAAGCAGAAGAGGCTGGTATCGAGACAGAAGGAATGGCAGAGTCAGTTTCCAAATTGCGCGAAGAGTTGCTTCTTCTCACAAATCAAAAGGTTGACATTCAGATTGACGAAAATACATTTAAATCTACTTATCAGATATTAAAAGAATTGGCCAATGTTTGGAGTGAGCTTTCCGATATTTCAAGGGCAAATATTATGGAAAAGCTTGGTGGTAAGCGAGGCGGTAACGTTGTCAGCGCATTGATAACAAACTTTTCTGATGCAGAAGCGGCGATGGGAAAAGCAATGGATTCTGTTGGCTCTGCTCTGGAAGAAAACGACAAGTGGCTTAACAGTATCGAGGGTAGGACAGAAAGGGTATCCGCCGCGTTCCAGAAAATGTCGAATGCTGTTCTCAGTAGTAATTTGGTCGGTGTATGGGTGAGCGTCCAAGAAGCATTGGCTGATGTGGTAACAGCGCTTAAAGACATAAACGTCTTATTTCCACTTCTGTTTGCTTCTATTACTGCCATACTACCTCTGGTAAAGACACTTGCACACAGAAAAACATTTACTGAAGGTCTTGCGGCAATTGGAATTTTTTCTAAAACAACTGCCGGAAAAATAATACTGGCACTTTCTGCGATAGCTGCTGCTATTGGTATTATTTCAAAAATTTCGGAACAATTCTCTTATGAATCTCGCGTAGATGCCGCAAATTCAAAAGTAAACGAATTAAAGCAGCAATATGAAGAAACTGAAGATGAGATAAAGAGTCTTAACACAGAGCTCGACGAAACGATCAATAGAATGAATGAGCTTTCGAGGAAAGAGTCATTAACGATCGTTGAAAAAGGCGAACTGGAAACATTAAAATCTACAAACGCAGAGCTTAGTGCAAGAATCAAGAACTTAAAAAGGCTTGCGCAAATACAAAATAGAGAGTTAGCGGAAGGTATAAAGAGCGCGTACGAAACTGAGTACAAGACTGTCGATAAAAAAATGCAGTCTGAGTACTATAAAATTTCAAAAATTGTTATGTCCGCAGAAGAGCGCTCTGCTATGACGAGTTCTGACCTGGCTGGCATCAAGGTTTATGGGCTTGTAGATCAAGAACATGTAATCGAACGAGCAATCGAGTGGTATTCCAGACAAACTGAACAGCTTGGACAGCTTAGTCATGAAATTGAAAGACTTGAGCAAGAAAGCGACGACTCGTTCAAGAAAAGACTTCAGGAAGAGCAAGAGCGAGTATCGGAATTAGAAAAAGATTATCGTGCTGTTGAGGAATATTTATCTGAACAGTTAGAGTATTATCAAAGCAAAATGGAAGAGTACGCTAAGTATTCAGATGAAGACGAAACGTACAGAATGCTGAAAGCTCAAGCAAATGCTATTTCGAGAGCTTTGGATCCTGATTTGTACAAGGAAGAAAGCTATAACAAAATAATCAATAGCGATGAGTTTGTTAAGGATGTTGAGAAGATCAGGGCTGTGCAACAGGAAGGCAATGAAGTAACCGCAGAAACAATCGCCAAGTATGAAGATCTTTCGGTTGCCTTGCAAGAAGCCGGTTTTTCGCTCGAAGAAGCAGCAGAACAATTCAATGCGACAGCGACTGGCGCAAAGACAGCGGCTGAGGCGATTAGCACCTATACAAAGATCGCTGAGAATATTGGAAAAATTTCAACAGCATCAGAAAGTGTAAACAAAATATTTGGCGATCAGGGCTATGGGTCTTCGCTAACAATAGACCAGTATAACAAGCTGATCGAAGCCGATAAGGATTTTGCTAAATGTATTGAGAATACAAATGGCTATATGCAGTTGAATATCCAGGCGGCAAGAGAGCTTGTAGCCGAAAAGACTGCCTTAGAACAGGCCAATATTGCAGCAGCAAAATCCCAAAAGGTTGAAGAATACAAGAAAAACACAGATGCAATTGCGGCACAGCAGCTCGCACTGACGATGCTCAAGAACAGATACGATGAGACGAGCGACGAATACAGCGAGTATAGCCAGCAAATTCAGAATACAATTCTCTCGCTAAGCAAATCCAATGTGCAGATTCTCGAAGAGATTCAGGGCTACGAGCGACTGGCAAGCGAATTGGATTACGCGACATCTGCCTATAAGCGCTGGATTGATGCGCAAAACAGCCCGGAAGCCGGAGATGACTACGATAATTTAAGGACGGCAGTTTCTCAGCTGAAGGCCGGTCTTGAAAATGGTAAAATTGGGACAAATGTTTTTAAATCAGCAGCAGAGTTACTGATTCCTGATTGGAACGAAGGAGATACCGCGGCGGTTAAAAACTATATGGACAAGCTTGAGCGGTATTTCACAGAGGATGCACAGGGACTCCAGAACTTTATTGATGATATGTTCAAGAACGGGATCCTTGACGATGGTGGCGATAGCTACCTGTTCAAAGCCGGAACAACGATTGAGCAGATTGCTGATAAAATGGGACTGACAGTTGACGCAGCGCGTTATATGGTGCAGGCGCTTCAAGATTATGGATGGGATGTAAGTGTAATCAATGATAAGTACAATACGGCCGATCTAATCGCCCAGTATGAAGCTGCAACTGCAACCGTAGAAGAAGCAAAGGCCGCACTGGATCAATTAGTTGATAGTGGCGCAAGCGAAGAAAGCGTTGCTGAGCAAACGCAGAAGCTGGCAGAAGCAGAACAAAAAGCTGCGGAAGCAAAGGCGGCCTTAAACGAAGCAACGGGAGAGGCACCAAAGACAGAGGTAGATCTGTTAAGGGAGCAGTTAGAGCAGATAAAAGAAGCGTATGAGACACTGAGCGATTTGAAGATTGGTGGAACGGTTGACGAAGAGTTTAATACATATATCAACAATATTCAATCCACGATCGATCTGCTCGATAGCATTGACGGCGCGTTTACAATCGACATTACGCCTGGCGAAGGTGTAGAGGATACAATCTCTACACTTGAAAAAGTAAGAGAAAATGTACAGGCGATTGCCGATAAATCAGAGATCAACGTGGATGTTACTGAAACAATCTCTGACGACGTGATTGGGAAAATCGCTAAGGTAAAAGAGGGCGTTGAAGCCGTTGCTGAGATGGCGCAAACTAATCCAAGCCTAACGATTACAACAGACAATGATTTGAATAATGCAGCAGAAAACGCGCAGATCATTAAAGAAGCTATTGATGCTCTTGAAGAGCTTGGCAAAACAGACGTTGCGCCGCACACAATCACGATAAACATGGCAGGCGATTTCTACGATAAGCTGCAAGAAATTCAAAATGTCATGGAACAATACAACAACGGCTCGACAACCTTTGGTTCTGGAGAGAGCACATTCGGTACGAACGACAGGCCGAAGACGGCAACGAACGCTGAAAGGGATGCGCTTGAAGGTGCGGAAAAGGTTGCGACAGGTTACAGCAATATTCTTAAATATATGCTTGCGAATTTTGTATCGTCGTTTAATAAAGATTTGGCGGCTGAAATGCAGGATGTAGAGAAAACAGCCAAGGGAACATCTGATAAAGTATTTGCAGAAGTAAAAGAAGGCGCAGACGGAACTGTTGAAATCGTGTCCAAGGAGACGGGAGAGGTAATTCAGAAGTTTTCAGGAGAATCAGGGAAGCTGATTGAAGAGAGCACAGAAGAAGGTCTTGCCGCTGGATTCGCAAATGCTCAGGTTGATAGCAATAATTGGGTTAGCCCACCGATCGACATCGAGGTTCAGGCCGATACGGAGAAAGCAGAAGAAGCGATTGACTCATTGGGCGAAAAGGCGCAAGCCGCGACCAAAAAGTATTATGAATATGATACTGGACTTGATGCTATCAGGGCGTTTGAGGCCGAATTAAAGGCGACGAATGGGAACATTGACCAAACGCTTGCGAACCTTGGAACGACATGGCAGACTGTTTTGCAGGATTATGTTGCGCTTCAAGACGAACTCGACGGCATTGAGATTAATCCTGACATAAACGAAGAAGAGTTCAAGACAAAGATCAGCGAATTATATGGTTATACCCAGGAAAGCCAGCCCGATCTCGAAATTGGAGCAAACACTTCGGGCGCTATAAATAGCGCTAACAAAGCAATTAATACCATTAACGGTAAGTCTGCTACATTCAAGGTTTACGGAAAGTACGCCGGTACTACAGGTCTCCCAACTTTGTTTGGGCTTACGCGGTTTGCGACCGGCGTAAAGGATTCCGAAGAGCAGGATGCTATGGTCGGTGACGGCGGCCCGGAAACATGGATTCATGACGGACAGTACAGAACGGTGGGTCTCAATGGCCCTGAAATCGTGCATCTTGAAAAAGGCGATACCATCTTAACGAATAAACAGACAAAGAAGCTTTTCGGAAGAATTGGCAAATTCTCCGGTAACGCATATGCGAGTGGGCTCAACAACTACCTGACTCTTGCTAATATTGGCGGCGCAAAGAAGTCAACATCGGGTTCGGCTTCATCCAATGGCTTTGCGTCACTAATAACCACTGTTATCGGCGCGGTTAAAGATACCACAGAGACAGTTTTGGGAAACATAAAAAATGCTGTGCGGAACGGTGATCTTAAGACGACTGGTGGCGGCGAAAAAAATATTTATGGTGACAAGACAGGTAATAAAAATAATAATAACGGTCCAGGTGGCGCTGATCCAAAAAAGATCAAAGAAGAATATGAAGAGATCATCAAGCAGCTTGAACATTTGATTGAGCACCAGGAGTTTTTGTACAAGATAGCTGACCGTGGACTTGATTTCCCTGGTATGGAGGCATCCCTGCAGGAGCAGGCGAGACTTTACCGGGAGATTATGGAGAGCGCCTATGAAGCCGTAGATAAGATGAAGGCGCAGGGCATGACTGATACGGACGAGGAGCTTCAGGATATGGAGCGTGCCGCTTGGTCTGCTTACGAAAGCATGTATGACGCCTTTGATAAAATACGTGCTTTATATACGGATTCGCTTCACGAGAAAATTGATGACATCCAGACGGGATACAATAACTTAAAGAACGTAATGGATGAAATCAAGGATAACGGCGGTATTTCCGTGGATACGTTCCAGGCACTCGCCGAGCACGGATTGCAGTACCTGAGTTTTCTTCAGGACGCAAACGGGCAATATAAAATCAATACGGATGCCGTTAAGAATATGGTGGCTGCCGAGAAGGAACAGCTTGCTATTGAGACGGCTCTTTCTTATATAAGCAGTATCCGGGAAGCTCTTCAGGACGGTCAAGAGAATCGTATTGACGCATTGGTGGATGCTACCCAGCAAATCAGCGACAACAGTTGGAGTGCTGTATACGCGCAGGCTGCATTGCTGAAGGACATGGGACTGACGGGCGACCAGTACGACCAGGTGATTTTCAACATCAACGCGCTGAAGGACCTGTCTGGACAGGTGATTACAGATTTGTCCACAGGAGCCATAGAAGCGGAGAAGACCGTTAAAGAAGTTTTCCAGGAAACAAAGAATGAGCTGGATCACTTAATTGAGCATCAAGAACAGCTTTACGCAGAAGCTGAACGCGGGCTTGATTTTGGCGGGATGGAAGCATCGCTGCGCGAACAGGCACGCATTTATAAGCAGATCATGGACGAAGCCTATGCCGCTGTGGAAGAGATGAAACGGCAGGGCATGACAGATACCGATGAAGATCTGCAGGAGATGGAGCGTGCGGCCTGGGCTGCCTATGCAAGCATGAACGACGCATTCGACCAGATGCGTGCGCTGTATACCGAAGCTCTGCACGAAAAGCTCGATAACATTCAAAAGGGATATGAAGACCTGAAGAATGTAATGGACGAGATGGCAGAGCAGGGCGGCATTACGGTTGACACCTTCCAGGAGCTTGCTGAACACGGCTTGCAGTATATGAGCTTCCTGCGGAACGCAGATGGGCAGTATGAGATCAATACGGAACGGATACAGGCTCTTGTGGCCGCAGAGAAGGAACAGCTTGCTGTGGAAACAGCGCTCTCCTATGTGAACAGTATTCAGGAGGCGTTAAGCGAAGGCCAGCTTAATCGCGTGAACGCGCTGGTTGACGCGACGCAACAAATTGGCGACAATACATGGAACGCTGTGTACGCGCAGGCGGCAATGCTCAAGAGCATGGGGCTTACGCAGGAACAGTACGAGCAGGTAATCTTCAATATACAGACCATGCAGAATTTGGCTGGTCAGGTTATCACAGATATCGCAGACGACGGCGTTGAAAGAATCAAGAAACAATATGACGACCTGAATAGCGGGCTTGAGCACCTGATTGAACACCAGCAATTCCTCTATACGACAGCAGAGCGCGGAATTGACTACGACGGCATGGCTAACTCTTTGCACGAGCAGGCAAGACTGTATAAGCAAATCATGGAGAACGCATACGAGGCCGTTGAAGAAATGAAACGGCAGGGTATGACGGATCTTGATGCTGATTTGCAGGAGATGGAAAGAAAAGCTTGGTCTGCTTACAGCAGCATGTACGACGCATTCGATAAACTTCGTGAGCTGCAAACAGACGCGCTGCATGACAAGATAGACGGTATTCAGGGCGCATACCGCAATCTGAAGGATGCCATGGATGAGCTTTCAGAAACCGGCGGCATATCTCTGGATACTTTCCAGGCGCTTACGAGAAACGGACTTCAATACATGAGTTTTCTGGATAATGTAAACGGTCAGTATGTAATCAATACAGAAACCATTCAGAAAATGATTGAGGTCGAGAAGGAACAGCTTGCTATTGAGACGGCTCTTTCCTATCTTAGCAGTCTGCATGAAGCGCTTGAAAACGGTGAAGAAAACAAAATCGATATGCTGGTGAATGCAAGCCAGCAAATCAGCGACAACACGTGGAGCGCTGTATACGCACAAGCCGCTTTGCTCAGAACGATGGGACTTACCGATGCGCAGTACGATCAGGTGATATACAACATCGAGGCGATGCGCAGCCTCGCGAGCCAGGTTGTTACTGATATTTCTGATAAAGTTGAAGAAAACTATGACGATCAGCAGGCAGCCCTTGACAAAATACTGGATTATACAAAGGAACTTGTGAAATCAGAGGTACAGGGGCGCATTAAAGCGATTGAAAAAGAAATAAAAGCCTATCAGAAAATTATCGATAAGAAAAAAGAATCACTTCAGCTTTCAAAAGATCAGGACAAATACGACAGGGATGTAGCTGACAAGGTGACAAAAATTGCAAAACTACAATCCCAGATTGATCTGCTTGCGCTCGATGATAGTAGGAGTGCCCAGGCAGAACGAACAAAACTGATTGAGGAACTTGCAGAATTACAGGGCGATCTAACGGACTATCAGGCGGAGCACGCATATCAGGCGCAGGTAGATACGCTTGATAAAATGTCCGAAGCCTATGCGGAAGAACGGCAAAAGGAAATTGATATTCTCGAAAACAGCATCAGTTCTGCAGAGAAAATCTATCAGCTTGCGATCGAGAAGATCAGGACGAGCTGGAAAACGCTGTATTCTGAACTGATCGAATGGAATACCGAACAGGGTAACGTGATTAACCAAGAAATAACCGAGAACTGGAATTTGGCAGCGGAAGCTGTGCAGAGATATGGCAGTTATTTGCGTGCCTTACAGGATCTTGGCGGATACGATGTTGGCGGTACTCTGGCCGTTGTCCCCAAATACCATACAGGCGGAATCGTTGGAGAAGCAGGAAGCATTAACGACGATGAGGCGATGGCAGTTTTGAAAAAGGGCGAGATCGTACTTGACGATACAAAGAAAAAAGGATTATACAAAATTATTGATTTCCAGAAAGTCCTTTCAGAAAAGCTTGCTACGGTTATCGGAAATATTTCGCTTGCGGGGAACGGTATTATGCAGAGCATGGGTATTGGAGCGAGCGGTATAGAAAGAAACATCGGCAACACGCAAAACATGGTATACAGCCCGACGATTAACGTAGCGATCAGTCATAACGGAAGTATGAGCGACGGAGACGCGAGAAGGTACGGGAAAGACGTTGCTGATACAGCGCTTGATAGAATGTACAGCGCGTTTGAACGCAGGGGGATCGGTGGAATATTTGGTACAAGGCTCAAGCAGGTATAAAACACGGGGCTGCCTCATACGAGGCAGCCCCTTTATGAAATGAGGTGAACGGCGGAAGATGGTCGTTGATTTTGTGAATATGAATTTGAGTGAGCGGCCAACACTGATATTAAAAACGGCCGGTGGAACGCCTCTTGGTGTACTTGGATTTGCAAAAAATGTTACTTTTGATTTGAAGTATAACGAAGTTTCTACAATAGAGTTTGAGGTTCCAGCATATGCGGACGGTATAGAAGTACCATTTTATGAAGAATTGGTAGGTATGCGGATTATTGAGGTTGTTGGTATCGGGCAATTCACGCTTGTACACCCGAAGGAAACAGGCGACGGCGTAACACGCATGAAGATATGCGAGGCTAATTCGTTGGAATACGAATTTGCAAATAAGAGAATAACGATTCCAAACGGAACATACAGATTCTATTTCGGAGGACAGAACGAAGACACAATTCTCGGTATGATCCTCGAACTGATGCCAAGCTGGAGTGTTGGCGTGGTTTCGGAAGAATTGTACAACAAATACCGCACATTTGATGAAACAAATGAAAATGTATACAACTTCATGAAAGGGTCTGTCCAGGAGAGCTTTAACTGTATTTTCGACTTTGATACGATAAATAGAACGATCAACGTCAGAAGCGCGAGCGAAACGCCGGATAGCAAACCAGTGTTTCTTTCAACCGAAAATCTCGCGAAAGAGATAGAAGTAGAAGAAAACACGGAAGACGTGGTTACACGGTTGGATGTAAACGGTGCCGAGGGCGTTGATATACGAGACGTAAATCCGGCTGGCACAAATAAAATTATCATGCTGGATTATTACATGACAACAGATAATTTCAGTCAGGCGTTGATTGACAAATACTACGCATGGAAAACGCTGTGTGAAAGCAAGAGAAGTACCTATTACAACCTGTCCATACGATATACGCTCACTTTGATGCAGCGGACAGCGGAAGAAGCGAAGCTGAACGACCTGAAAAACGAACTGATAAACCTTGAAAACGTACTGAGTGTGGCCTTTCAAGCCGTCGCACAGGGGATTGAAACGCAGGCCGCTATCACTCAGGCGAAAAGCAACATTGCTGCGAAGGAACTGGAAATTACTGCGGAGAATGCGACGATCAGTGGCATCAATACGCAGCTTAGCGCGTTGATCGGCCAAATACAGAGTATTCAAAATGAATGCAGATTCGATAGTTACTTTACGCAAGCGGAACTCATTCAGCTGGACAGATATATCAAAGACGGAGAAGTATCAGAAAGCAGCTTTGTGGCAACCACAGCATCGACCTACGGCAAAGAAGGAAACGGCGGAGAACTGACGAGCGTGAGTTTCAGCGTAAGTGGATCGACCATAGAAAAAACGACGGAAACATACTCAACGCTATATGACATCAGAGACGGTACGATTACGGTCGGAGGCGTGTGCGCGACAATCATTTCCGGCGTAGTGGAGAAAAAGGCGTCTAATGGATTCACCGCCACCGCTTATCTACATAAAGGAACATATAACGAAGAGAATATTCCTGGAGGCTGCGTATCTATATCAGGCACATATAGTTCCTTCACAGACAATGCAGGAAACGGAGCAATTAACGCGACGGTGACAGGCTATATGTACTTTACATACGATGCGAGCGAGTACGAGCAAAGAAGCATCGCGTGGGAACTGTACGACTATGGCTTAACGGTGCTTAGCCGTATGGCTCAACCGAGCTACACGTTCAGTATCACATGTGCGAACTTCCTGGCGATGAGCGATTTTGAGGCGTTCAAGAATCATATCACGCTTGGAGAAAGAGCGTATGTTTCACTAAAAGAGGGACGGGTGATTGAACCCATCTGCATAGGCGTTCATTTCTCATACGGTGATCTTAAAACAATGGAAATAACATTCAGCGATACGTTTACTGCAACAGACAGCGCTTTCAGACTGGTAGACTTGCTGGACAAGAGCGTGTCTATGGGCAAGAATTTATCCATGAGCAGATATGTTTATTCAGCGTTTTTAGACACAGGAGCCAGCAACAGCATACAGGAATTCATGAAGTCCAACCTGGATACCGCAAAAAACGCCATCCTATCTTCCAACGGGCAAGCTATCAGTTGGGACGGAGCTGGGCTGCGGCTCAGAAAATTCGCGAACCCCGCACAAACTGCTTTTGATAATGAGCAAATATGGATCAACAACAACTCCATCATGATGACGAGCGACGGATGGGGAACGGCCAAAATGGCAATTGGCAAATTCCACGATGATAAGCTTGGCGATGTATGGGGCGTGATCGCACCGATGCTGGTTGGCACAGTGCTTGCCGGAAACAACCTGAGAATTGAAAGCTCCAAAACAAGCGAAAACATCGCAGGCACAGAAATTTCCGTGTTTACTGTGGACGCAAACGGATGCAAACTATTCAATTCCGACCTGGAAGTGGCAAAGACGGTAAGCGGGATTACCACTCATGTCATCCTGAGTCCTGTGGACGGCATCGTGATCGGGAAATCAACGGTGGATTATGTAGACCCTACGACCGGCTCGACTGTACACGGTGACAAACTGTATACGATAGACAACAATGGAAACCGCGTGATAGACTACAGCGATACGACGAAAGTTGCAAAGTTTTGGGCGGATGCTAACGGGAACCTACATTTGCGAGGGACGCTACATGGCGTTGATGGCGTGTTTTCAGGGGAGCTGAGCGCCGTTACAGGAAAAATCGGCGGCTGGACGCTGGCATCTAAAAAATTGTATTCAGGGAGCGGATCATCCTATGTTGCGCTGGACGCAGATACAGACGACACATATGCCATTTGGGCAGGACATGGTACTGCTTCAAGCGCACCATTCAGAGTAAAACGAAATGGGGAACTATATGCGTCAAGCGGAACGTTTGGAGGAAGTTTGAACGCAGCGACAGGAACGTTTGCTGGGAACCTTAGTGCTGCAACGGGGACATTCGCTGGCAGGCTTGTAGCTGCAACTGGCACTTTTGCTGGAAGCTTGAGCGCGGCGACAGGAACATTTTCTGGTAGCCTTAGTGCTGCAACGGGGACATTCGCCGGGAGCCTCAGCGCGGCAACTGGCACTTTTGCTGGAAGCTTGAGCGCCGCTACAGGCAGTTTCTCTGGCACGGTAACGGCTACAGCAGGCAATATTGGAGGATGGACAATCGCAGACAGCATGATTTTTTCTTCAAAATCTGCAGATACATCTTCTCAGGACGAAGTAAGCAGTTCATATGTCGCGCTAAATGCAAAACCAACAGACACATACGCGATATGGGCCGGGAGCACAACAGCATCAAGTGCGCCATTTAGTGTAAGCAGAGCTGGTATGCTGAATGCTACGGGGGCAACCATTTCGGGAACAATAACAGCCTCATCGGGTAGGATTGGTGGATTTAAAATTTCAAGTAACTATATAGGTGACGAAGACGACGGCATGTATATGCGAAAAACAGTGACAATCGGTGGAAATACGCTTTATGGTGGTATAGTTATATTCCCACAGACCGGTACTACAACTGCGTTTTCGGCATATAGAAACGGTCAAGTCTTTGCTAATATGCTAAAAGCGAGAACATTATCTATATATAGCAGCAGTTACGGAGACTATGTTGATGTATCGTCCATTACAAACGGTTGGATTACGAGTGCATCCGTAATCAGCGGCACGCTGTATTTGTATAAATCCGGAGGCGGTTACGTTTCTTATGCAGGATCCGGCGGATCCTCCCCAAGTAGTTATATCCAGAGCGCAAGCGTAAGCAGCAACGGTAAAACGCTGACGCTAACGCCAAATACAGGATCTAACATTTATTTTTACAAAGGATTATCGTTTGGAACTACACCAGAATCTACTGTTGAAGGCGAACTTAACTATTGTACATATAGCGCTACGTATAATCGGTTGACATTGTATTTTGGTACAAACAACATTACTATACAGGGATAAAATCGGAGGACGAAATGAAACAGGGAAGAATTATTAGTGCGTATAACGCGCTGTCAAGACTATATATGCAGCAGCTCCCCATTAAAGATGCATACAATATTTTTGGATTAAAAAAGCAGCTGAATGGGCAGTACGAATTTGAGGTAGAAAGAGAAAAACATTTTCTTAAACAATTTAACGGCTATTTTGATGAGAAAGGCGAAGTCAGATTCAAAAAAGAAGAAGATGCAAAGCGTTTTAACAACGCGGTTATGGAGCTTTCAGAAATGGAAATTGAAATTCAAATAGAGCCCGTCACAATGAAAATGGACGCACTCGCAGATTTGAGGATTGCGCCTGGTGACATCGAAAGTCTTGATGGTATCGTTATATTTGAATAAACAGAGGTGATAGAAGTATGGCTTTTTTCGGCAAATCATTCATGTTTAATTCCGTGCCGTGCGAGACATACGATCTAATGATGTACAACATAGGGTCTACGAAGCAGGGCGACGGGCAATTTGCAAGCATCCCCACGATCGAGGAAGAGGCGGTGGGGAAGAAATGGAAGCCCTACTTCTATGGCGTGAGGTTTGAAAACAAGCTGGAGCTTGATATGGTGTTCGGGGTGAACCAACGGCGGCTCGACGAGGGAAAGTATCTTGACAGATACGAGCTTGACGAGATCGCCAGTTGGCTGACCGGACATGAGGAATACCTATGGCTGGACGTGGAGCAGGAGGACATGCTGCATGTGAGATACAAGGTGATATGCCAGAAGCTGGACATTGTGGATTATGAAATGATTCCAATGGCGCTGAAGGCAAGCTTTGTGTGTGACAGCCCATACGGGTATTTGGCAGAGGAAATATACACCTACACGATCAGCGGAACGAGGAACATCAGCTTTTTCAATAAGAGCTGCATTAACGGCTACTTCATGCCGGAGCTGGAGATTACCCAAACCGGAGGAACATTCAGCATTACGAATGCGACGGACGGGAACAGGGTGTTTTCCTTGACCAGTTACCCATCGTCAGTGAGCAGTATTCAGGTTGACAACGAGCATGGGATTATAACGAACAACCAGGATTTGAACCTGTATCCATACTTCAACTACAAATTCTTCCGATTGAAGCGGGGATACAATCAGCTGACAGTACGCGGGAATGGAACGCTGAAAATACGGTGTACATTCCCGGTGAATACAGGAGGATAAGCGATGAGCAAAATTGACGTACAAATGACAATTCTTCCTGATATTGAGATGTACGGCGGGGATACTACGCCGTGGTATATACAACTGATGCATGGCAGTGGCATCGGTTTTACCTATTCAGAGGCAGCCGGGTATAGCAGCAGGCTTACGATCACACCATTCGCTTATTTGGCAAGCGGATATGCGGTTCAAAAAACGGGAACAATTTCTTCCTATAACGGGAACGGGGCCGCAGCGGTGTTCAGCTTTACGGAGAACGACACAAAGGCGCTTTTCGGGAAATTCATATACCAGGTTGAATTTATCAATGGATCAAACAAACGAATTGGGCAAGGCACCCTTTTTATCCGAAAGAACATAGCCTGATAAAAAGATGAAAATTCAATTCATATTCCGGGACGCTGACAGGAAGATTGCCATGCCGATGACGCTGAAAGATTATATTCTGATTCAGATGTACGTGGCATCCGCTTCCATTGGCACGATGGACACATACACACTGGGCTATTTCGATCCATTTACTTTGAGTAACATCATAACGGATTAACACTGCTGAGGCGGCTATGAGCCGCTTTTTTGATACTCAAAAACGAGGAGGGTGTGCAACTATGGCTTCTACTACAACCAATCTTGGCCTGCCGCTGACTGGCACTTCCAGCGGCGACACCGGTATGCTGTTTTCCGCCTGGCGTCAACTGATTAACGGCGAAGGATCCAGCTCCGGCTTCAACATGATCGACGCCGCCATTGGCGCGTTGCAGGAATCCATGGCGCAGTTCAAGTTTTCTATTAACGAAACGGATGGCGGCCTGGATATCACCATCAAAGACTAATTCAAGGAGGAGTTTTTATTATGTCAGAAACCACTTATAATATCCCGCGCGATACCACTCTGCAGGAGCTGGTAGAAATCCAGAAGGCAAACAACAAGGCGCTGAACACCATTGCCGTGGCGCAGGCGGCCGGTATGGGCGCTAACACCACTTGGGCTGGAGTGGCTCAGCTGGTGCGGCAGGGCATGGGCCCCAACGCTTACCCCGTTGGCTCTCAGCTCACCGCCACCCACAGCAAGTATACCAACATCGTGTGGGACGTGGTGCATCACGACACCGCCAACAAGAAAATGTATCTGCTGAGCCACTACGCCATCGAATACGGCAAGATGTTTGACAACACCGAGGCGCTGTATTACTGCGAAACCGCGCTGCCCGCTGGCACCTACCACTTCACCATTCCAGACTATGACGCTACCTATGGCGGCAATAAAACTTATCAGTTCACCACCACCCAGCAAGTGCCCGCCAAGGGACAGGTCGTGCTGACTTGGAGCTATAATCAGCAGGTTACTGCTGGCAACATCAAGACCTATGCGTCTGCCGACAGCACCACCGCGCTTGACACCTGCACGCTGACCGAAGGCACGGACGGCACCGACCTGGGTACTGCCGACGGCAACAGCACCAACATGAACCACATTCATCGTGCCCGCTACGGAAGCAACAACTGGAAGGAAAGCAACATTCGCGCTTGGCTGAACAGCGATCTGGCCACCATGACCTTCACCGCTCAGACCAAGTATGACCGCCCTGCCAGCTACAGCACCGGCGCTGGCTTCATGAACGGCTTTGGCGCTGATTTCCTGGCCGTGGTCGCCCAAAACGAAAACGCCTGCAAGACCAACACTGTGTTTGACCTGAATGGTACGACCCAGGCTTACACTACCAAGGACTACTTCTGGCTGCCCTCTGTGAATGAAGTTGGGTTCTCTACCGAGAGCGGCATTGCGGAAGGAACCAAGTTTGACTTCTACAACGGAGCGACCAACGCGGACCGCATTAAGCGCGATACCGCCGGAACCGCCCGTTACTGGTGGTTGCGGAGTCCGTACCCGTCGAACGCGTACTACGTCCGTAGCGTCGGTACAGACGGCAGCTTGTACTACTATCGTGCGAACCTCACGAGCTACGCGGTGGCCCCAGCTTGTGTAATCGGCTAATCCAGGGGTAAAAGAAAACAAGTAAGAAAGGAAGCCGTCCTGCCGCGCAGATTGCGCGGAGGGCGGCGATTATAAAATATGAGTGTTATTAAAGCAAAGAGATCCGAAAGTAAGCTTCAAGTAATCGTGAAAGCAATTGAGCTTTGCGAGTATACGATAAGAATTTGCAAGAATGAAAAGGTATTTCCCAAGAGCGACAGATGGCTGATCACATCCAGAATTACGGGTATGGCGGAAGAAATCATGGTTCACACCCGGCAGGCCAACGACATCCGCGTGGAATCCATGGAGGATTACATGGCGCGACATAACCTGCAGGTGGCGGCGCACGGATGTTGTGAGGCGCTGCTTTCGCTGATTGAAATCAGCTACAAGGTAATCGGGCTCGATGGAAGCCGGGTGGAGTATTGGACGGGATTGATTGTTTCGCTGGAAGAACTGATTCAGAGATGGATGAGGAGCGACAGGGACAGATTCCCGGAATACGCCAAGTGCGAAAATGACACAAAGAGACTTACTGAACGCTTGTGCCTGCTCGAAGACGCAGTCGCAGCGTACATGGAGAGCGACAGAGAATTTAAGAATGAATTGCTGGCACTGATGAAAGTGAAAATGCTTGATTCTACAAATGCCCCAGACAGCATTTCTGCTTAAAGAAGGCTGTCGGCTTTAGACCATCATGTAAGGCTTAACGAGTTAAATGCTGTTTAGTTACACCGCCCGTAACTGGTGGTTGCGGAGTCCGAACCCGTCGAACGCGAACAACGTCCGTAACGTCAATACAGACGGCAGCTTGAACAACAATAATGCGAACAACACGAACAACGCGGTGGCCCCAGATTGTGTGAATTGCCAGATTAAAGTAGGACGGTTTACCGACCGAAATCAGTGCGCACGCACAAGGAGCGTTTAACTCGCCTCTGCGTCTCCGATCTCTTGGATGCGAGAGGGAATAAGAGCCGGTGACGTGATGATCTTATTTCACATAAGATCGTATTACTATATGCGCCGGAGGATCAATGGGAGAACAATACAATTACGCAATCTCCTTTGATGAACTGTATAAGGGCTTGCAAAAGAGCAAGCGCAACGTGATCTGGAAAGATTCCGTAGCGGGATACAGCATCAACGGATTAAAGAACACATACATGCTCAGGCAATCTTTGGTTAAGAAAACCTACCATCTTTCAAAGTATCAGCGATTTACAATTGTGGAACCGAAGGTGCGCGAGATTATCGCCACGAGGATACGGGACAGGCAATTTCAAAGGAGCCTGTGCGACAATATCTTGTACCCGGAAGTAGTCAGGCATTTCATTCGCGACAACTGCGCCTGCCAGAAGGGACGCGGTGTGGACGACGCCATGAACCGGTTGGACGCACACCTTCATAAATATTTCAGGATCCACAAATGCAATGAGGGCTGGACGCTGCAATGCGACATCAGCAAATATTTTCCAAGTACGTCGTATCTGGTCGCCCAGGACGCGCTGGCGAAAGTAATCGGAGATAAAGAGGCGGTCATGCGTGCCTGCGAAATTATTGAAAGCTTTTGCTGCGCTGAGATAGAGAGATATATGCTCGAAAGGCATATTGAACAGAACCTGGCGGAAGGCGCTGCCTACAAGCTATCCATGTTGAGGGTAGAAATATTAAAGGCAAGACTGATGGATCCTGGCAGGCTGGAAGAGGTAAAAGCAGAAGCATACAGAAAAATGTGGGAAACAATCAAAGCACTCCCTTTCCGCAAGAGCGTGGAAAAGGAGGCTCTTTTTGATTGGGTAAAAACAAACCAATTTCGCGGTATCGGCCTTGGAAGCCAGGTATCGCAGATTACCGAGCTGAATGTGCTGAACGGCCTTGACCATTTTGTAAAAGAAAAGCTACGGGTGAAACACTATATCCGGTATATGGACGATTTCGTGTTGATCCACCAGGACAAAGACTTCCTACGAAAATGCAAGCGGGAGATAGAGGAATACGTTGGTCGGCTTGGACTGACGTTGAACAAGAAAACGTGTATCTATCCCATAAAGCAAGGAATCAAGTTTTTGAAGTGGCGGTTTATTTTGACGGATACCGGCAAGGTGATTCGCAGGAAGAACAAAAAGAAGGTCAACGACCAGAAAAGAAAACTGAGGAAATTCAAAGACAGACTGGAACATGGCCTGATGACCATGGAGCAAATATCGGACAGCTTTCAATCCTGGAGAGCCGATACATTACGCGGTAATACGCGCAAGGTGATCCTGGACATGGAGGACTACTATCGAAAACTATTTGGAGAGGAGCCACCAATATGCAAGAAAACGTTAAAGTGACTGATATGGAACTGCGGCTGGCCCGCGCTATTGCCCGCGCCGACGCTGCTACCGACCGGCTGAACAAGATCTGCGACCTGCTGGAAATTCGCGTGCTGGATCATGACGAAGAAGAGCAGCAGGAAGAACAGGTTGTCTGTGAACGCATGGCCGTTGCCGAAGACGCCATTTTGGAACTGGCCGAAGCTATCGGCGAAATGATGTAATCTCATTGGAAGACAAATTGGAGAGGTGAACAGAATGGTTAATTTCTATGTGAATATGATTCTGAATGGTCGGCTGACTCTGGACCGCGTGCCCGCTAAGTGGTACGAGGCTGTGCGGGAAGCACTGGAAGCAATTTATGCCGAACAGCAAGCCGAGGAAGAAGTGCAGCCTGAAGAAGAACCCGCCGTGGAAGAGGCGGATGCGGAGCCAGAAGCCGAACACGATGAAGAGCCAGGAGAACCTGACGAGCAGGAAGAAGAACCCGCCGCCGAGCCCGTGGACGAATATGACGTAGGCCACGACGACATCCTGGACGACGAGGAAGAAGAATAAGTAAAAAGCAAAGGGTGCGTCCCAAAAAGACGCACCCTTATATATGATCGGTGGTGAAAGACTATGGCAAAAGAGTACAAGGTAACACTGCTGAAAATCGGTAATTCCTATGTAAATCCCGACAGAAAAGATTTTTTGCTTGAGACAGGAACGGACGAAGAAATTAATGAGCAGATTGCTGGACTGCCGACAACCACAAAGGAAGGCACATTGCCAGGGATGCGCGGGAAATGTTCTGCTGGCTCCGTGGCCTATACACCCGACCTGAAAGTGATTTATATGCTTGGCAGCGACGATGTTTGGTACAACGCGAATGAGGAGAATTAACAATGGATTTGCTTACTTATATCGTAATGCGACGCTTGTTCACAGGGACAAAAGAGACGCCCGTTTACGAGTATTATCCATTGTCTTATTGGGATCCAAAGACCCTTGGTGGTATTTCTGCGGAAAAGCTGATTAGCAACGTTGACGGCGCCGCCCTTATTTCTCTTGATCCAATGGAGCTTGGCGGATTTGTTTCCATTATGCTGAGGGATATGGATAAGACGCAGACAGGCAAGACGGAAACGGAATACGAGCTTCCGATTGGTAAGCTGGCGCTGCTTGGCATTGTGTCCCCATTCTATCTGTAAGCAGTAAAACGGAAGTGGATCAAAAGTGGCATACATAGACGAGAAACATATTTGGGACGACCTATACCGGAGGATTGGGAACCCGTATGGAGTGGCTGGATTGATGGGGAATTTGTACGCTGAGTCTGGCCTTCGGCCCAATGATCTTGAGGGGAAGTACGAAAAACGGTTTGGCATGACGGACGATGAATACACCGATTGTGTAGACAGCGGGATGTATACGAATTTCGTGCATGACGCAGCCGGATACGGGATTGCACAATGGACATACAGCAGCCGAAAAGAAGCCCTGCTTGCGTTCGCGAAGGCGGCAGGGGCTTCTATCGGCGATCTTGACATGCAGCTTGACTTCCTTTGGAAAGAGCTGCAAAGCTACAAAGCTGTTAAGAGCGTGCTGTTATCAGCGAAAAGCGTGAGAGGAGCATCTGACGCAGTAATGCTGAAATATGAAATCCCGGCAAATCTCAGCGAAGAAAACCAAGAACGCAGAGCGTCGTTTGGACAGAAATACTTCGATAAGTATGCCGGGAATAAGGATGTGAGCAATATGGAAAACGCAATATCAAAGGTAATTGAAATTGCGATTCAGGAAGACGGATATCTGGAAAAGAAGTCCGCTTCCGGCCTTGACGATAAAACTGCGAACGCTGGCACAAACAATTTCACAAAATACGCGCGAGACCTTGACGCCGTTTCCTGGTTCAACGGGAAGAAGCAGGGCGCAGAGTGGTGCTCGGTGTTTGTGAACTGGTGCTTCTATCAGGCGTTTGGCAGAGAGATCGGCAAGCAAATGCTGTTTGAGCCGGAGAAGGATAACTGCGCGGCGGGGTGCAGTTCCGCTGCCGGATACTTCAAAACAAAAGCCTCGTTTTATACTACACCACAGGCAGGGGATCAGATCTTTTTCAATTCTACATCTGGTAGTGGTTACAGCCATACGGGGCTCGTAGAGCGGGTTGAAGATGGGAAAGTGTATACCATCGAGGGGAATACCAGCAGCAAGGCAGACGTGATCCCCAATGGAGGGGCCGTGCGCAGGAAATCCTACGACCTGACCAACAGCAGGATTGCGGGTTACGGACGACCGAAGTGGGAAATGGCAGCGGATATTCCAGCAGACGATGATACAACTAAAGTGCCTTTCCAGGAATATAAAGCGCAGGTGGTTGCGCAATCCGGGAAGACGGTAAACATGCGTACTTCGCCCAGCACCAACGCAAAGGTTTTGCTCCAGGTGCCTGTGGGCGATTTTGTTTATGTGGACGCCCATGTAGATGAAGAATGGGCTCATGTGTCCTATGTTCAGGATTCCGGCAGCTTGAGCGGGTACATGATGAGAAAGTATCTGGACAAAGTGCCGGATGGCGCGGACGAACAGGGAGACAATGATGTGATCGGACGCGCTGAAATCACAGAAATTGTAACCCTCCTCTCTGAAGCGCTTAATAAATTAGAAGCGCTTGGGAGGCGGTTATATGACAATTGAACAAATTATCGGATGGGTGATTGCCCTTGGGATTCCGACTGGATTTGCGACATTTATCTGGAGAAAGGTAAAGGGCTTGCATAACGATAATAAGGCCGTAAAAGAGGGTGTGCAGGCTTTGTTACGCGCCCAGATGATCGCGGACTATAACCATTATATGGAAAAAGGTTATGCCCCAATCTACGCCAAAGAGAATTTCCATAACATGTATATCCGGTATCACTCTCTGGGAGTGAACGGCGTGATGGATAGGATTCACGAGGAGTTTATGAACCTGCCAACAAACCCGGACGCCGCAGCAAAAAAATAAGAGGAGAAAAGGACATGAAGAAATTTTTCAGTTTTGTTTGTGCGCTTGCATTTATGTGTCTCGCTTGGTCTGCGCTTGTGTACGCGGAGGCCGTCAAGAGTCCTGATATACGCTCGCTGTACAGGCTCGAATCCGAATACATTGAAAAGACGGATATGAATATCGGCCTGGATTTTGTGGACGCGATGCAGGTTCAGCTTCGTTGGAGCGCCTATGACGAGCGTGAAGTGATTGACGCTGAGGTGGAATTTCCGGTAGTGCCGGAAGACCTTGCCATGTTGATCCTGACCGATGGCGTGAATATCGCGCAGGGGCAATGGGATCTGACGAGCGGACATTCGATGCATGTGTATTTTTACAGAGATGATTTAGAGCAGTTCGTAGAGAAGGAAGTTATATATCTGGTTATGATTGGCTTCAGGGACGGACTCTATTTCAATGTCTATTAACAAAGGAGGAAGGATCATGGGACAGAATCGTTTTAAGAGCTGGGCGCTGTGGACTGCCGTGGCTGCCCTGGTCGTGTTTTGCGTGAAGCAGTTTGCGGGTATCGACATTGGTGAAACCATGAACGGGCTATTGGATGTTCTGTTACCTGTGCTGGTGGCCTTCGGCATCGTGAACAACCCAACTGACGCACAGAATTTCTAAAACCCATTCATGCGGTTGAGAAACCTGAAATCCTAAGAAACCACGCGGCGAGGTTGTAAGGACTGGGGTACGCCTTAGTTCCAGTTCGTAGCCGCAATATGAATAATGGAGGAAATAGCAATGAAGAAACTTTCAATGATTCTTGTGGTGATGATGATGGCATCTATTATTGTTGCACCTATTGTTCTGTCTGAAAGCAAATTTGAAGTAAAGAATATCGAATATGACGGGTTCCTTTTGAGCGGCGAGGCGGTCGTTCCCGAAGGTGAATACTTTGTTCGTGTTACGATGTATCTTGAGGCGAACCATTATATCGTGGTGACTGCTCCTATTGAAAATGAAGGCACGTTCAACGTTCACATTGCCTCGCATTGTGAATACATTACAGTAGCCATTGTCGATAAGATTGATGCTTTTGTACCCGGCACTTTCCATGTATACGCTTATGCCGAAAAACACATGTGATCTGGCTGGCAAAGACGAAAGAGAGTATTTGGATATACTGGCAGATACGATAGTTGATATGTACGGATGTACGGAGAAAGACGCGAGGCGAATTATCAAAATCAGTGGGATTGAGAAAATGATCGAGAACGAAACGGATTTTCCTGGTGGCATACCGCTGTCGGCTTGGGCCGAAACAGCTTGGTCGAGGAAGAGATGAGATAAAAAAACGGGGCAGCCGACGATGAAGTGACCCCAAAAAGTTAGACAAAGTTTTAATCAAGCAACTCGAAGGGCTTGTTTTCTGTGCAGAACGGGAGGCAAGCCCTTTAGTTTTGCTTTAATACGTCGATTGTTGTAGTAATCCAGGTAGGCAATCAGTTCGGCTTTGAAGTGCTCTATGGAATCAAATTCTTGGAGATAAAGCAGTTCACTTTTCAGCAAACCAAAGAAATTTTCCATCACAGCGTTGTCAAGACAGTTACCCTTTCGGCTCATGCTTTGCTGGATGCCGTTATCTCTCAGCAACTTCTGGTAATGTTTATGCTGATACTGCCAGCCCTGATCTGAATGAAGGATTGGTGATGCTTTCTTTGGCAGGACAGGAAGTGCCTTCTTCACCATATCCGTAACCATGGACAGTACAGGTCTGTCGGAGATCACGTAGCTGACCAAGTCACTGGAATGAAGATCAAGGATTGGCGAGAGGTAAATCTTCTGCCCAAACAGCGCAAATTCCGTGACATCTGTCACCCATTTCTGATTGGGAGCTGTAGTACTGAAATCTCTTTCCAGCAGGTTAGGAGCGATCTTTCCTACTTCACCTTTATAGGAACGATATTTCTTCATCCGGACCTTGCATTCCAGTTTCAATTCCTTCATAAGCCGCTGCACAGTCTTGTGGTTGATACAATAGCCCCGGTTCTTCATTTCCATTGTGATCCGACGATAGCCATATCTGCCCCGGTTCTCATGAAAGATGTTCGTGATCTGTTCTTTGATCTCGCTGTACTTGTCCGGCTCCTGGCGGTGCTTCGCATAGTAGTAATACGTTGACCGGGCCAGCTTCGCTACATCCAGCAACAGCGCTACCTTGTATTCATGCCTCAGTTCCCAGATCACTTGCGCCTTTTGCTTTGGCGTTCCTCTTCTAAAACCAAGGCATTCAATTTTTTTAGGTACGCTATCTCCGCTCTCAGCCTTTGAACCTCTGCTATGAGATCCTCCTCAACCTTTGGCTTTAGCTTTTTGGGCGGACGTCCTGTGCTTTTCCGTCCTCGCCGCTCTATCTGGAAACCTTCTGGCCCTTCTTCCAAATAAATGCGCTCCCATTCTTGTATGCGACTGTGACCATTTACTTGAAATTCTCGTGCTGCTTCTTTGTAACTCAGCTTCTCCCTCTGCATTGTTTCCACTACCGTTTGTTTGAATTCCGGCGTGTACTTCTTGTTTGGCTTCCCTCTCGGCATAATAAATCACCCCATTTGTTAGTAGTATACCATACTTGTCTAACAAATGGGGTGCAGTTCACGATGCTGTCCCGTGATTTTTCAGATAATTAGAAAGTATAGTGTTTTCCTCGCCATTTGTCAATGTTTTATGTGGGAAAAATGTTGACAATTATTTAATGCCTATGCTATAATAACACGGTGGAGCGAGTGTTCCACAGAACTCCAGAGACAGCAGGTAGAAGTAGAACCCGCAGAGGATGGAAAATAAGCGTATTGGTATTAGTTTTTAGATGATTAGAATAATTGAACATTTATTTGTACAACAGAAAGAGAGCGAAAGATTTTATGGCCTTGAAAAAGAAAAATGCGGAATCGCATAGAATTCTTTGGTTTGATAAAAAAGTACCACGCGCAATTCTTACTATAGCATTTACTTGTATTCCAGCAATTCTCTGTGGATTGATATCAGTACCTATGGATGATACATTGAAAGTATTCGTTATTGTTTTCGCAGTTATTTTTATTATTTTACAGGTTATTTTCTCTCTTCGCTGTACCAATATAGACAAGCTCAGAGAATTAACCGTTGATGAAATGGAACGAAAGATAAAGATTTATCAAAAGTATTTCCAATACCTTCCGCCCCTTTTGTTTAAACAAGCAAAAGGGCTAAATCACATAGCAAAAGATATTACGACGAATGGAATTGTATCAGAAAACAGATGGGCTTTTGTTAATCCGGCCATCGATGAAGTATGCGAATCGATTGCCCGATTTATCGAAGATTATACTAAGACATCTATAAATGTTTATTATGTTAGAACAATTAATGATGTAGGAACAAGGATAAAAATGGTTGGTTGTTCAAATCAGTTTGGTGATGCACCAAAGATAAATGGAGTCGAAAGAGATGTTGTAGATGCCAAAGATACATATTTCGACATTCAAATGTTTGCGATGAAAAAAATCCACGCGGAATATCGTCTAACGGCTGATGAAGTAGATAAGGTGTTCTATTACGATGACCGAGAAAAAGAATCAGGCAGAATAGAACAGTTTTTATTCATTCCTGTATCTTGTGATAAGCAAAACATGATAGGTCTTATAGAAATCCTTGTAGCCGCCGGGAGCCGTATTGCCGAAAATGAATATGAAATGCAGAATATACAAAAACTGCTAAGAATCTACTCATCTATTATTGTACTTTTACACAAGGCTGAAAAAGCTGCAATAGCTTTACCACCGTCGCCTATTTCTTGAAATCAAGAATAGAACAGAACCACCTTTGATATATTAGAAAGTGAAATGGAATTTGGGGGTAGTTATAATGATTGATAAGCAAAGAGTACCATCAAAAAATTACAGGGATCTGAGAAAAAGATCAAATATCGTTTTTCGAGTTGTTTGTGTTGAAGAACAGTATAACCCTGTGCACATACAGCAAATTACAGATACACATGATAATTCGTCACAACCAGTTATTTACGACGATGAATATGATTTTATGGTTGTTGAACCTCGACTAAAAGCAGAAAAAAGATTAAAGTCGCTTTGGAGAAAGAAGCTTAGGTTAGAGTAATGACTCTGGTAAGATCAATACATTTTTCAAAAAGCGTTTAGCGTTAATCCTTCACAAACAAGCGTATGGGGTCGAAGGGCCCATTTGGCGTATTTCTGAGATTCCTAACAAAACATCACCTTTATGGTGCTTTGGTAGAAACCTGCTTCTATGGAACAGTACACGCCCGCCGTAGTACCCTAATTAGTACCCTAACCAGCATTTATCGAGATTGTTTTCTGTTGTCTGGAACCATAGATTTATGTACAATATGGTACGATATTACACGGTATTATACCAAGTTGTACGAGAACCAGCGAGTTCAAATCTCTCCACCCAGACCATCTGGAAGCCTTGTAAATCAAGGCTTCTTTCCATTTTTGGAGGCTTAGTACCCTAATTAGTACCCTAATTGGAATCAGAGGGACTCTATGAACCTCTGCATCTTGGAGGCGGAGTCGTCCATCATTGCCTGGCTGACGTGACCGTATTTATCGAGCGTAAAGGCCACTGTGGCGTGTCCTAAATTTGTCGATACGGTCTTAGGGTCTACCCCGTTTTCGAGCGCCAGTGTGGCGTAGGAGTGCCTCAAATCGTGGAAACGAAGCTCTGGTATTCCTATGTCTGACGCGACTTTCTTAAACCTTCTGTAAAGCGTTTTGGTGTGGACGTGCTCACCTAACGCATTTGTGAAGACAAGATTATCTTTGTTAGCCCATGAGCTTCCGGCGCACAGCCTTTGTTCCGCTTGGCGCGTCCTCACTTTTTTCAGGACATCCAGCACGTTTTTGGGGACAGAGAATGTCCTGCTCTGCTTCGTCTTCAAAGAAGAAAAAGCGTAACAGTTATCTCCTCCACGCGCTCGTTTTAGCTGCCTGTAAAGGTGAATCGTTCCCTTTTTAAAGTCGATGCAGTCCCAAGATAATCCAATAAGTTCGCTCTCCCTCATTCCGGTAAAAAGGCCAATGTAAAACATTTGTTCGTATTCCGTTCCGCTGATTGCTTCGAGAAATTGAGATATTTCGCTTCCGGTTATAGGGCGCATTTCTTTTTGCGGGTTATTATAGGCTGGAAGCTTAGTTTTCAGACAGGGATTCTTCTTGATAAGTTCATCATCGACTGCCTTATCGAGAGCCTTGCTGAGAACAAGCCGGATGTTCTGCACGCTCTTTCTGGAAAGCTCCTTCTGCGTCTTACAGTTGTTCAGGAACCTTTGAATGACAGACGGCCTCAAATCAGCGATGCAGATTTTCCCGAGAGCAGGGATGATATGGGTTTTGATGCAGGATCTATACCGATCGGCAGAGGACTGCTTTACATCGTCGAGGAAAGTGTCTTGCCAGAACATCAGCCATGCTTCCAGCGATTGGTTGCTTTCAACAAGAAACTCATCATTCTCAATGTCTGAAAACGCTTCTACCATCTTCTTCCTGACAACGGATTGCGACTTGCTGTATACAGAGTGCTGCTCACCGTTTGCGGAGAAGCGGCCTTCCCACACGCCATTATTCCTTTTCCTTAATGTCCCTTCGCCGTTAGCGCGTCTTTTTGCCATGATTGATTTCTCCTTTCATCCATCGGAGGAGCGACTGGCGGTTTATCAGGATCTTTCTGCCGATATGTATGACCGGGAAATCCGGCGATTTCGTGAGCTCATACATCTTTGGCTTCGAGATGCCGATAAGCCTTGCCGCTTCATCCACGGTTAAGGTAGGCTTAACGCACAACGGCGGGTCGTGTACATCTGTTCCATTGTCAAGATTCATGAGAGCAGACAACACATGAGACACCGCCTTTTCAACGGCTCTTTCTATGAACTGCTCCAATTCTTGATTATATAGAATCTGGATGCTACTGTCAAATTGTTTTGACATTTTGAAATCTCCTTTCTTGGTTAGATAAATAAATAACGGCCTGGACTCAAAATCCAAGCCGTTCTTTTTTCTCTTATTGACTTCTTTCGACATAGGCCATATAATAAATCCGTGGAAACTCACCACCACACCTTCTTTTCTGTTCTTCTGGTGGAGGTTAAAAAGACGGTTGCCTTCGGACTCCCGCGAGGTGCGGGTAAGGAGGCGATTGTGCCGCCCTCGTGGGATATACCGGAGAACTGGAATAACCCCATAGGAGGACGATGCATGACACTTTCTGTTATGGCTGATATTGCCACTCTTGTTATGTTCGCTTATGCGATCCGCAAAGGCACTGTTACGTTATTAAAGAAAGTGAGCCGTCTGTTCGCGGCAGACGACTCACAGGGTTGAGGTTTTGACCTCATTGCTGCTGTTGTTTACTCGGGCAACCATTTGGGTTTCCACACTTTAATTATATAGCTTTGCATTATAAAAGTCAATACTTTTTTATGGAACAAACCCTGAACCCCTACCCCCTGTTCAGGTTGGGTTGGATAGTATCCCTCCATCATGACATAGTACGCTGTGCGGTATACCGCCTGTAGCTTGTCACGCCCTAATTAGCCATTAAATTGTTAGTTCTGTGCGTTCCACAGATGCTTCCCTTTGTCCTGTTCCATGATCGGAAGCGGTGCCAAATGAGTGACAACTTCGCCTTTGGTCAGCCATAGAAATCTGTTCACCGTCGAGCAGGGCTGAGTCGATGACATCCGCCATTCTGCTCGCGAGCACTGGGAATAGCTTATTGAATTTTGTAAAGGCCGGATCATAAGCCCTGTTTTTGTGTGAGTGTCTGAAATAATTCGCCCATGATTTGAGAATGGTTGATACTTCTTCCAAACGATTAACGCTGGGAATAGGATATGGTTCTCCCTTTTCCACATCACCAGCGCAAATGGGGCAGACAATCCTGCCCTCCGGTATGATTTCTCCACAGCACACACAACGATTGTCGTTCATCGTAATGCCCCCGTAAAAGCAGCAATGGCAATGACGGCACATAAGGCCGCCAGGCAGTTTAGGATGATATTGGCGCGGTTGCGATAGTAAAACGCCCTCTCATTTTCTGCTGACACCAGCGATAAGAACATACAAACCAGCGACAGAGTGCCAATGTAAATATCAGAAGTCATTAGTTCGCCCCCGAAGAACCAAATCCGCCTCGAGAGGTATCATCCAGGTGATCTACGCGCACGAAGTCAACCATATCCATCTTTTCGACGAGGCGGAACTGAGCAATGCGATCTCCCTTATGGATAACGGAACCGTTTGGAGAATAAGCCGGGAAGCCCCAAACATCGTCTTCTCCGCAGTAAAGTTCATCAATAACGCCTACAGAATTGGTTTGCAGGATGCCCCACTTTTTATATGTAGAGGAACGCGGAGCGAGGTGCGCCTCATAGCCTGCTGGCAGTTTCATGGATACGCCCAGCGAGATGATCTTAAATCCGCCAGGCGCAATCTCAGCATCCTCTGCTGCGCGAAGATCGATCCAGTCACCATGCTGTTCCAAGCCCATTTTTGCAATTTCGTCGTCGTGGTACTTAATTCTGATTTCCATTTTTCTTCCTCCGTGAATTACTGATAATACTCATAAATATTACCGCTATAAGCTTCAGCGTGCATGTTTTCTGCAGCTTCTACTGTATTCTCCATCAGCATAGCGACGGTCATTTTACCGATTCCGCCAGGGACCTGCGTGATATAACCCGCGACGGGCTCGACTTCGTCGAAGTCTACATCGCCTACAATGCCATCGTCTGTACGGTTAATGCCAACATCAATAACAACAGCGCCTTCCTTTACCATATCGGCGGTGACGAACTTGGGTTGACCGACGGCTACGACAAGAATATCCGCCTGGCTGGTAATATCGGCGAGGTTCTGCGTTTTGGAATGGCAGATAGTGACTGTGCAGTCCTTATTCAGGAGCGCCATTGCGATAGGCTTACCAACGATATTGCTTCTGCCTACGACGACAGCGTGCTTTCCCTCCAATGGAATCTCGTACTCTTCAAGGACTCTGATGATACCTTTGGGTGTGCAGGCCATAAAACCGTCCAGACCTTTTGATAAGCGACCGATGTTGGCGGCGTGCAAACCGTCCACGTCCACTTCTGGTGTGAGCCTGGCAAGCGCTTTGTCGGCGTCCAGCCCGTCTGGCAGAGGAAGTTGAACGATAATGCCATTCATTCGTTTGTCATGCCTGACGTTATCAATAAGCGCTTCCAGCTCTCTTTGTTTTGCGGATGCCGGAAGGTGATGGGTTTCGGAAATAATACCGATTTCACGACAGGCTTTTTCTTTGTTATTGACATAGATCTGACTGGCCGGATCGTCACCGACGAGAATGGCGGCGAGGCCGACAGACCTTTTATTACTATTTAGTTTTTGAACACGGGCCCTTAAATCGTCATAGATTTCTTCTGCCAGTGCTTTGCAGTCCATAATGGTAGCCATAGTCAATATTTCCTTTCCATACATTAACATGTGTGGTTTCTTTGTTTATTATGAATAAGAGGGCGCACCGAAAGGTCAAAGTTACCGCTATGGTTACTGCGAGGTAGTACAGTAACACGATGCCGGTGTGCCGCTCTCGTTTTCTCTGCGGGGCGTGCAGTTGCATATACAGATGGAGCGACACTTCCATATCTCCTATTTATTTATGGCGACGGCTGCCTGTTCCGTCCTCTGTATATGCGCAATCACGCGCGTCTCAGGTTGGGTTGCACGGATGTTGGTGACGCGGTCCTCTCCGCTGGTGTCCCACCGTATGAGCTATATTTTCTTCTCGCCTATTAGTGCTTGGCTACCCGCAATATGTATCAGATGATTTCGTTCATCGAGTAAACGATCGAATCACAGATATGATATTTAGCGCATGTTTCAGCATCAAGCTCCCAATCGTCATTACGCTTTTTATTGAGGGTGGCCGGGGGGATTTGCGTTTTGGACAGGATAAACTGCTTCATGCGCTTGATTGCTTTGCGATAACTGTCAGACGCATTGAGCACCTTCGTGGAGTCCCCAGACATTGACGCGCTGCCTTCGTGGATAACGACACGGGAACGAGGCATGGAGAACCGCTTATGGCCCGCCATAAAAATCAGAGCGGCCGCCGACCCCGCTGTTCCCATATTGATGGTGTATACAGGAGTGACGGACGTTTCAATTGCATCGACCATGCTCCACATGTAGTCCATATCGCCGCCGTAGCTCATGATATAAATACGGATTGGTTTCCTTTCGCCAATAGGCACGCCATCAATTGAGTCCTCAATATTCCATCGAAGAATCATTCGTTGGAGAGCCATGATGTCCGGGGAAACATCGTAGTCCAAATAGATTTTTCGCTCCTTCTCCAGAACATAGTAGCTGATGTCGTCAGGGAGCGGCAATACCTGCCCTTGCAGTTCGCCGTTCTCTCCGAAGACGGAAAGCGGCAGATCGAAGATTTCTGACATAGGTTAATCCTCCTGGTCTAAAAGATCGGCGAGCTTCGCCGTTTCGCTGCGGACGGATTCCCGCAGATGGACGTATGAAAACAAGCGGTTCCCCTTGAGACGGTCAATGGCCGCAACAAGACCGTTGCTGTTTTCAAAAGCCTTCTTATCAATTTGTCGGCAGTCGCCTTCAAAGATAATAACACTGCCTTCCGCGACACGACCCAGCAGAAGCTGAACATGTTCTCTGGTAAGATGCTCTGCCTCCGACACAAAGATAATACTGTTTTTGATGTCACGGCCACGCATAAAACCCAAGTGCTCAACTTCGATTTTGCCGCGCTGAATTTGCATATCCAGAGCGTCGCGGCCTCCAAGATGGTCGGCAAGCGGCATTGCCCAAATATTCATTTTTGCGGCGTAATCGCCAGGGAGTGCTCCAATTGGGTTGCTGTCCTTTACTTCGATGTTGTTGCGAACCCAAACGATCTTTTCATAGCGATTCTCCTGCAGCATTTGGAACGCAGTGCAGCAAGCCAAGAAGGTTTTACCCGATCCAAATGATCCAGTAATGAGCTTCACGGTAACGGAATCATCCATCAGCAAATCGATTGCAAATTCCTGCTCAGGGTTCTTTGCCTTGATTTTACCGAGCATTGAACTTTCAACAGGCTTCCTGTAAACCTGCTTGTGCTTCCCGTCCTGCCATTTGAAGCGGTCAACCACACAGCCGTCGCGCGTTACGACAAGCAGGTATTCGTTTTCCAGAAGGTCACACCAATTTGTGGTCTTGTCCGCATAAAGGTTTGGCAGGATTGGATCGTCGTCGAATAAATACTTATAACCGATATAGTCCGTTCCGAGTTTAATCATGAATCAATTCCCACCCTTCGGGGTACTCGTTCCAGAGGTAGCTGCTGCCGTCCTCTCCGCGCTTTTCCAGCCTGAGATACCCATATTCCCGGATGTTCTTGAGATCATTTATGTATGCGACAGCGTCTGGCTCTCGCTTCATGGTTTTTAAAACGGCATACTTTGTTTTCTGGCTTTCTTCGTCAAAGCCATCCTCACGGTAGATGGTGAATTTTTCTTTCATTAGTTGTATGAAACCTCTTTCCCAATTTCTCTGAATTCCAAAAACACAGGGAACCGAATGGACGGCAGGCCGTCCTCCCCGTGCGTTTCCTCGAAATATTGGATTTTTGCTACGCGCCCGATATACTTGTCCTTATGCTGCCAAACCTCGAATCGCGTATCGTCATCCAGGCCGGAGCCTACACCTACGGGGCTTCCCTTATAATCAACGATCAAGGCTCCAAGCGTTCCTTTATACTTGCCAGCGCCCTCCTGAACATCCGTCACAAGAAGATCCGCATCCTGCATGACCTTCACTTTCAAAAGCGCGTTTGTTCGCGTGAATTGATATGGCGCTTCGGAGATGTTAATCATAACTCCCTCATGGCCGAGCCTGCGCTGGGCATTCAGAAACTCAGTGATCTTTGCTGTATCGCTGCCGCGATATAGAACGGGCAGAACCCTAACATACTTGGATGTTTTAAACAAGCTGTTTAGTCTGCCGCGCCTTTCCACATAAGGAACCTCGCATTTCCGGGCCGTAAAGTCATTGTAGTCAAGAATGTCAAAGGCATTGTAGGTAATACCTGTTTTTGTGCCGTCTCTTCGGACGATCATGGTAGTCACTTTATATTGATCCTTGGAAGGGATGCCTGTTCGGTTGGCAATCAGCAGTTCGCCGTCGAGCACGAATGACTCATTTAGGTTATACGCTTCTTCAATAAGCTCTGCTTCCACATCCAGCAGCCCCTCAATGCGCTGACCCTGTCTGGTAAACAGCTTTGCGGAATCCGGGGTGACGAGCGCCACGCACCGGATGCCGTCCAGCTTTTCCGTCAGATAGAAATGCTTGCCTTCAACTTTATCGGAATGGTCGAAATACTTATTAGCAAGCATACACCGAAACTCTGGTATAAATTCAGTGTAGCAGATCTTGTTGACCGTCTTCGCCGTGACGCCGATTTTCAATGATTTGCAAAGATAATTATAGGCAAATCCCATAAGCCCCTCATCATACCAATCGTTCCCATTCAGGACGTTAAGCGTGGACTTGACTTTTGAGATCGTCGCGTAAGAAAGCGCTGGCATGGAGTTCAATTCATCCAGCATCTCAAAGAAATCTTCGTAAATGGTACCGGCGAAGCCAACGTCCTTCCCGAAAGTTTTTTCTCCGCAATGAAAGACAATGCCAGGGTCAAGAAGATAACGAAGCCCTTTGGCGGCCACTTCGTTTTGAAGGCACTCGGAAATGGCAGCTTCCTTTTCTGCCTTTCCCTTGGCGCTGGCGATCTTCTCCAAGGCGTCCTTGATGGTTTTTACCTGCCATCTAAGCTTATTGATGAACATTTTCACCTCTTAAAACCCTGATTTTATTCAGACTTATTATCTTCCGCTGCGGACTCTTTAAGCTCATACTGGGCGACAGTGGTCGTTACGAGATCCTTCAATTCCGAATAGCAGCTGAAATTCGATGTTTCTACGCTGATGGTGTAATTTGGTTTTTCTCCGTAGTTATCTTTTTCATATCGAACATCGTATGAATGCGACATAAATTAATCCTCCGTGATTGTTATTACATAGAGTCCGCAATGACACGGGCCCGGAATACCGGCTTCGATTTGATCGCGGAAAGCTTTACACATACATTTTGTGTCTTTTGTTTTGACGGCTCTGCATGGACAGTAGCCGTCGTTTTTTTTGAGAGAGCTGCGGATAATGTCGTTGAACTCTTTATCATCCGAAAAGGTGACGCGGATTTCCCGGCCTTTGTATGTACCGGGGATCCCGCCATGTTTTTCTTCGTTCATGAAATTTTCCTCGCATATTGTTCTTTGTTTGCCAAGTTTACCCCGAGGACATCGTCGAAATGTGGCGTATCGCCAGGAACGTAACGCCCGTACTTAATGATGATATTCTTTTGTTTTGCGAGATACAAAACGAATGTCGTTATTTCCTCAAACCTATATCCAGTGTAGATAACAAAATCATCCTGGCATCCGTGTGATCTGAAATAAATAACTAAGCTAAGCAGTTCTGAAAACTGCAGGAATGGTTCGAGGCCACCGACGACGATTGCGCTTGTAATTGGGTTTGAAATATACCGATTATAGATTTGTTCATTTGTTATCTCTATATTCGGTTGCTGTGCGGTTGGCGAGTTCTGACAAATTTCTTTGCCGAACCCGCTTTCCGTACAGCATTTCCAATCACAAAAGCAAGTGCCGATGAACATGGACGCTTTCTTGTAGTTGACAAAATCTTCATCGACGATTGCTTTGACTCTCACTCGCGCATCATCTCCGCGTATTCATACCATTTGCGGGTATTGAATTCCCGGAAACGGTCCTTTGAATAACTTCTTGTGGGAACCAAATAGCCTACGATTCGCTGATATGTATCGCTTACCGGTTCTCCGCAGACAGGGCAATGATCCTGACCTACAAAACCGTGGTGATTTTTACACTCATTGATGCGTGTATTGAACGCGAAGTAAATCACATCCTGGAGGGCGATCTGGTTCAGCATTTCCCAGGCGGTGTCCGTATTAGGGAAATTGGATTCCAGATTGATATGGGCAATAGAACCTCCTGAGCACTTGGCGTCCAGGATGGCACTGAGCCTCAGCTTTTCCTGAATGGTGCATTTTGCGGACAGCGGGATCCACTGGTTGGAATAGATAAACTTCTCGTTCAGATCGTACAGCTTATTATCTTTTTGGCAAAGAATAACGGCGGCACGCTCTGCGGGGACTGACTCAATATTGAAAGAATATTCCTTGGTGAAATTATCCTTCACATCATTGAGAACCTCGAAAATTTTGCTGGCAAAACGGATGCCATCGTCCGTGTAGTAGATATTGCCAAACTCATCCTGTCTGGTGTAGCCGAAAGCCTCGATCACTTCAAACAGACCGAGGATACCAATGGTGCAATACTGCTTGTCCATTTCCACCGCGCCGTCCTGGTAGTTTGGCAGCAAACCCTTCTCAACGTTTCGCTTAATAATATGCCGCACGACATCCAGCGTTCTGCAGCAAAGGATTGCCCGCCTGCGAAGGAGCCTCAGATAATCTTCTTCCTTGCATTCCGTTTCGAGGGCAATACGCATGAGATTGATCGTATTGACCTTTACGGAGCCAATAGATAGTGCCGTGCCGCCGATAGAATTGATAAACCCGCTGAGCTTCGTCGTGTCGGATAGCAGACGGCAGCAATTGCTGAGCGTCGTGACATCGTCGCTCATAAAGAAGTTGCTGTCATTCCACAGGCAGTTGTGGTCGGAACACCAGCGGGCAAATTCTTCGTCAACAAATACATGGTAATTATGGGTGCGCATCATTTCCTGCGCCTCGTCGTATGTAATATCGCCGCGTTTGAGTAAAGAGTATGTTAATACGGGGAATGTAAACATATTTTCGCTGCGAATATCCGATACGACTTCCATAAAGATTTTCTGGTGGCGGATGAGCTCCTCAATGTTATCGATAACATAAGAACCATCCGGATATTGGACGCCGCCGAACAAAGATTCAATGTAGTTTCGATCGAAAATAGAAACATTTACAAAGGCTGTTTGATCAATGCGCATAAACGGCTGGTTCAGGCGGTAGATGAGCTTCTGGAAGGATTGACGGATATAGTAGTCTGGATTCTTGATATAATAGCCGTTCTCACAGTCCTTTTTCCAGAAATAATACGTCCAGATCAGGACGTTGGGAATGCCGACGGCACCGCTGGATCGGTTGCTCATGTAGCTGATGTATTCAATTACATCATCCAGGAAGGTGGTAAGGTGATTTGGCGCTTTATTATTATAGTTTTTGAGAAAGAACAAGCCTTCCATTGCGAGGCGTGTCAGGTCGTATGCGTAGCAGTACGGAATATATGTAGATGAGGGGGCGTCATGGAGGTAAAAACCGCCGCTGTACTCCTGCTCCAGCCATTCCTTAGCCGTGCGAAGATTGTACATTTTCTTGGTTTCATAGAAAATTTTGCTGAAAGCGAACAGCTTATCCAATGGCTTTCCCTTTTCATTTATCATGCTCCGGATGTCCTTATTGCTCGCGTTCGCGTTAGCGTCAATGGTAACATCCGCCACATTTTTATCGACGAACCCATCGATAAAATCGGAAAAGTTAAGCTGTGATTCGTGGAAGCCGTTCAGCATATCAAAATCCTCGCCATACTTTTCGCTGAGTAGGTGCATGTGCTTTTCAAAGTCTTTATCGGTTTTGATTGGGATATTCATATTGTCACTCTTCCTTCCATTGATTTACCCATTCGTTCGCATCATGGAAGTTCAGAATGTTTTCTCCTACGCGGAGCATTGGAAAGGGCTTGTCGTCAATACCAAGCCGCTTCATTTCATCAATGCTTGTACAGGTGATATAATGGATGCCCTTACTGTCGAGCTTGTTTTTGAGCACGTTGCATTTGGGGCATCCGATAGTGTAAAGAACGATCATTCTTCTCCTCCTTTGGAAAGCCTTTCGATTTCCCTGTTGATATACCAGGCGGCTTTCCGCAAATCTTGAATCATGTCATCCTTGAATCCAGCCCGGCAGATATATTTAATGGAACTGCCCAGGTTAAAGTTCAGATTCTGATCTTCGATAAAATCGATCACTTCAATTTTCCCACGGTTATAGTGGGAAGGAAGGTCTACCGCGTTACTCATCTTCTCCCTCCAATTCGTCAATAAAAATAAATTCTTGTGCGTAAGGGAGAGAGCGAGCCCACGCAATAAAGTCTTGGCTCCATTCGTCCAGCTTATGGAACCTCCGCTGTGATTTTGAGCAGATGCCAAGAAGATTTTCATAATTCATCGTCACGGTGCGCTTCTGGAGCCAGCCTTCTGGCAGCCAGCGGATCAGCTCTTTCCAGCATGACTTATCCTTCGTTTTCAGGTATGTTTGCCTGACGACCTCCATGGTGTCTGCGATGGCGTTCATGACATCCCCTAACGTTCTTCCGTCAATCAGCTTAACGTCCGGGTGATAATCTCCGAGCTCAAAGCTATCCATAGTGATGGGGGCAGAATGGATCTTGTGCATGGTTGAGCACGAATTTGCTACTGTGCCGACCTTGTATGTATCAAATTCCTTCCACCAATACAGTGGCGCTGTAATATCAACAGACACAAAGATTTGACGAAGAAACTTGCGATGTTCGCTGCCGGAACGGATAAGCGTCTGTGCCAGCTTCATATCGTTCGGCCCAATATAATATTCGCCGAGCTTTGCGAAATCCGGATCATCGATTGGCAAATCAAAACTATCGGATTTTGCCCAACTGTTTTTTGGGTTTCTCATGCCGCGTAATGCGGCACGAAAATTCATGACTTCCGTGTTTTCAAATTTCATAATTTCTTCATGTACCTCACACCTTTCCGCAATCAAAAAACGCGGCAAACCGCGTTATGCTTTGATTGCAAGCTTTTCTAACTCTTCGACGCAGCGAAACGGATAAAGCGGGCAATCCTTTGAACGGCAGGCTTTGACGTACTTGCTTTGATTGCCGCAGCAGTCAAGGCACTTTTTCCGAATCGCTACAAGAATATCATTCAGACTGGTTGTCTTCTGTTTCGCCTGCTTCATTCGTAGCTTCTTCCTCCTTAATGGGGAGGCCGGTGAGGATTCCACAGAACTTCTTAATGTCGTCGATCCGCTCCTGGATGGTTTTCTTCTCATCGGACGCTTTATCGAAAACAACCTTGCAAATTGCGCGGGAGCCTTGGAGCAGCCCGTTTTGGAACTGTTTGCGAAATCCCTCTTCAAATGTTTTCCTAAACAACTCATCATTGTGCTTAGGAGCCTTTTTCCTTGCCATGCGCACACCTCTTTCATTATTATGTATTATTCTTCCGGGACCACGTCATTTATGAACGTATACTCCTCAACATCCATAGGAATATTCAACTGAGGAATAATTTGATCCAGGATATCATCAAAGCACTTACAGCAGAAATGCGCGTTGATATGTTCCATATCATGCTTAGAGCCGTAACCAAAGTAATGGTCGATGCCGAAATCCTCCTGGTCGTCCCACACGTCAAATTCTTTTCCGCACCTATTACACAGTTTTGCCATATGTATCACCCTCCGATTTCCCTGATGTCGTCAAATAGGAAATGCAATTTATCGATGGATTTGTTGATATGCCAATGGCCGCAGTACCATTTTTGGTAATTCACACGTTCTTCGACGGTATCAAGATAACGCTCCGTGCTGTCATCTACCGTTGATTGGTCGATACTTGACAAGAACGCTTCTCTTGGGATATACCGATAAGGGCAGGTATGGGAAAGGACGACTGATATTTCTGGATGCTTCGCGATGGATTGATCGACCTGCTTTTTGATTTGATCTGTAGGCTGTTCGTCAGAAAACCATCGCCACCCGCGCCGCAGGCGATAATACTTATCTACGCTGTACGCCCCGCCGACGGCGAGACAGTGATACCCGGCGAAATTGTAAACGCTGGCATCTCTTGCGTAGAAAATATTGGGGTACTGATATTGATGATAAGCCAAGTCTCCGTGCCAGTCGTCTATAATCATTTCTTGAAAGTGCCATGGACGCATCTCGTGGTTGCCATGGATGCAGAAAAACGTGATGGGGATCTTTTTCAGGTACCGCTTGAACTCATCATCCCGTTGGTCTCCAAAGTAATTGATGCCAGCGTCTCCAAGGACGATCATAACATCGTCGTTTTGATTTGTGCCGTGTTCCATGCAGAACGCGCTGATACGCGAAAAGTCTCTGTGCGTATCGCCAGTAACGTAGATCACGCTGTTTCCTCCTCAATTTCGTCCATGTCATCACCGCGCAAAATTTTGTAGGCAGTCATAGTAAAGTAACCACCGTTGTCGCGACGCCATCCTTTACAAAGAATTACATCGCCTTCTTTAATAGGGTCGGCGTCAAAAACTGGATTGAAAATCGTAAATCTGCTTTCCTTCCCAGATCCAATCGACTGCGTGAGGATGCTGTAGCCGAATTGCTTCCCGTCCTTTTTCCTTTTTACGGGGAAAACCTTTCTGATATACAGCTTTGCTCTGTCCTCGTCGCTGCCGGAAATGTACCCCGCGTATCCCATAGCTTCAGCGAAACTCCTTACCTTGGAAACGATGTTCATATCAGGAAGATCAAGACTTAATATCTTTTTTTCACAGTCATGGATGATAGCTGCGTTATCGATTATCGTCCAGGAGGCCGCTTCCTTTCCTGTTTTTGTAAGGCCGTTCGCGTACTTGGCGACGATTTCTTCAAAATAGGATCCTTCGATTTTCTTTTTTTTAATTTGGCTTGCACCAGAAAACATATCATATAGATCGACAATGCGTTTCAGTTCCCTTTGGTTGCCGAACTTGCTGAAAAAGTCGATTCGGATAAGAATATCCAATTGTCTGGCGTCGATTCCGCAGTATGTATGGGCGTCGGCAAGCACATCTGAAAAATATGTATACTCATGTTGCCTGGACATTTCATACAGAGAGATTGCAAGCTTTTCCCCGATGAACTTAATGGACGAAAGACCTTTTGCGATTTCTTTAGTTTCTGGGTTATAGGAATATTCGCTCTGCGATGCGCCGAATTTTGGCGGCGTGACCTTGATACCATAGACCCTGGCAAGTAATGTGCCGTTGCTGATGTCGTCGTCGTTGGCGGCGTTATTCAAAAAGGCTGTGATAAACTCGCCTGGGTAATAGTGCCTGTAATATCCGCACAGATAACCAAGCAGGCAGTAAGCGATTGAATGATTATCATATTATTCCATCATTTCTGATGGTATAGACTATATCTTCATCCATTACGGATGCGATGCGCTTCCACCGGCATCAGTCTCCGGTGTACTCTCTTTCGAGATAGTCGTTTGACCTTCTGAGTCCCTTTTCCAGATATATCCTCCGGCTGAATGTGTATAGTGGTTTACACACAAAGAAATGCTTTCTCTCGAAACACCGGTTTGCCTTGAGGCTTCTGTGACAGAACGAAATACGGCAATTATATTTCCGAAGAGATCGAACTGCGAGACTGATACTCCTCGTGGTCTACGAAGATTATGCACAATAGCATGAACATTGTTTTCGCCGTAAGAAACCCATTCGAGATTATCGACTCTGTTGTTTAGCTTATTCCCGTCTTTGTGGTTTACGGTCGGGTAATTATTTGGATTATCTATAAATGCTTGCGCCACAAGAGTATGAACGGTAAAAACCTTAGCTGATCTTTTTTTGCGAAGATTGACAACATAATATCCGTTGTTCGCCATAGTTAATTTCATCTCTTTCCCTTTGAGATGACGTTGGTAATCACCAAAGTTTTTGACTATTCTATCGAGACTCCTAACGCGGCCATCGTCACTAACTTCATAGTAACCTTCATATCCTTTAATAGACTTCCACATAAACACATCCTCCTTTCTTAGAACTCAGCTTGGCACAGGATTGCCTTTCGTAAATTACGAGAAGGTTTCCCTGTTAGCATCAGCATACACTGCCATTTCCTGCAGTTACTTTCGTTGCTGATACACCACTTTGATATGTGTTCACATCGTTATAATACAACATCTCTGCTGCAAAGGGCAAATCATTTACCCAAACTGGTAGCTGGCGCTGTCTTCGATAACCTGCAAAAATTCTTTTGCTTCGGCCTCCGCCTCCTTTCTTGGCTTATCAGACTTATTGCAATATCCTTCCAAAATGGATGGCATAGCCTTATCCAGACGATCCTTTTGCTTACGGCCGATGGCACGGCGGATATTATCGGCCTCGCTTCCTGACAGCCCGCAAATCTGCTGGAGGAACTTGATGGTGTCCTCTTGATATACAAGCCAGCCCAGGTTGTCTTTTAACAGCTCGTCGATGATGGCGGACGGATTCTTATGAACCTTTCTTGCCAGTAGTTCATCACGGTAGGAGGAGCCGGACGGGCGGATACAGGCAGTAACCAGAGACATATCTTCGATGCTGTCTGTTTTGAATTTTTTGAAGCAATCTGCTGCAAATACACTTTCAAACTGGAAAATCGCCGTTTGATTTTTTCGCATATCTGCCCAGACCGCTTCATCGTTCCAGTTGATTTCGTGTGTTCTTGGGTACGGCACGCCAATCAGACGGCATGTATCGCGAATTACCTGGACCGTTTTCAGAATCAAAAAATCGTATTTGGCAAGCCCGCAGCCGTCGTGAACCTCCTCCATATCAAGCATCAGGCACCATTCGCCGTCTTTCATGAAAGTGCCATAATTTTCACTTAGCACAATCGGACTGATAACCATACCGGCAGGGTGAACGCTCTGGCTGATCTTCGTATTCATCAAGCCATCGAAATAGTAGAAAATTTCCGGATACTTTTCCTTTGTTTTTTCTGGATTGCTCTCGAACTCCTGTTTGATCTTCATGAGCTGCTTGATGGAATATGGATTGTCGCCGCCATCAGGATGCTTTATTTTCCATTGATCCGCGAGATAGCGGCCAACTTCATCGACGACCTTCTTATCCTGGATAGTGCCGTAAGAAGCCACGCGGGCGCATTTATCCGCGCCGAATCTGGAAATGATATGCTCGAAGATGCGCGGGCGGTCTGTTTCAATGCAGTCGATATCGATATCCCCGATTTCAACCCGGTCCTCGTTGCAAAACCGCGAGAAGACCGTATGCCATTGCTCTGGGTTCAGGTCGATAATATCGGTGACATATGCGATGCGCGAACCGCCGACGGAACCGCGAGCCGTGCCGATAGCGATATTGTTATTGCGGCACCAGCTGATAAGCTCAGACATGGAGAGCATGAAGCCCGTCATTTTCAGCTTTCTGAACACGCGCATTTCTTCATCAATTGCCGAACGGAAGGCTGCTTCCTGCTCTTGAGGAATGATGCCGGATTCCAATTTTTCACGGAACTTGCTTTCTACTGTTTCGGCAAACTTCTGGTCATCCGCTTCGCGGGAGCCGTACAGAATAGGATACTTAATGGAGGTATCCAGAGGAATATCTTCGACGCTGTCTGAAAGTACGTTGGTATTTTCAAGCGCCTCAAGGTAAACCTCTTCCGGAAGAGCGCCCTGGATACGAAACATTTCAACAAGCTGATCGTAGGTTTTATATGTAAGATCGAATTCGTCGTCGTGGTACTTTTTGCCTTTGGCGGCAAGCAGTACGGCGCGGCATTCTGCCATATAAGGCGTGGAGCTATGCGTGTCTGTGCCAACGATCAGCGGTGTGCCGATTTTCTGTGATAATAAAAGCAGCCTTTTATTGAACGCGATTTGTTCCGGGTGGTTGTGGGGCTGAACCTCTAAATAATTATACTTTCTCGCCAGCCGCATATAATACGGATGATCGTCCGGAAGCTTATTTAAAGGGGAAGCGAGGCAGGCGCTGGTGCTGATAATGTTATCGGAAATATTCAGGAACTCATCAAATGAGATCCGGTTGTTATAATAGAAGTGATCGTCCTGGGTGGACATGCGGATCAGCCGATGAATTTCCTTTAAGCCCTCTTCGTTCTTAGCGATCAGGATAGTGTGGTAGTTATCCCTGACCTTTGGCTCAAGCTGCTCAGTTAAGTAAACCTCTACGCCAATGAGAAGCTTCATGCCGACCTCATTGCAGTAGAGCTTCTTGGCAATATAGCCCTTGTGCATACCGTGTTCGGTTGTGGCGATGGCTTTCTGGCCGTATTTCTTGGCGAGATCGACATATTCTTTAAAGTCCGTACAGCTGTCCAGCAAGCTGTAGTCGCTGTGAACGTGAATGGCAACATAATTCCTTTCGCTCAGTTAAGCCGCCTCCTTTCTTTATACAACTTCTCAAAAACTTCTTTCCCTTTGTCAACAGGGGAGTCCTTATCGTTCAATAAGCCATCTATATTACGGACCCACTCCACTCTTGCATAGGAGCAAAGCCGCTTCACGTTGTCGTCCTTGGTAAGATCTACGTCTGAATCTAATGCGAACACGATCCGCACCCCGTCGAAAGACGCGAGCTTTACCAAAAAATCAAATTGCGCCGGAGACAAATGGGAAGTGAGCAGTGCTCCAGCATTTTTCTTTCCCCACCCGACCATCTTAAGAACACTCTTGCATCCTTCAAAAAGGATGATCTCCTTGCTTTCTCGGATGTACTGAAGATGGTCTGAAAAACCATAGATGGTTGGCAATGCGCCGATTGAACTTGTATATGTATATTTCCGTATTTTCTTTTGCTTCCAATCAGGATCACACGTTCTGCCGGAAACGCAGAAAATATTGCCCTGCAGATCCTTAATTGGATAGACGATGCGGTTGTCAAGGGCGTCGTAACGGACGCCGTATTCCCACATGACCTCCCACGGGATTCCCTCTTCATACCACGGCATCAGCTTATCTTTTCTGAACTCAAACTGATTCATATAAGAAGGCGGAAGGATTTTTGCAGTACATTTTGTTTGTGGTTTTGCGGATTGCCTATATTTCTTGGCAATTTTGGTAGCCGTCATTCTCCCTGAAGCAATGTCTCCGGCAGGAGCGTCCGTGATATGGGCGTATGCCTTCAGCTTATTGATCGCTGGGATAAGGGAAATATTGTCATACCGCATGATGAAATCAAGCAGATTCCCGCCGAACCCTGCGGAGAAATCATAAAAATATCCTGTTTCAGGGCGAACAGAAAAGGATGGCGTCTTTTCATCCTTGAAGGGACTAAGCCCCCAAAGCTCACCGTTTTCTTCTTTTAGATCTGTATACTGAGAAATATACTCAGCCATATCTACGGCATCAAGAATATCGGAAACCTCCAAAGGCATCACCCCTCCATCAGCAGGTCGATCGCCCTTTTCACATGCTCGTCCTGCAATCCGCCTTTATAGAAAGACGTTTTGACCAAATGCGACATGACACCACATTCTTCATAATCCTTGAAGATATCGTCATCCAGAACGATCCATGCTGGCTTGTCGCTTCTTTTTTCAAGCCAGCGGAGAATACCAGCGCCACGATCTATAATCTGATCCTGCGTTTTATCAAGGATGCGAAGGTGTTCACGGCTGAGCTTTTTGTTTAAATACTCCGCGTCGTGGTCGCAAAGCTCCGGATCGCGGCTCCAACCAGATTTCCAGGTGGAGCACAGGACGATTTTTGCCCCGGTGGCATCAACAATTTGCCGTAGCCTTTGCACCTTATCATCATCGACGCCGATACACCCATTTGGCGCTCTGGAATGCGAATAGGCTTCATTCAGGACACCGTCAATATCGAGAAAGATAACTCTCATATATTCCTCCTCTGTCTGCACTTAATTTGCTAATGCCTTTATAGCATTCCATAAAATACATACCATATGGATTTTCCTATCATAAAGAATGAGACCCTTATCGACGAGACGTTTTCTGACGGCGCTAACTTCTTTTGCGTGTATTCCTGTTTCTCTTTGTATCAAGGCAAGTGAAGGCGTAAACCCTGATGCGCTGTCGGCGTAATACTTCAGCAGATTATAATTTTGTTTTCGCAAATGGAGCTTTATTCTTGCCTGGTTAATTATTTCCTTGTAATCATCAGGTCTACCCCCGTGATGTATGATAGCAGGAGGAATTAGTGTGTTTTCCGGATATGGCACATCAGTTCTGTTTCCTCTTATAACCTTAACGTACATATATGCTCCTCAGTATGGGGTATCTGGGATATGTTGCTTTGGCGCTTCTTCGTACAAAATTCTATCGCCGTTAAACACCATATCGATATACTCTCCGTCCGTCATTTGCGGGCCGTTGCGATTGAACCTGACAAAGAGCTTCTTTGTTCCGCACTCGTCTCCGTCAGCTTCTATTTCTTCTGGTGTTTTGCTCTGTACCATGATAATAGTGGAGGCGTTTCTGGCGATCTTCGCGCTGTCTGCCAGCTTACCTGTGGCGGTTGCCTGAGCCGCGCCGATACCGGCGATGTTCATATTGCCGCAGATTTCATTCTTGACCAAGTCTGTAAGGCCGCCGAGGCTTTGGTAGGTGGCAAATGCATCCTCGTTATCACCGCCCTTGAAATAGTCGATAATCAGAACGTCGATACCTTGCTGGTGATAAACCTTTTTGACGACTGTGTAAATATTTTGTTCATCGAATACCGGCATATACAGATGGGTAAATGCCCGTGTTTTTAGCCACGCAACGGCATCTTCGATTCGCTTATGTTCTTCTTCGTTGTACTGGCCGGAACGAACACGGCGAAACTCAATGCCTGTCAAATGGGAAATCATTCTGCAGGTAAATAACCTTGAATTCAATTCACTGTCCAGATACAGGACGCGAAGCCCGCGCCTGAGCAGATCAACTGCGCAGTTCAGCAAAAGCATGGACTTTCCCATCTTTTGTTCAGCTCCAAAAATAACTAATTCCCCACGTTCAATCATGACGTAGGAATTAAGATTTTGGAATTTAAACGGTATAGCGCCATTGTTTTCGGGCGACTGGCGTTCCTCGATTTCCTGCCAATATTGTTCTACAACGTCCTTGTATTGAGGTACCTCGTTTGCGGTTGAAAACTCCATCATAACGTTATCGAGCGTTTCATAAATCTTGTGCTCGATCCCCGTCTCCGTGCTGTTAAAGCAAAGGCGCTCGCACTCGATAAGCTTTAAATATGTATCCCGCCTGAAAGCAGCGTCAAGAACATGGTCGACGATGGCTTTATAATCTTCCGGCGAACCCCTGGCAATATTTTTTGCGACATCAATCAGATCGTTCAACGATTGGATGGTAATGATTTCCGCAGCCTTTTCCGTTCCGCGCCGCGCAGAAATCATGTTTCTGATATTGTAAGCGTCAACCTTATCGATACCTTTTTTTGCAAGCTCACGAACCGCCCAATAAACGTATGCGTTTTGCGTGTCTGTGAAATGATTTGGTTTAAGTTGTTCCGAGTAAAAAGTGAGTTCTGGATTCATTAAGATCGAGGCGATGACGCCAGCCTCTGCCTCGATATTCTTAATGTCGCTCGCGCTTGAGCCCTCGATCAAATAATCACCACCAGATTATAGGTAGCATACGAGAATTTCCACGTCCATATCATCAAAGATTTCCATAATGATCTTTTTGACATCTTCCCAATTAAGTCTGTCAAGCCCACAGCCGATTTTCGGCATGGCGATCTTCTTGACTCCGTCTGTTTCCGCGTTCCGCCTCATTGATAAAAGCGCCTCACGCAGCGTACCAAGCGTTGGCTTATTCCAAAACTTTGGTTTTGTGACGAGATTATACACATTTGCGCATGTGAGGCAAATTGGCCCGCATGAATCGTAATCGATAAAGCGCCAGCGAGTTTTCAACATGTCCTTCATGCCGAATGCCTGATCGATTTGTTTGGCAATCCCGGCACCCAAGGCGTAGTCTCCGCTGATACAATGTGCAAGCATATAACCTTGTGGAACGCTGAGAAGATTCATTTGTTCTTCGTGGTAATACATACGCACCTCTTATAGAAAATCATAATAACAACAGTCGTCTTCTATCCCGCAAAGATTTCTGCAACGAAACGCTTCGATGGACGGTGGCCAGTCTTCTGTTGAAATAATTTTACGAATAGAGCCAACCGCCCAGTCTTTCGCCGCATCCAATTTCTCTATATCAAAAGGTTCCCTGATGAAACATTTTGTGCGATAGCAATTGAAAACCAGTTCCCTTGGATACTCGCCGTACAGTTCTTTGATAGGAATTGAATAAAGGTATAACTGTCTGAAATATTGGTCGAGTTCTTTGTCTGACAGGGTTGGTTTCTTTCTGTTGCTACGCGGCTTTAACGCTCTTGCCTTATGGTCGTATAAGATGATTCCGTCACTTTTTGTGAGATAATCCGCGTATCCGATAAAAGGGAAGCCATCTATTTCAAAACGGAATTCTTTTTCAATGCCGAGAGGAGAACCTTCAAACTCTGGCATGTCTTCAAAATAGGAAAGCCCGCCACGAAAATAGGATAAGAAAACTTGTTGAGTCGGTGCTTTTTCGGTCACGCGCTCCATGAAATGGCGGACATAGTATTGAGCAGCGTACTTTTTAGGTAGTTCGGAATTGAAGACGAGCTGGTGAATTTGATGAACAAACTCTCCGTACTGCGAAAAAAACTTTGGCTTTTCCTCGCACCCATGGAGATATTTCAAATAAAACCGATAAGGGCATGTCTCAAACGCAGACAACCTGGAATAGCTCCAGGTCATCTGCGAAGTGATGATGGAATACATGCGTTATATCAGAATGGGATTTTATCAGGATCGTTTTCGCCTTCCGCAGGATTGTCTTCCTGCTGCGCGGCTTCCGTTTTCGTGGCCTGTCCGCCTGTCCCGTTTACGATTTCAAAGGAAAATACCTTGTAATTGACATATTCCTTCTTTGATTCCTTATCGTAAGAATTGCTGACATCAACATCGCCGAGCTTGATGCGGTCCCGTTCTTTCAGACGAGATGCCAGTGCGTGAGCATTGCCGATAAATGTGCAGAAGCCAGAAAAATCCTGCTCGAAAGCGCCGGTATCCTTATTTTTTCTGGAGATGCTGAGACGAACCTTTGTAAAATTGCCCTTGCCGGGCTCTACGCCAAATACGGTGCCGTATGCACCGGTTCTAAAACCCATTTGTTTTTCCTCCAATTATAGTTTATACCAGTCTTCTCCCGGTACTTCGTAAATTGTCCAGTTCGGGTGAAGGCGAAGCATTTCATTATTCGTGAGCCGCCGAAGAAACCCGCCCTCGCGAGCATACCGAAGCTCTGTTTGGTAATTCAATTTTAGACGTCCGCACAGGATACAGCGCGAACCCGGACTGAGCGCGTCAAGAAATTCCTTCTTCTTGATCGGATCCTGAACCCAGCAGTATTTTTCCGGCAGCGTGGCATGGATAAAACAATCATCCCAAATGTGCTTATGATCGGATTTCTTTGACGACTTGCTGGTGCTTGAATCTTTCTTCTTTCGATAAGGCGCAATGACTTCTTCGGACATAAACTCACCTCATTCAGTTATTCTTCCTCCGAGAATTTATCATTCAGATCATCCATCAGTTTCGTGGCAATGATTGGATCCTTGATCGTCAGGTAATTCGTGCTTGGCTTGCCGCGTTCAAAAACGTGCTGTTTAATAACGGCAATCACGTCCTTTTCGGCCTCCGGATGCTTGGCTATGTATCGGCTGAGCTTCGCCTTGATTTGCTCCACGATACCCTTGGCGATTTCGTGCTGCTCCGCGTCTTCCGCTTCCTTCTGTTTTGTGCGCCAGTTATCCGGATCATCCTCGGTGGTGGAAACGTTGAAATATTTAAGCAGGAAGTACCTGCTGGAATAGGATAACCCAGAGCCGAAAGCCTGGCTGGCGTCTGACTGCTGGCCGACGAGGCTCCACGGAATCGAAATCCGATCTTCCGGATTTGCATTATCCACCCATGTCCAGGTGGTGTCGGCTTTGATCAGAATTTCATTGACTTGCTCCTGATATACTTTTCCGTCTTTTGTCGCCTTCGTTTTTTCGTAATGATAAGGCTCCATAACGGTTGTTCCGGGGACGATGCCAGGGAGCAAAGAAACTCCAAGCCTATCCATGAGACCGGTGATCTTTGACAGGATTTGTTCTTCGGTAACGTATTTGTAGCCGTAGCCCTGTTTATCCTTTTGCAGAACCTCTACTACTTTGCGGATTTTAGCAAGCTTCTGGAGGAGGTTGAGCCCCTCTGCCGCTTCTGTTTTTACAGGCAAATACAACACCCTTTCCTTTATTCGTTATAAGCCAGCAGGAATTCCGGCGAAACAGCCTTGAACGAATGTTTCCCGTCGTTGCTCCGGAATACAATTCCCTCTCTGAGCGTATCTGCCAGTGTGCTCTGACCTGTGGCATAAGCCAAAACTTCTTCGACGGAATCTGGCAGGACGTAACCCGTGCCAATGATAGGCACGAACTTCATGCCGTGCTGCTCGATGATGGATTTTGCGCGAATGGAATCGACTCTCCCCGTTGGATAAATGAGATTAAATACATAGAGATCTGGCTCCTTGACCTTGTATTTATTACCCTGCACATTGGGAGCGACGCATTCTCCCTGGATGGCGATCCAATCGCGATCGCCGATCATATTTCTTAGCGCATTTTCGATCTGATACCGATCGGAAACCCGCCAATAGGGGGTGCGATCCGGCTTCAATAGCCGCAAGTTCCTGGAGCAGACGATATACTCAAACGTATCTTTTTTAAATGGTATACGGCTCTTGTGACGAACCAGCGCGAATGTTCCAGACTGGCCATCCACTTTTTCCGTGGCGATCCATTCCCGTTTATCATGAACGATGTTCGGAATATTCTGGATTCGTATTTCATCGGTTTTGCTGACGAAGGTCGGGAAGCCCTTGTTCCTTTTCTTTGGCAGGACAAGGCTTCTAAACCATTTAAAACGCATCAAAAAAGCAGGGTACTTTCGCACCTTGCTCTTACCGGTTTCATCCGGTTCTGGGTCGGCGTCCATAGTTGGCTCGTATTGGGTGATGCCGAGGATTTCGGTAACGTCTTCCTCCAATTCGTATTCTCCGTTTTCCTTCGGAGGCAGAATGGAGAGCGGGAAACAGATTCCCTGGCTGATAACGCCAGCCATCTTCATGGTGCGAATACGAAAATCCTTCTTGCGCAGAAATTCAAACTCCGGCTTCTCCGGCATAACAGAATCGATTTCGACATAAACACATCGATCCCCCGGAGAAAACTCACTTTTTTGAACGATGACCTGCCATCCATCCACCGTGGCAAGACCAATACGGTCCTTGCCTTCGATAGGGGAGATAGAGGCAATCGTTTTAATGCTTGCCAATTTTCTCATCTTTTATTTTCACCTTTATTTCAAAATCTTTCAACAAAATTACATCTGCCAATAAACAGATTGCAACGCCAATAGCAGCCAAATCACTGAAATTAAGTATGCCGCAGATAATTGCGCATATAATAATCATGAGAAAAACTCCGGCGTTTCAACCGGCTGAACGATGGAATCGCCCTCTGCGATAAGCTCTTTGAGTTCGCGAACTTTTAGAAGAACGCGGGCGTTAAACTCAGCGAGCTCGTGCTGCCACGCTGTTGTTTTGGGAAGAAGAGGGATATTCCATTCGCGCTGGTCTTTGATGAGCTCTTCCATTTCTTCAAAGTCTTTATCAGTCATCTTGGAAACAGTACAGCATAAAAGGTCAATTTTATTCATTTCAACTTGTGGAGTTTCCCGCGATTTCTCATCATGCGTTTCCGACATTTTTACCATTTCCTTCAGTTTTACTCAAAACGACGCTCGCCAACGCCGCAACAAGATTGGAATTAAAAAGACTGTCTACCCGTGATTTGATTTCCTCAGAAATCCGAGTATCCAGCCAGCTCGCCTGTGACGCGAGTTCTTTTGTTTTTTGATTTGCGTAGTCTTTGATGGGTTTGAGGAAATCATCAATCGATTTCATGAGGATCCTTTCATCGACGTATTTTTCAGCGGCAATATCAACAATTTTTGCACGCATCTTTTCGCGAAGTTCCTTTGCTCCATAGTAATTGTAGGAGCGGCTCAATTCGTCAACGACTCTATCAATTTGTTTTTTCACTGCTTCGTCGATCAGCTCGCGGACCCTCCCATCAATTTCCGCTGCGGCGATACTGCGAACTTTGGACTTCAGCAGCTGGATGGATGCTTCATCAAAAATATCATTGCTGATTTCAATTGGAATATTGATTTTCGGCATTTCTACTCTCCTCGTATTATAGCTTCTATTGTTCCCATCCATGTTTTACGGCCTCATCATAGAAATCGTTACCACCGGTTACCCACTTAAACGCATGGAGAAAAGAATTGGCAAGGCCGTAATTATCATGGGCAGCCCACAAGAAAGCTCGCTCCATGATTTTTAAAGAATGTTCAGTTGGATTATGGCTGTATGTGCCGAGGTGATGCCAGAATAATTCTGACAAATCTCCATGCACCCATTCTCGAAAATCAGAAGGACACTTCGATTCATCTCCCTTTTTAGTCAATTCCAAAAGATTTTCTTCATTGGTCTTCATGCTACACCTCTCTTGTGATGCGAAAACAACGGCGTTTCAGACACAGAACGGTCCGTTTTACAAAATCACGTATATCTACCGTCTCCATCTACATACACAGCGTCCGGATGGTTGCAAACACCACAACCAGCAAAGTCACAGTCCTGGCAATTCATTTCGCCATTCATATCCGGATCGTCATCCTCGTCGGTTGGGCATTTAAGCAAATGAGTCTTACACATGGAACCGCTCCTTTTTTCATTATTCTATCTTCCCGGCTTTGTTGAAAAGCAAATCGATGCTGTCCGCCGCGTCATGAATCGTAATTCCTCTGCATCTGTTATCAAACTCAAACACTTCATAGTGGTTTCTGTACATTGATCTATCGAGCATTTCCAGCAAAATGTCGAAATCACTCTTTTTAGCTGTCACGGTTTAACCTGAACCGAACCGCGTTCTTTAAGTAATCAATGTACTGTGGATCGCGGCACATGGTTTTCCCTTCAGAATCTGAGAGCTTGGCAACCGGGTTCCCATTAACGGACTGGAGCTTGATAACGATATTGAGAGGAGTGGCTATGGTATCGTTGGAAACAAATGTGCCGATACCAAAGGAAACCTTGGCGCGATCTTTAAAATAATCGTACAGCGCCTGTGCTTTTTTGAAATTCAGGCTGTCGGAGAACAGAAGTGTTTTGGTTTTTGGGTCGATGCCATACTTCTGGTAATGAGCAATCATCTTATCGCCCCATACATATGGATCGCCGGAATCATGGCGGACGCCGGTAAAGTTGTTGCACATGCTACGGTCGAAATCCAGAAGGAATAAATCGGTAGTGATCGTGTCCGTAAGCGCTGTGCCGTTATCCCCTTTGTATTCGTTATACCAATCCTTAAGTGCGTAATAATTCGTATAAGCCAGCGGGATTTTTGGAATTCCCTGGTACATTTGGACGAACTCATGGGCGAATGTGCCGATTGGAGTAAGACCGTATTTCTTGGCCAAGTACACATTGGAAGTGCCAACCATGTTTCTGATGTTGTTATCGACGAACATCTGAATCATTTCGTCCTCCCATTCGCGGGATAAACGACGGCGGCAGCCGAACTCGGCAAAGTTGAATGTATAATTGCCATTTTTGAAATTCAAGATCTTATCGTGCAAAAGACCTCTCGCGCTTCCTACCAGCGCGTTGTAAGAGTATTCCGGATGCATACGAAAATACACTTCATTGATAATTTCCAGCAGGTAGATCTCGAATTGCATTGCGGAAAACAGAGGGCCGGAAACCCTGACAGACAATTCTCCGCTGTCATACAGGCCAATCGAAACATACTTTTCGATAGGATGCCAAAGACGGAGGAATTCGACGTAATCCGGTTTAATAAAGCGGATGGAACGCAGATAATTCAGTTCGTCGTCGGTGAACCGGAGGGCACAAAGGTGCTTGATCTGCTCGTAGATTTCCTGCAGCATTTCTTCCGTAAAAACCACGCCTTGGTTTCTGCATTTGAAATCATATTCTCCCCATAAATCCGAATGAAAATGGAACATGACCTGGTTCATATTGAACTTATACAAGTCGGTGTCAAGCAGAGATTGGATAATTGGTTCAAGTTTCATAGGTAATTCTCCTTGATATAGCGGAGGACTTCCTCCGGCACGATACGCTTAATTGAATCAATATGTGCCTTTGCCTGTTGAATATGCTCTCTTACGTCTGTTGACGACATTCCTTTGTATGCGGACGGCGCTTCTATTTCTGTGACATATTGCGCGATACTTTGATAGAACGGAGTGTTTTTGATGTATGAGTTTGCGAAAGAAAACGGCCGAGACATAACGACAATGCCGAATTCTTTGGCTATCTCGGGCACATTTTTCCAAGCAGTTTCCATTTGTAGAAATTGATCCTCGCCAATTAGCAGCTTTGGCTTGATGCCGAACCTATCCCGAAGCCAGCATAGCGTCTCATATGTCCTTGGCTGCATATCGGCTACGATATCATGATTGCAAACGTTAAGCCAAGGATGGTTTTGTATGAGGCTATCTAACATATATATGCGTTCGCCATCTTCAAAAGCGAAATTCTTCTTTTGAATCTCGGTAATATATTCACTTTGCGATGGAATAAAGATAACCTCTTCGCTGCAGGTTTTCTTCATGGCGAGTTCTGCCAATTCGATATGGGCTTTTGTTGGGGGATTAAACGCGCCAAAGAAGGCAAGTATTCTTTTCAATATTCATCACTCCATACGGGCGGGATCAGCGTATATGGCTTCATAAACTTGTGGAGATTCGCACAATGCTTTTGGTATATTTTCAGATCAATCTCGCTGTTTCCGCTTGTTCCAAAACGGATATATTGATGAATATCTGAATAGAGGATACCGAGCTTCTCTTCGTCGCACATACCAGAGAGACCGTCGGACGGAGTCTTCACGACCAGTTCACGCGGAAGCTCTTCCATGGTTAGGCCAACCTGCACGACCTCCTCGCTGGTCAAGTTCCCAAGAACGGAGAGGTCGCATGAAGTATCTCCGTCCTTCGTGCAATAACCGACGGTAATTTCGGACAAATTCCCTGTCCCGGCAAGCCGTGCTCCGAGTGCCTGTGTAATATACCGGAGCGCTGTCATACGCAGCCTGGGACCGATATTGATGTCGCTTTCGGGAGAGAAGAGGACATCGAAATATTCATGCTCACTGCGATCATTCGCCAAGTCAATTGCCCTGAGCAGCTCTATGTGCGCAGCCCCAATGTTGATTTCTGTATGAGGAATTTCCAGCACACGGCATACCTTTAAGCTATCGGATATATCCAACTGAACCTTATCGGGAAGCATAACGCCGAATACATTTTCTTTTCCGAGGGCTCTTACGCACAGGGCGGCAGTGACGGTGGAGTCTTTACCACCAGAAATTCCGACAACAACCCTTTCAATCCCCTGGCCGTTCATGTATTCTCTGATTTGAGAGACAAGCTCATCCCGCACACGAACTGGATCAAAACGATAAGTCATAAAACCTCCGATTAAATGATTTCAATCTGGCACGATTTCATTGTTTTAAGCGCGGCTTCGTGCAATTCTGGCGTTACGCCAGCACAGCAAGCCGCGTTGACCCGAATGATTGCGTTTGGAAGGAACGTTTTAAGAAGCAGCGCGTTGGTGACAACGCAGATATCCGTGCACAGGCCAACCAATTCAATAATGACATTTTCGCAGGCCGCCGGTCGCCATTGAAGGGTATATCCGAGCGGGATGGAGCCAAATGTATTCTTGATGATGATATTGTTTTGCGGAATGAGTTCCAGAATCTCCTGCGGGATTTCATGCCCCGGACTTCCGTCAATGCAGTGTCGCACGGGAAGGTATTTACCCTCCGTCGTATCAAGGTAATCGTTGCCGTGTGTGTCCTGCGTGGCGAATACCTCGTAACCTTCATTGATACATTCCTTGATTCGATCAACGACACGCGGGACAATAGCCTGAGCTTCTTTGGTGCCAAGAGAACCGTCGATAAAATCATTCTGCATGTCGATAACAACAAGATATTTTTTGGTAGTCAATTCATATCCTCCATTTAAGTCGTCTCGTCAGCCTCAGTCTTTTCTTCCCGGTCGATGATCTTTTCCAATGCGTCAGTTCTGGCGATGTAGGTTCTTTTTGTAACACGCTCATCAGCTGCGCGAACCTTGCCAAGGATCTGAGACAGCTTATTGACAAGCGTTTTATCGCTGATGAATTCATAGAAGGGCTGGAGCAGATCGTTTTCATTCTTGCAAAGCCTGCGCTGCCTGCGTGCGTTTCTGATAGCAAGGCAAATATTTGGATCATCATCGTCCGTCATTTCAACATAATGAAGAAGATCCTGCAGCGTATTTTCCATCTCGTCGCATTCTCTGAGATTTCCTTCGTAACGGCTGACTACGTTAGAACAGAATTCGAGGAACTTGCAGAGGTGATCCTCCGGATGGCACGTATCAAACTCCGCCTCACGGTGAAGCATTACCGGCGATTGCATATCAATAGCTCCTTTGCTGATAATAGCCACGCTGCCAATTATTTAAGCTATGGGTTCGCTGCCTGCGGTATCTGGCCTCACTGCGCAGGCGCCGATGGACACAGGACAGATGAATACCGCGCCATATCAGCATACCGACGACAAGAAGAAACAGAGCGAGAGCGGCAAGCTGCCATGGTAGAAAATAGAACACAGCAATACCTCCAGTTTATTTTTCTGTACGAAAAAAGACAGCCAGGAACGGCTGTCTGGATAAAGAATAAATGATTACGATGCGTTGTACCGAACACTGGTCTCCCATGTTTTGACCAGGGTATCGAAATCAATGAAAGAAATAGCGGATGTAGCCACGAGATTGGCTACGGCGATTTGCTTCATATAGGAATCCGGCAAATGGGTAATATAACGGCCGAGGCGGGCTTTTGACATGCGCTGCGGATTTTCACAAAGCGCGATACTGTCCCGCCTAAGCCCTGTATCTTTCGCCGGAAGATAAACGTGGGTCGGAAGATTGATCTTTTTGATTGCGGATGTAAGGGGGAGAGCAATCAGATTTGGGCTGTGGGCGTTGCCGATATTATTTTGGAAAACGATGCCAGGCCGCAAACCGCCCTGCTCGCTGCCCTCCCCGTCGAATGACATCATATAGATATCGCCGATCTTGGGATTCCTGATTGTGTCGTTTGGATAGATAGCCATAGTGAATACCTCGCTCGTTCTTGATTACGGGCTGAGTATACCACGGGCCACCTAAAACCCAAAATTCAGGAATCATATATTTCGATGCTCATTTGGATATAATATGCGTTTTGAGTAAATTTCATGAACAATCACTACAAAATGTTGCAATATTGTATATTATTTACGAAAATCGTAAATCACGGATCTTGAGAGTCTCCGTTAAACGGATAGGATGAATAACAAGAAGTATAGTCGGATATATATTCGTCGCTATTATTCGCGATCTGCTCATTCATAGCGCCGTGCTCCTCTTCTTGCGCCGATTCTACAAATCTGCCATTCATCCAAATTCTTTCAGAATGGTCGCAGGTATCACATTCCGCAGGCCGATCATTTGATTCCCCATGTTCTTTCTTTGTTTCTTCGCAAAACTTATCCTGCTCTTTGGACTCTGATTCTTTTTTCTTTATGAACCAATAGATATCATAGCAGGCGAAGAACACATATATCGCCAGTGAAAACGGATTGAACGTGTGATCGGTGAAGAATTTCAGACACTCGACAATGAAACCAATCGGTGTGAAAATGAATCCAAACAGCCGGAGAAACAGGCGCATAACGCCCTGCTTGTCATTTGAAGCCACGTACACAAGCGCGAATACGCATGACAGCGACGCAAAGAAAAAGCAGATAACAGAACCTTCTGTGAACTCAAGGATTTTACCGCAAACGAAGAAACTCAGGAAAGCCCATATCGCGCAGGCAGCACCGAGCAAAGAGGATCTGCTTTCATCGGCAACCCCCTTCTTAATAATGATAAAAATCCCTAACGCGATCCAAAACACACCGGCTACAAGTTCCATCGTTGCTGCACTAATTCCTTTCAGTTATTCGTGAAAACCATTAGGCCATTCGCCAGACGCAATGATCCTTCTGGCGCACTCCTCTCTCCATAAGGAGAGCGCAATCTGATACGCTTGGCTGTCGGACGAAAAAATTTCTATCCATTCTTGCTGAGAATGCATTTTCATTGCACCGTTGCGATTCTGCACATAACGCTTGGACATGAAATGAGCAAGCTGTTTATTGGTTGGGGCAATCTTTTGTACTCTTTCGCGAACCTCGTCTGAAAAGAATTTTGATTCCTTGAGCGGAGCCGTTTGCTTATGCTTCCTTTTAAACCATCGTTTCGAGTCAAGCTCTCGTCTGTATTCTGCCTCGATTTGATCCAGAGATTTATCGATCTCTTCTATTTTCTTTTGTCTCCAGAACCAGGTCGCTCTTTGTTTAACAATATTGTCTTTCAAATAGTAAAATGAGCTTTCTGGATCGATAAGAAGATTATGATCCTGGATTGAATGGTGGAAAAATTGGTCATAGTATTTGTGGAAATATTCATCGTCGCTGACGATCTCATAGATTTCCTGATCTGAGGGGACGGATTGTTCGATATCCCATTTCTTGTCTTTTACAATTTTTTCAATCCTTTCCTTTATTACTTGCGGATGAAACTCCATGCAGTGCAAAAAAAGCTGTATATACGGATACGTCAAACATATCCCCGTAGCAGAAAGAATCCCTGCAAGTATTTCGTTGCTATGCCCCCAAATCACCACCGGACCAACCGTGAGCGCCAAATAGATAAGAATATAGGATACTACGCAAGGATACCGTTTGTGTATCTTCCAACCAATCAGAATAATGGTTCCAACAACCCATAAAAAATCCATTTTGCTTACTTGCAAGCCTGTTCAATTGACTCGTTCGCTTCGTTAATGCTTTCTATGGCTTCCTCCAAAGCGTCAACGGCTTCTTCCATCGCTTCGTAACGTTCTGAATTCTGTAGATTTTCCGGCATATTATCAAGGCAATCCTTTTCTTCTTCGCGAACGCTTTCGACGATAGATACCGCCTGACCGAGATGATCGACAGCTGCTTGCAATTTCTCCCGCCTTTTACTATTCATTCAATGTGAACACCACTTTCATTGTATTCGATCAGCTCATGAAAGTCAACTACCATTCCTATGGATTTATGCGATTATTGATTAATCATCGCCGGTCAGAATTGGAAGAAGCCCGCCTCCGCCATAAACACTTGGCAGCTTTCCATCCCATTGCAGGGACTTGTTGTACTCAATCAGGTCATTCGTGATGGATTTAGCAATCTTTTCATTTGCGTCTGCTTCCGCTTCTGCCTTTGTGCGAATAGCATAGGCGTCCGCGTCCGCGTTGATTTTTGCTACGTCTGCGTCGGCCTGGGCTTTGATCTTCTGCCGTTCCGCAGTCTGCTGCGCCTCCATTGTTTGCTGCTCCTGCTGCGTTTTAGCCTTCTGAAGTTCCTGGCTGGCAACCTGCTTTGCTTCTACAGCGTTGGTAAAGGCGTCGGTAAAGTCAATATTCTCGATGGCGACGGAAATGATATTGAGCCCACGGCCGGAAAGGTCTCCGCGCATCAAAGAGAGGATTGATGCCGACAAATCGTTTCGGTTGGAGATCAGACCCTCTGCGGTGTATTTGGAAAAGATAGATTTTACGTCTTCTTCGATGCGCGGTCTGACAAGAATATCAAGATACCCTGTGCCAACATCCCGGTACAGAGTCATAGCAGTTGATTTATCGATATTCAGCGTGACAGACCCCTTGACGGAAACTTCCTGAATATCGGACGAGAACGCCTGAAGCTCAAATGGCAGCCGCTGTTCCCGGTTATCCATCGTCACGACGGTATCAAACGGAGATTTTGTATGGATACCGGCATCCAGTGTGGTATCGTGAACCTTGCCGAATGTTGTGACGATGCCCGTATACCCCGTCGGCACATGACCGAAAAAGCTGATGGCAAACACGACAACGCCGACGATCGCTGCGATCGCTCCGACGGCCTTCGGGCCTCCCTCATGCTCGATCGCTCCGTATACGCATCCAACGATACCCGCTAAAATGATAATGATACCAATAATGAAAAATCCCAAGCTAACCACTCCTTTAATTCTTATATGTCGTCGAAAATTCTGGCCGTATTGATGAAAATCTGCTTGAGCTGTTCATCATAGCCAAACCTTTCGGCGTTAATGTCGATACTCTTGAGCAGATTTCCGTTGTTCTGCCTGAGCGTCGCGGCCTTCCAATCGCAGAACATCTCAACGATATCAATCAAGTCCATATCATTGATGCCGTTGGCAAAGTGCTCAGGATGATGACGGCAATTGGCATAGTGGTGCTCAAGAGCGACATTCATATTTTTGATGCAGTCCTGATATTCTTCGGACCCATACTGCAGCTCCGCCAGCATAGGCGTATACTGAGTGAAAATATCGAGCTCAGGCGGCTCCAGCTTCGGTTTGTCATGATCTACGCCGCGCTGTGTAAGCCTGTCCGTGAACATGCGGATATATCTTCGCACATTCTCAATATGCTTGATCGTTTCGAGCTTGCACTGATCTTTGGTCAATCGTCTTCACCTCCTTAAGCGGCTCTGTTTCTTAAAAAACTGACCGTATCGATAATAATATCGGCGGCTTCTTCCATTTCTTCCATTGTATTTTGGTCCGAAAAAGACACCCGGATTGTTTGGGAGGCTTCCTGTGGAGTCAGCCCGGATGCCAGAAGAACGTAGCTCGGCTCCGATGACTGAGAGTTACAGGCAGCGCCTGTGGATACGCAAACACCGCGAAGACTCAGGGCTGCTGAGAGCGTTTCCCCGTCAACGCCGTCAAAAAAGTAGCTGGCAACCTTTGGGCAGGTAAATGTGGAAGAAAAATTCCTGTAGAATCCTTCCAGGCCGTTTTTGAGCAGGCGGAATAAATGCTCTTCAAGCTGCCTGATGTGAACGGCGCGTTCAAACTGCAATGAGGTGACGGCCTTGGCTGCCTCGCCGAACCCGATAATACCCGGTACGTTCTGCGTGCCTGGACGAAGGAACATCTCCTGCTCTCCGCCGCAAAGAATGGGGTTGATTAGGTCAGCCGATCTGACCCAAAGCGCTCCAATTCCCTTTGGCCCGTTGATTTTATGAGCGGAAACCGTCAGAAAATCAGCGCACAAACTCCTATGGTTGATCTCATAGCATCCGGCCGCCTGGACGCAGTCAACATGGAATAAAACATTCCTTTTATCGAGGAGCCTGCCAATGGCAGCTACCTGATTGACACACCCTGTTTCGTTATTTACAAACATAATGGACACAAAACCGGTATTGGAACGAAGAGCGTTCTTTACCTGCTCAGCGGTAATAAGACCATGCTCGATAGGCTTTAGGTAAGTCACCTGGAAGCCTTGATTTTCAAGCCTTCTGAACGCCTCCAGAACGGATTTGTGCTCGGTCATAGAAGTTATCAAGTGCGTCTTTCCGGACGCCAGAAGACGCCTGGATGCGCCGAGAATAGCCAAATTATTGGCTTCTGTGCCGCCTGATGTAAATACAACATGAGGCCACTGATGATCGCCAAACAGGCCGGAGACATACATCCTGGCCTGATAGATTGGATCATGTAAAATGCTCCCTGCTTCATGAAGGCTTTCCGGATTTCCAAAGTTGGTTTCAAAATAAGGGAGCATTTCTTCGACGACACGCCTTGAGCATGGCGTGGTAGCCGCGTTGTCTAAATAGATCAATGGACATCATCTCTCTCAAATAATTGTTCAATAGACATGTGCGAACCGATGACTTTATGTATCCTGATTGCGTCATCCAGGGTGAAAGAAGACTCCCCTCGAAATCGGCTTCTTAGCGTATAATATGGGATCCCGGTCGCCTCTGCGAGCATCTGTGTATCCATATTATTCGCCAGCAATTCATGGCCGATTTTTTTATAAACCAATTGTGACCTCATAAAGCCTCCTTTCGCTCAGATAAGAAAAGCCCCGCCCCTTTCAGGACTGAAGAAGATGTTTAGTTTACACCCGAAAATTGTTAATTGTTCAAAATATAGCGACTGTTATACAGCCAATATCTGCTTTAAAAATGGCGAATAACGAAACGCTTGAGTGAATAACGGATTTCGTAATGTAGTATTTGCGATGTGTGAACGAACGTTGGATGTATGACGAAACGCATATTGTTATCTTCTAAAAAGCTTAAGAAGTGCTTTTTATCTTGCATTAATAATAAATACATACAGTAGTTGGAAATCAACCCAACTAAAACATTTGCATTTCTGGAACGTAGGACTTCCCACGCGAAAGACGGAACAAAACCTTTCCCATTCGGGAAGAGTTGAATCCCTATTTTCCGCAGCATCATACTTCATCTGCGGCTGAAGCGGTGTTCACTTCGCATAATCTTCAGCCCTGAAAGGGGCGGGCAATGCACGAAAGCGCCTTGTAAAATCAGGCGGTTTCCGCGCTTAAGAATGATTCAACAGATTCTTCAAAGCTTTCAGTCATATTGAATACCGGGTCGATAACAACCTCGATATCCAGCATAGCGTGATCAAGCATTTCAGAGATCTTGTTCGCCTCATCGGTAAAACCCTTTGCGAGATTGCGGACAAGGTTGCGGTCGAAGTCAATCGTGGTAACGGACTTGATTTCGTAGATATAGGGGACTTGATCTCCATTGGCGTTGAACTTATAATCGCGACCGTTTATCAAGGCTTCCGTATTCTTGATAGCGGCCATTCGGCGCAGCGTCCTCGCAGCGTCCTGGCGAATTTTGTTCGCCTCCATTTCCGCGTCAAAGCACGCGGGTTTGTAACCACGCTTTGCTGTTTCGACAGCATGGCACAGACGAACCTTTTCATTGACCAGCGCCTGGAAAAACCGCACGATTTCATCAACTTTGTAATCCCCAAGCGTGCGCTCAGCCGTCGCGTCCAATTTCTCATCTTCTGCGTCAGGATTGGCTTTCTTACGCTGATGAACCTGAACTGTTCTGGTAACGTTGTTGTTGATGCCCAGGTAGCCGGATGTTTGGTTCATCATCTGGTTCAAGTAGTTATGATAACGAAATGACTCTTTGAGATTCATAAGCATCTTCCTTTCATTATGTAACGGTTCCTTCGGCGAGCGCCACAACAGGATTGCAGGTGGCATAATTCATTAGGAATCGGAATGTTCTCACTGCGTCCATAGGCGATTCGATAATGGCATGGATCAGGCAGTGATCGGCGTCGCTGTTTGCTGGGCAATCAGAACATTTTTCTGAGCCATCACAAAAGCATTTGGCTGCGTGTTTTATATCAGTATCGTCCATTGTTACCCTCCCGTTTTTCGCTCTCATTGGACAAGGCAAGGATTTGATCCTGCCCAAAATTGGACGATAGAAATGCCGCGATGAGTTTCCCGTCTCTGTCCGTTGTATCAACGATGACCTTCTTGTCGATTGTTTTGTCGCATGTGGCCTGAAGCTGTTGAATGTAGTCTCCGATCTTCATAGAACTGGTCAGTGCTCAGCAAAGCATACGGACTCTCCTTTCTGGAGATCCCAGCAGGAGCAGCCCGTCATGACGCAATCTCCGCAATACTTTGGGCATTGCCAGGCGGAATCGGGTATGCCGCTGTTATCTCCGTTCTTGAAGCGTATATAAGCTACAGGGAAATTGTTCGGATTATCCGGAGCCCAATCTCCCCATGCGCTGAATACCACACGCAGATTTCCGGGGATATCACCGTGCTGTTTGACATATGTATTGACGATCCATGCTTTCTTTGTGAAAGCGAGGAATTGCGTGTTTGGCAGTTCATTTGCTACGCGGACCATCATATCGAAAAACGAAGCGTCCGGAATGTCGCCGGATGAAAAGTAGCGGAAGAACCTTGAATGGAACGCAGAGATTTTGATATCTGTCTCAAACTGTTCAGGCGCCTCTTTCCAGATCATGAGATTCAAAGCGAGGAGATTCTTTACATTCGGGAATGAGAATCTGCCCTTTCGCGCATAGCACTTTTTGAAGCAAGGCGCGTCTGGATCGCATGTAATTCCAGCGGGGAAACTTACGGACGGAATATCCGCTCCAAGCTTGGTTATACCATGAGAAATATGGACGTGTTCCATTACCACGTTGACCACAGCTTCCTTTCGCAAAAATGCACCTTGCGCAGAGAGCTTTTCTGAACCATGATTACATTAGAACACCCCTTGCGCTGGACAGACGCATATCCGTTGCCAAGATCCTTGACGAATCGTACTGCATATTTCGTGAGTCCGTAACGGTCATAGCACCAAAGCTTCCTTCCTGGCGTCATGAGCATGGCTTAAATCCCCTTTCCTGATATTGTGTGTGATGCCGCACCATCTGCGTATCTCTCGGCCGTACTAACATTGGGCCGAGAGTGCGATCGAGATAGAAACTTTCGTTTCTCCTTCCGGTTAAACCAAAAAGGCTCGCCAGAAATCATGGCGAAAATTGCATGGTGCAAACGTGTATAAACGCTATCTGATAGCTGCCACATTTAAATAAAAGAATATGTGACCCTAATTCTCGTGGGTGTGTTACTCACAGCCCGAGAATTAGGGGAGCATAATGTTTTATTTAAATGAAGGCCAAGCTTTTACTCGTGAATGAGTACATTAAGTTCACTCTCCCGATTAAACCTGGAAGATTCGATTGCTTATATGTATGAATAAACGCGGAACAATCGAAAATTTTCATAGCGTGTATATCAAATAATGTTTCATTGCAATCTAATATATGTGTGTGTGAAAGGCGGAGTGGGCGCTGGAGGGGCGAGTTCAGGTGTAGTTTGTGGTTCTGATGTTTCGGTTCTTTGTATATTGTTCAGGCCTTTGCTTTCTTTTGGCTTGTTTTCATTGATTGTGTTCCGTGTCTGAGCTTTCGGATTACATGCTTAGCCTGGTTAGCTCGTGCGCTTTTCGTCGTGCGGCCCGCGTTCCCTTTCCGGACTATGTGTTACTTCAGCGTATCACATGAAGCGCTCAAAATACACTATGTACCTAAGAGCAGTTTTCATTGCAATTGAAACTTGTATTTTATGATCTTTGCATTATAGCGGGAGTGACAATGTATGAGAAATCGTGGTGTTTTCCATTGTTTTTTATATCTTCTAAATCAAAAATTCTTATTTTATCCTGTGATGTCGATTTTACAAGCGTTCGTTATTGCGTCTGTCAGCCGATACTTACAGTCCCGCCATCCAGCAAAGTATCCGTTGAGAAGCCCCTCGGCTGCCGCATGAAAATTTCTTTCTTCGCATGGGATACTTGCCAGGAACGTTTCGTCAGGGGAGTAGAGCCTGAGCGTATCGGACTTAGTGATTTCATTATAATTGAGTTCTGCCTTGAACCCATTCGGAAATTGAAGCGCCCTGGACATATCAAACCTTCTTTCCTTAATTATAAAGAAAGCGCGGTTCAAATTCACAATCCGCGCCCTTGATCTGAGTAGTGCTGAGATAAACCTGTGTGATGTTTTCTTTCGTGAGCCAGCGCTCGCCGTATTCTCTGAGCCCCTCAAAGCACCAATCGAGGAACATCCGGATGGCAGGATGGACGATGATCACCTCGCGCTTTTCTTCCCACCATGCGTATTCATTTTCATAAGTGAACAAAGCGCCCATGTAAGCACGGCCCGCTCCAAGAAAATCGCAGAGCATTTCGGCCGCGCTCCTGTATGGCATACAGACGGGCCGCATCCCTTTTTGGAAATCATCCACCCAGTATTCCCAGTGGTGCTTGTTTCGACCGCGATGATGGAGCCAGGCGACAGACACGCCATTCTTTTTCTTGCAAGCGTCAATAGGCGAGCTTGTCCCCTGGTAGAAACGGGCTGACTCAAGGAATTCGGCTGGCGAAAACTTGGAAAGGTCATGCGTGATCCCTTCTCGGTACAGACCGATCATAAAGCAGTAATGGCGGACCCATTTACGATGCTGGATGATCTTTCTGAGGTGAAGGAAAGCCTTATTCTTTATTGCCATTCTGTTATCCTTTCTTTGATCAATTAGGGCGCTTTCTACTCCTTATCCGGAATTTCAGAGGTTTGCCCGGTCTGAGGATCGTACTCGTAGTATTTGACGATCCCTGTGTAGTATCTGACTGTGCCGTTTCGGAATTTCATTTTATCGGGGCAATCGTCAGGATCCTGCTTTACATAGACTGAAATAGTCAGGGTCGGATGCTGCAAAGAGAATTCCTTTATGGCAGATTCGATTATTTCATCATCTCGAATCCCTTCCGAAAAGAATGATGCCTGATAAAACCCGTTATCCCAGTTACCGGGCTCATCAAGATAGTTTCCGAGGGCGATAGACAATGCGTCCGCCTCTCTTTTGGAAATAACTTGCGCTTCGACGCACCAATCACGGCATACCGGCACTGAATTCATCCTCCAATCTAATCACAAATAACTCGTCGATTAACATCCATTACAAATTTTTCAATCTTGTCTGCATCTGGACTGTTTGGAAGAGACGTGTTTTCCTTCGCGTATTCCATGCGATGAGAAAGATGGTGCACCAAATCGAAGAATGAGCTGTCGAACGTACCGTCTTCGTGCTGGAATTTTCCATTCCTAATGCTCATCAAAAGGTCGTGATCCTTCTCTCTATATGTGACGACTTCTTCCTTTTCCAAAATATCGATGGCCATCAAATACAGGCGAATTAAATGCATGGCGTGTTTATTCAGATGAAAATCATCTTTCTTTTTATTTCTTCCATGCAGATCGTTCTGATAGTCGTTAATGACATTATTGATTTCGTTGACCAGCGCCTTTAAATCCCTGACGGGATAATATCCTAAATCCATGGTGATATATGTTTCGGTTTCCAGGTCATCATGGACGGCTGCGCCTAAATCAAGCGTGTATGAAACAGGGATGGCTCTTCCTTCGTTATTAAAATTCTTGACAACCTTATCAATGCTGTTTCGGATATGAACTTCTTTCCTGCCTTGATCAAGCCTGTCACGGGCAATGGCGTTCTCAAGGCGACGAAGCTGTGAGAACGCATAGCCACCGAATGTATAGGCGGCACGTTTCGACAAGAACATTTTTCTGTTCTCGATCATTTGCCTGCCGACATCCGACATGAAAAAATAATGCTCAGGTTTGCAACCGAGCATCTCTATTACATTTGGATTGCAGCAATGGAGGAGACGGATCAATTTGTTGAAGGCGTAAATCGTCGTGTCGGTTTTGGAATCGACAAGCTGCTCGAAACGATGAAAGCCGATCAGCTCGCTTGCGCTATTTAATGCACAGCCGCGAATATCCAGGTCAGAACCTTCTACATTCGTACCGTATGCATAAGAACCACCGAGACATATGAAAGCAATCCTGCCGACCAAATGCTCATCATTTCTAAGAAAATCATACGAGCTTCCTGCGATTGTGGATTTGATTTCTTCAAGTGTCATTCTGATTCCCTTTCAAAGCGTTTTCGATATAGCCACGATCCTGAGTGAAGATAGGAATATTCATATCCACTACCCAGTGCAGACGTGCCTGTTCCTCGCCGGTGGCCTGCTCTTCCGCAAACTTTTTAATTACGCACACGCCGCGCTTGTGCCACGGACCATAATTATTCCAATTGATTCCTTTCTGAAACAACATTTCCTGAAGGTCGTTTTGATTTTTCCCTTGCAGTTCCTTGTGAGAATAGACGCTTTGAGCCGCCATCTGGATAGAATTGCGGACGGCATCCTGCTGCCGCCAAATGAAATAATTGCATACCTCGTCATGAGGAAGAACGAATGCCCTGGCGTCAAATGTAGCTTCGCCGGAGGCTCTGGAATAAGCAAGCCGCAATTCTCCATCAGGATCATTATTGATCCAATACCAGTCGAAGATATTATTGAATTCCTTGGTGGCGGTCGAAGCGGCGACACTGACCAGCTTTTGCAGATTATTATCGAACCACGGCTGGGTTTCGAGGTTATCGTCATTGGTGAGGAGGATGGAAATTTCATCGCTTTGGGTGTAAGCTAATTTTGCACCGCCAATTTCCTTACATAGCTCTGCCGCCGTATCCCACATAGAGCGTGAAAACACAGTATCAAACGGACGGTCAAAACCGCGAGTAAGAGTATGAAACGCACGCCCGTCGATTCGGATAATAACCGGCAGGCGTTTCGTAAGATAGATTCTGGAAATATTCTCATATGCTTTCATTCGGTCACCGAGGGAGTCTGGCATAATATCACCTCATTACAAATCAAAAGCCCCTGGCTGGGTACGATCCAGCATCTCCGGAGTACGAAACCGGTGCCTTATTCCATTTAGGCGACAGGGGCAGAGCCGGATACAGGAATTGAACCCGCAGCTTCCGCAGTACAAAAGCGGCACTCTGCCAATTGAGTTAATCCGGCTTGGCTTCATCCAAAATCTTTTTATCTGGATGGAGCTGCTGAAAAATTGAAAGATACTCTCGATCGACAAGCTGCATATCGTGAATGGCGTCTTCCACTTCGATGATTGGCTTGATGTTTGGATTCTTGCTGAGATGCTCAACGAATGCGGTTTTATCCGTTTTCTTTGCAAAAATCCATTTGCCGAGTTCCTGATCTTCGCGGTGCCCGCAATGGATGCAGACATATGGTTCGATCACCGTAACGACATATCGGTTGTTATAATAGGACTGATCAACATATGTTTTGATATACCAATCAAAATCCTTGTAACGGTGTTCACCACGCTCGCAAGGGGATAATATTTTAATAGGAAGTTCCTGCTTTTCATCTTTTTTCTTCTTTTTATTCCAAAATGCCACAGGTTTACCTCCTTATCGATTAATAAAAGCGTAATTTTATAACCCGGTTTGTCTTGACGAAAAGTTGAAAGGCTTGCCGGTTTTCTTATTGACACCATGCCCAACTACTTCCACCTCGTAGCCCACATGATCTTCGCCATTGTACTCAAAGTGTACCTCGTGAACAACAAACTGAACGGTTCCTTTGAAATTCTTTATCAGCGCCGTCGTCCACTTCCTATTTATATGATAGTCGAAGGACGGATTGTATTGAAGGACTTCATTTAGCAGGAGAACAGAAACCATTCCCGCATCGGCGCAGAACTCACCTATCTTCCTATGATTATCTGTATTGTAGACAGTACAGCTCCAGTCGCCAATAATGGTACTGCGGCTCATGAAGTGATGGATGCCGAGTTCGTCCATGTTCTCGCCGCAAGAACACTTTTCCCAATCATCTTCGGCGTCGTCTCGCATGACATAGCAAGGATCTGTAATGATAATATCCCCATCAAACTCGACCAGATCTGAGTCGGAAAATTGCTGGAAGCTGTATTTAAGCTGAAAAAGTTTTTCCAACTCTTCGCGGATGCTATGCTCAAACAAGCAATACTTTTCGATAATAGAAGCAAATAGCTCTTTGTTGCCAGTAGTTTTCTTCTTAATTGCGTCAAGTATTTCTATTGAACCGCACAAAAATGATACGTGAAGATCAAAGCTCTTATCTACGCCAGCTAAGAGAACATCGACATATTCCTGAAGCCCTGCGTCTAAGATTTTCCGGCGGATAGTTTCTTTGGTAAGCCGTATTTCTTCAGCCCTTTGTGCTTCCTTTTCTTGTACCCATGCTTTATCCATAGACCTATCAATGTTCGCTTCCCTTTTTGCTATTGCAGATTTGACACATCGTTTGATAGTTTTCCAGACGATTCAAACCACCCTTTGATCTTGGGATGATATGGTCTTTGGTCATCAGGACTTCCTTGCCATTTTCGTCAATGGCGTATAAATTAAGGTGATAGCGATCTTGTGATGAACCATGCCCTTTTTCCTTGGCAAAATATTTCCCTTCGATGCCGCACGAAACGCAGCGAATCCCTTTTGTAAAAAATACCTGATAGCGCTGACTTGTGCTTTTGATTTCATCGCCATCGAATAGGATGTATGTGGTTTTCGGATTGAACATCGTATCATGAACGGCTTCGTAGACGGACTCAATGGAATGGATACTTTTTCGGATATACAAAGATATTCCCCCATTTACAACCAAAAGGAGTACCTGCTTTGGATTATCTATTCTTAATCCTTTTCATGAACAGACAATAGGTTAGTTGATTTGCCTAAGTTCTTCCATCCATTGATCCCCGAACATAAGATACAGGGCGGCATATTGCTCTTCACACGCCTTACGGATTTTGGACACGCGATTGAAGCTTTCTTTATCGTGGATGTCGTAGCCGAACTCATGTGCAAAATCCCAATCATCCGATGGTACTTCGTACTTTTCCAGACAAGACAGAACATCATATGCGGTTGGCCGCTTGTTTGTGTGGAAGTTCGCCGCACAGTCATAAAAAGGAAACTCATAGGAGCGACAGCCGCGACGCATGGAGATGAGATACTTCTCATGCATATGATGATCGCTTTTGTCAAACGGGAAGCCGCGCACATCGCCGTCGCGTGTGATTTTCATGGTCGTCCCGCTGCGGGCTAAAAAATCTTCTGCCTGCCGTTGATATTCCGTCATGATTTATTCCTCCAATCAAAAAGCGGAAGGTGTGGGATTTGAACCCACGAGCCCCTTTTGGGGCTGCCGGTTTTCAAGACCGGTGCTTTCAGCCAGGCTCAGCCAACCTTCCAAAGAAAATGGGAGAGGACTGGATTTGAACCAGCGAAGTTCTGTTTTAGCGCGGCATATCAGAACGCGAGATTTACGGTCTCGCACCTTTGACCTCTTGGTTACTCTCCCATAAAAGCAGCCGACGGGACTCGAACCCGCAAACCCGACTTGGAAGGACGGTGTGATTGCCATTACACTACGGCTGCAAAGCCCGCCAACCGGGCGGGCATAAATCCGATTTTCGGCGCGTAGGCTTTCGCCGGTCAGCTTACCACCGTAATTCGGGAACGTTTGATGTACGGGATCATTCGGCCTATTCTTCGTACTCCCAATGCGCGGAACCATTGCATTCATTCTCCGCAGTAATCACAGCATTGCGAATAAAGCAATGGAACTCCATCGCCTTTTCGCATTTCTTCTTAAACCACTCAATGATTTCCTGGGAAGAATCATGATCGCGCAGATCACCGAAAATGGAAATGACAAAGGCGGGAATCTCCTGACGGTTCGGATTAATCCACACGCTTTTATGCAGGCTTCCCTCGCTTCCGGTTGGCAGGTAGTTTTCAGGATGCTTCTCCGCGTCGCTCCGAACTTCTCCCGGCGCATCCCACAAACATTCTTTTCCGAACAGGTCATCCATATTAGGATCCCTGTCATACAGTGGACGAATACAGTCCAGGCGGACGATGGCCGCTACATGTGTCCAATTGCTCATAGTGACTCCTTACTGGCGTGCATACACATAGGGGATTTCTTGGTTAACAGGATTTCCATATGTATACCACCTTTCAAATGAATTACTGAAATGGGCGCTTGCCGCTTAGATTATCGTGCTTCGCTGACGGATCGTGTCATGCACCCTGACGGTCGAGGGAAGTCATGCGACCGGACATGTGCCGAAGTACGTTTTCAGCGGCCATTGTCATTCTTTGTGAGGTGTTGCGCGGACGCTCACATCAGCCGGGCGCTACCCGGCCACTTGCGCGAGTCATGGGAATCGAACCCATCGCCGCCAGGCTACCCGCACAGAAGCCGTTCTTTGGCCATGAGCCCCACAGGCATTCATGGCCAGGGTTAGGAACGGGAGCCCTGCGGAGCGCTACTCCGCCTGTAGCCACAGCATACCACCCGATTTTTATTGTTCATCGGGATACATCAATCTGGCTCCTGCTGGATTTGAACCAACATCATACTGATTAATCGTCAGATACTCTGCAGATTGAGCTAAGGAGCCTTATGGGCAAACCGCATGAATGTAAATCCCATACCATTGGCCTTCTGCGTTCCGCTTCTACGGTATCCCTCCACGAAAACGCCTGCCTTTTGGTTTACCAGCTACAGGGAGTCGTTGTGCTGGCGGTTTATTTGCGTAGGATACCACCCCCACGCGTCGTCCCTCTGGGTCCACTCCACCACCCGGCTTTTGGCCTGTTCGCCGGGATACATCAGGATGGAATAACCTACGCTATGTGACGGGTGCAGTACGCCATCTGCTTCTCTGCCTTTGGGTGGCAGCGAGAATAAAGCTTGTTTCCTCCCAACCCGTTTTTCAGTTATTCCTTTGGTGTCCCTGGTGAGATTTGAACTCACACGTCCGAAGACGAGGGATTTTAATTCCCCCGCGTCTGCCAATTCCACCACAGGGACATAGAGCTGCGTAACTGAAAAGCATTCTGCACTATGCGGAGGATTTCACACAGGGCTCTATCCAAAGGGCGATTGCCAACTTCCTTTCTTTTCCCCGTATTCGCATGAATCTTCCGGCCCGCGAAAATGCCACTTCTTCCACCAGTCAGGGTCGTTTTCGTCAATGCGTGTACATTCCATAAACTCTGAGATGCCGGGTGGTTCATCTTCCATCTGCCAGTATTTACAGTCTTTGCACTTCATGTTTTCTCCTTCGGATGTTCGGGAAGCGGCATCCAGCAGGTAACGTGTTTATTACGTTTGATATCCCAAAATGTTGAAGCGGTCAATTAAGCAAACGACCATTCGCAGTTATACAGGATATTATTATTTAGAATGGATTCCAGATACTGGTCGATGTATTCTTCCGCGTCATGGTCGGCCGGTACTGCAATGGTGATTTTGATATCCGGGTGAAAGCAATCCGGCGTAAACACGATCGTATACTCTTGCGATTCAGCCATGGGAAAACCTCCGGAACAGTCAAATAGGAATGGAGCCGAGGGGTTACGATCCCCTTACCTCCTGCTTGCAAAGCAGGCGCTCTGCCGATTGAGCTACGGCCCCTCACATTGCATGATGAATCCTGGCGAAACCAAGCAAACTACAACGCATGGCAGAACTTATATCAGAGGTTCTCCATACCCTCTCCGGACCGCTCCTCGTATGCTCAGTTTCTTCTATCCGGAACGAACTTCAGCTTCTTCGCCCTGGATGATCTCGCGTACCACCCAATCTACATATGTAACCAGGAATCATCATGCGACACGGAACTTTTCACTGCCGCTCCCCGCGCATCAGGGTAGCATCCGTTTCTTCTTAATAAAGCCGCAGTAGCCTACGCCTATCATATATCGTATTTTGATTCGTTTTCTATACAAAAGACGTGACATCATGGTGCCTATCCGCTGCGTCCTCCGCTCACGGTAGTCTTTCATACAGATTGGAAAGATGCGCTTTCCAATGGTCTGGGTGGTGGGACTTGAACCCGCGATCTCTTGATCCCAAATCAAGCGCGATACCAAGCTTCGCTACACCCAGAAGTTATACCAGCAACATATCAAAGAAATGATTGTCGGCAATGATTTCGTCTGCCGCTCCTGGATTTTTATCGACATATTCGATCATATCTTCTGATATATTCCAGTGGTCTTTCCATGCAATAATATTACAGTGCAGTTCTGGCGCGTCTTCTTTAAAATGGATTTCACCGTCTTGATCTATTTTGCTGATCGTGAACTCCATGCCGCAAAGAGGATTCATACGTGGATGCCAGCCATAGCGAATTTTCTCATGCGCCTCAAGATCTTTGATCGTTTCAAGATCCTTAAAGCGAACGCGATCACCAACACAAAAATCCATTTAATCACCTCCGAAGATCAAATCACAGAAAGAGTCGGCAAGAATCTCACTGGGTACGGGCGTTTCATCGACAAGTTCAAGACAGTGTTCCAGAATAGCAAATGATCGATTTCCTGTGGGATTATCACGGAATTTATAGTAGTAGCGATCGTGATGCAAAACGACACCGCTTACTGTATAAGTTCTCCGACAAGAAACTCATAGCATTCATTGCATGGACGGATACGTTCCGTAACAAGAACTTTATCCCCTGTCTGAAATTGCTGTTCTTGCCGACTCATTTCTGCTCATCCTTTATTCGTTGGCGACATTTTTCTGGCTGAGTTTAACCCAGTTAATTAAGCCGATAATCGCCATAATCAGATAGATTGATTTCTTCGTGAGATACACGGGATCGAAATGAACAATATACATGGCGACAGCAACCACGTCTGTGATAAGCCACCATACATACTGTTCTCTGTATCGCTTCATTTGCAGGAATGTGGCTACAAGGCCGATGGCAACGGTGGCCGCATCCAACCAGGCAACATTGCCGCCCACAGCAACGAGAATTGCATGGTATAACACCGTTGTCGCAGCAACGAACAATGCAACGATTGCGTTTTGTTTCGGCGTCAATTTTTTGGACATGGTAATATTCCTATCATCGGAATCGCGATAGCATGTCCAGAGATACCATCCGGCAATATTGGTGGGCAGGTAGTACAGAACCTCCAGGAAGAAAGTGCCGTATATCTTCCAGTACATCAGGTAAATGGCATATACGACCGTGTTGATGATGCCGAATATGTAGTTGCCGATGTTTGCCTTAGCGCAGAAGAAGATGCAGATCACCCCGCACACTGCGCTAACGAAGTTGATTACGGTCAACCAGGCGGGGTTCCCGTTGGGACTGGGATGGATGAACGCGGAGACCATCGCCCAAGCTGCAATGGCAATCATAATGATCGCCATGACCCATTCGTACCATTTCAGGCTTTTGAAACTTCTTTTGAAATCCAGATGAAACACTTACACCATCCATCCTTTCGCTTCGTCCTTGGACATGGCGCGAACTTTTGTCGCGCTGATAGGAACCTCTGCCCGGTCGCAATCTATCAAAACGTACTCTGCACCGGGATATGCCCGGTTGAAGTACGGAGCATAGGATTCTTCGCTGCCAAAAACGGCATCGAAGGGTTCGCCGCAGGCTTCAAGGATAATGGGCGTTTCCATATCCCAATCCTCATTGCCATTTTCATCGCGGCAGGAAGATAAATCTACCATGACCGGGACGACGTTATCAAGCATAGCGGCCGCACGCTTGATTTGCTCCAGCCGAAATTCCGGGGTAAGATATTCCCCGATCTCCGTGTCTCCGCGCTCAATTTCACCCGCAATTCTTTCTTCGTCCGTACCGCCTGTCGTGCAAATAAGATATACTTTATCGCACAGCCGCGATGCCTGTTTTAGACAGTACAGATGCCCTTTATGCATGGGCATAAACTTTCCGCCGTACATGCCTGTGCAAAACGGTTTGCTCATAAAATCCTTTCCGCCGCTGAGCTCGCGGAATACCGCCCGCCCATCCAGCCCTGTTAAATCCTCGAACCACTGAGAACGGAAAAATCTCTCCACGTTCTTTTTCAGCCTCAGCAAGTCCTTTCGATTTTTGTGCTGGAGGATTCTGTCACTTTCTCGCCAATCAAGGCCAGCTTGCCAAAGGATGGCTTCTGTGAGCAGCATCGCTCCAGCCTTGCAGATCGGCTTGTATTTATGCGGCTTCATGATGCGGCCTCCTTCGATTTAGTCGTTTTGGAGGTACTCGATATACTCCTGTTCCGTTGCGAACAGCATCCAAACGCCGCGAACGAGACCCTTGTAACCGTAACCTACATAATATCCGCTTCGCATGAAATCACCTCACTCCGCGTTTAAGGCCGCTTTCATCATAGTTTCAAAATCAATGCTGTACTTTTGTTCAAGATGGCTGAGCATATACTTGAAGTATTCAGGCTCGACCATAAGGTAGTAGCTTTTGAGACCGTTCAAATGCTGGACATCTTCCTTCGGCCATGGCGTGTGATTCAGATAATCCACGATAAAGTTATTCGTCATGGCCTTGAATTGCTTCTTGCGCTGATATCCGACAGTTATATCGTTGTCCTTATTCAGCATCAAACCCAAGTTCCAGTTTCGTCCGGAGGAAGAACCATACCGCGTTTTCTCAGGCTTTATTTCAAACGGCCCTCTGAAGCTCTTGACGACGGTATTGATGTAATCGACCTTCCCTTTATAATCGAACTCGAATTTATGGGAAAGCTGAATGTCATCAGCGTACCTGGTATATACGAAACCCTCCTTGGAAAGCTCGTTGAAGATCCTGTGATCAATCGGGATCATCATCAGATTGGTGAGCATTGGTGAAATGGGCGTACCCTGGGGCAAGCCGCCGTTCAACATGCAGAGGGACAGGGCGAGCCTTAGCTGAACCCGGCCATTCGTGTACCTGACCATTTCGCTGAACGGAAAGATAAGAGAAGTGGACTCAAATAAAAATTCTTCGGTTGTAGAGCCGAAGAAATTGGAGAAATCCGTTTTTAAGAACCACCTGCTCTCATTTGCTTGGTGGCGCTTGATTGCGTCCACGGTGGAACGACCAGGGACATAGGCGAACGCCGACGTATGATATAAAGCTCCCATTTTATTTTCAAAGATGGACTTTAGCTCCCTGAGAGCAGACATCAGTTCTTCGTTGGGTTCGTCGATTTTTCTTAAACCGCCGGAGTGCTTCGGGATATAGAAAGTATGGTAAAGATCCTGCCGTTTTGCCGCATGAAGCTGACCGTATTTCGTATTGAAAATTTCCAGAGCATCAATAAGCGACTGAACGTTGATTCTCTCGACTAATTCCTTTTTAGGGCACTTCACGAACCTCGTGATCGTACCTGACATATCCCGCTTTACCGCCATCGGGAGATTTGGAATGGCGTTTGGCGAAAGAAACAGATCATCGAATGTAATCTGTTGTGTGGGAGGAGGCTGTCTTACCGTGATATAAGGCATTTTGATTCATCTCCAATTACTGCAATCTGAGTACCTGTGGTGATCTTGCTGAAGAGGAGTCCGATCGTAGAGATGTCGTCATCTGGGTTGTCCTGGAGGCGACGCGCCGGTCTTCGGACGATTGCATTTTATTTTACGATTTTCGCATGTTCCGTATGGCTGTATTGGGCTGCCAGGTTGTACATGTGAAATCGTTGCATGGTAGGATCCCGGGATCGACGTTTGCTGTCGGTTGGGTATTAGACCCTGCCGGGGATGGCGCCTTCAGGGTGTGCTTTCGGCTGCCAGTGCGGTCGGTCATCCTTCTTTCCAGCATCTTGATACTTTGGCGTAACGCACAAAGCACACGTTCAAAGAACGGGTTATGCATTGCAGTATTTTATTTCAAAATCATATTGAGAAAATCATCAGTCATGATTCTCGCTTCTTCTTGCGATTGAATGTTCACGTAATAACGCCCGGTTTCCGGATCAAGGGTCAATTCGCTTTCAGGATTGATTACGACCATGGGGCAAATAGTGAATGAATTATCACAATGATATGCATCCAGCCATCCGTATTTGGCCACATATGCATGGCACGAATCGAGAACACCGCTCCTCGTCCAGCCACGGAAAACACCGTCTCTTTGCAGGAGAGGAATGACCTCCCCCTCACACTGGAGATAATCATCGACCGTCTCCTGGTATTGAGATGCCGACGGGAGCGAAACCAGACACTTCAGCTTGTTTTTTCGGCCATGCTGCTTCCTGGAGCCTTCCGGTACGCCAATTTCGATTTCGTGCGGAAGAAGCTGCCGGATTTCATCCGATGTGAATGAGGCCAGGAAACCCCAGCGATTGGCATCGTATCCAGCGCGGTCGCCTTCATGCATCGGATGAAACCACTGAGTTTCAGGCGAGTTTATGAACTGAAATACGTTTGCCATCGGGAAGTAATTATAACCATGCGCCTTGCGGTCACGATTAACGTCGCCACGCTCCGGATAATCGAACTTTCCGCTCAATTGATCTGGCTTTAACACGCATTTTCCGTCTTCTGTGACCTTCGTCCAAATCAATTCCTTGGATGTATGACTTCCATCCATGGCATAGCTGCCGAAAACTACTTGATTTCCAACCGGCAGTTCTTTCAGTTTCATATACTCACCTCATCGATTAAAAAGCATCCAGGCCAAACGAGAAGGAATCGCAAAGGATCATTTTTTTGATTCCCTGACCCTTGACGAAATTTACGAAGTTGGATACACCGGCCGCTACAACCGAACGAACCGTGGTACAGACACTAAGGGTGATATTGCAGGCAGAAACGGGCGTTTCCTCTTTGGCTTCCTCATGGGAAAAGGCCATGCTGTTCAAGAAAGCCTGAATCATTCCCTCGTCACTCCAGTCCGCCGCATAGTGCTGCGCGTCTGTGAGCCTCATCCGGAAATCGAACATGCCCTTCACAAAGGGATTTCCACGGCAGGACTCCGCGATCTTCCGGCGAAGATCAATGTTATCGACGCACAGGAAGATATATCCAGAAAGCCGCTGATCGGTATAACCATTTTCACAAACGCGAAGGTCATCAACGATTTCAGGGTTGATTTTCCGAAGATACTCGGCAACCGCACGAACCTTTTTCTTGCCAATATCCTCGGACGTAAACATCTGGTTTGCGATGTTTTTAGGTTCGACAATGTCGAAATCGTACAGGGTCATTTTGGTTACACCAAAGCGACACAGGTTTTCAGCGACTGTGGAGCCGATCGCCCCACAGCCGATGATATGAACCCGTCCCTGTAACATTTCAGGTTTGAAAAAATCGTAGGATTTACTCAGGTCCATAAGGATACCTCCTTAATCCAGGTCGTCGCCGTCGCCGACAAGGTTGCGATACCAGGAATCATGACGGTCGAGAATACTACCGGGTGTCTGCCCCTGATAGCCGACATTCGGATTCCCTGCGTTATATGGGGCAAGGGCGGTCTGCTGGGCAGCAACCTTCCCGGTTTCCTTGCTCTTTTTGCCAGCCTTCGGCTCTTTCGCTTTCTTACCGGTGGTATCGTAACCAGAGCCGCCGTATGCGGAACCGGAATAATAACCGGCTTGTGTGTACGACTTCGCTTTGACATGGTTGTTGGAATCGCCGATGAAGCTGATAAGCTCGTTCATCTCGCTGCCTTCGTCGATTACCTCTACCAGAACATCGTCGTTCTCGTAGAGAATATTGTTTTCCATGTCGTAGATCTTGACGGTCTTCTCCATTTTCTTGTTCCAAATGAAGAAGATATAGTAGTCGTCGCCGCCCATCATGTCCAGGATTCGTTCCTGGTGGGTGAGGTCAACACTGGAGGGGGTGGTGGCGAAAATTGCATGGGAATGCATCTGCCCGCGAAGGTTGTTGTACACATCGTCAGGAAGCTCCATCATCCATTTCTGATAAAGCTCCTGGTCGGTGTTGACCGTGCCTCCCGTAACTTCCTGGGGATAGACCAAAATGTCCTTGATAACGAAAGTGATTTCGTCGCGGCGCTCTACTACGGCGTGCCAGGCAACTTCTGTGCTGAACTCATACAGGAGGAGCTTCTGCTTGATCCAGGCTTTCGGCTCATACAGGACAATCGCCTTGTCCTTCCCGGCTTCTTCCGGGTATACGAACTTTTTTTCGTACTTTACGCCGCCGTCAGTCAGTTTCGCAGCCTTCAAAGCCGCCATGAATTCCTGGGACATTTTTTCGATGATTTCATCCGTCAATACGATCGGCCGTCGCATTACTTATCTTCCTCCTTCTTTTTCTTCTGCTCGTCCAGCCACTCAAGAGCCTCAGCCGGAGTTACATCGCTCCCGTCATTTAAGCGGATGATATTCTTGGTGGAGTTGAAAATCCACTTCATAAAAGGCTGAATCGTTTGTTCGACCTCGGACAGGTTTAGCCCCTTGGAAGAAGCAATACACTGCTCGATGGCGGTGATCGGGTCCCCATTTCGGAGAAGCTCTTTGATGTGCGGCCTGTTGGTGCCGATGCAGGCAAAAATCTGAAGATGCGGATTCGGGAGATAATCCGCGCAGTCGGCCGGGTAGGTATAATTGCGCACGCTATTAACATCGCCGCGCATGTCAATTGTATAGATTCCGCAGACCTTCACGCGGAATTGCGGGTCGTCAGAGAAAAGCTCCTCGGCGAAACGCTTGCGTTTTTCAACATCGACGAAAGCCGGGTTGGTAATTCCGCCGATGTTTCTGTAAAACACTCCATTCTCGGCGTATTTTTCATACATGTTTTCGTCCCACAATTCAATGAAGGTCTTGACGATGAACGTGAGGGCGGTGCCTTGCGTCGAAATAGGCGTAATGGCCTTGTTATGGTTGAAATAATCAATAAGCTCGGACTCATCGCCGCAATCACTGGCCATCTTCAACAGTCCGTTCAGCCGGATATTGGCATCATACAGCGTCTGAAGAAGATTCTTATATCGCTGCTCGTTGTCAGCGATTTGGCGGCGAATATCATTGATTGTATTTCTGGTCGTTCCGACCTCCGCTTCCTTGGCATACCTCTCAAAGTTGCCCAGAACCATTTTGATAGCGGCATTCCGGAAATCAAAGCGTTCGCCGAGCGCAGCGATAGCGGCCTCGTATTCCGGAGCATACTTCTCACGGAAAGAACGAATCAGCTTAGCTTCCTGTTCGTCCAGGGTATTTTCTTCCCCGTCAAAATACCACGGCAGAGCCCTGGGGATGAAGCATTGGATGAAATGATACTTCCGGAGATCCATGTTCTGAACAAGGATTACTGCGGAGCGCTTCTCGCGGTTCGTATAGAACCTGACATTGACGTAATTTTTGACGAAATAATCAATATCCTTTTGTTCTTCAGAACCGGAATACTTCGCGTAACCCTTTTCCTCGTCGTCAAGGAGCTTAAAAAGCGCGGCGATCGTCTCATCATCTGCCCGATAATTAATAACGCGAATGGCGTCACGAGAATCGCCGAACAGATCGTTCAGGAGCGGAGCCGGGTTTTCTTCGTAACGATGAATCGTATCTTTGCCGTAGTCCTTACGGTAGATCGACAGATTGATGGTATTACCCTCTGGCATACGCCTAAACAGAATGGCACGAAGCGCTGCCAAAAACGACCAGTCGTCGTTGAAGCTTTCCCCGTTAATGTTTGCAAACAGATTGTCTGCAACTTCGGAGATGAATGGCGCAACAGCGCCAAGATTTTTACCGAACATATGACACCTCTATTCAGGAGTATACCAGCGGGCTTGAGAGAGGAAGCGCCCCAGGGCCGAAACCCCAGGGCGCTTCAAAACCGGGCCGGATGCCTGGATTACATCACGGTGATGGCGGCCTGCACAGCGGCCTGCTCCTCAGCCACGTCGGCCAGGGCGGGAGCATACTGGGCTTCGATCTTGTTCAGCTTCAGGATAGCCACGCCGATGTGTTCCTCGACCCACTTCTTGGGTTCCTTGGTGCCCTCGGGCATCAGCATGGAGATAGTAGCCTTGCCGTCTTCGGTGGTGGTTTCACCGAATTCAGCGCCGACGCTGTTGATGGTGCCGTTGCCCTTGGTGGTACCCACGGCGAAAACCACATGCTTGCTGTTGCCATCGCCTTCATACAGGCGCAGGCTGTCGGGACGGTACTTTTCGACCTTCTTCAGATCCTCCAGGCTGTGGCCGGATTCAACCACGGCAGCGTTGCCGACGATCTTGATCACGGCGGCGTTATCGGCCTTGACCACGTTCAGCAGGTAGCACTTTTCGGTCACGCCCAGTTCGGCGAAGGTCTTGTCCATCTGGCCGGGAGCCAGGGTAGCGCCGTCCAGGGAGGTGGTGCCACGGGTGTAGTCGATGCCATTGTCTTCCAGAGCCTTGCGGATGGTGGTGGCTTCAGACACGATGATGTTGGAACGCTTCAGGTTGTTGCCGATGGTGACGTTAATCATGATTCATATCTCCTTTAATTCTATGTAGATTGGGATTGATTTTGAAACTCAGACTTCTCTGCGAACTTCTAGAAACTTAGTGGGCGACCTCGCATGGTACATCACACTTCATCCTTTCTCACTTTGCGTTCTGATGGTGTAGCGGTGCGACGAATCGAACCAAAATTCACATTGGAATTTGGAACGCCCCTCTCGGCATTTTTCATACGGGCTTGAGACCGTCATTGGCTGCTTTAGGACCGGATGGCGGGAGCGTCCTCCAAACCACCCTGACTCCTGCCGTGTACCCTCTGACATCTGCACGACTGGGCATCAATCTTCTTTACGTCCGCTGCCTTATCCGGACGGAGATTGGTAAGTGCGCCATATCATTTGCGCTTTTGCCGTACACTCTATTCTAAGCGCGCCACCGGATGTTCGGCGGCGATGTACGGACAGGATAGTGACGTTAGTGAACCGCTTTCTCAAGGCAACTCAATTCGACGCCAAGACCCTCATCAGCCTTTCCCAACCGGGCTTTGAACCGGCTTTGGCGGCTTTAGGGCGGGCAATGTTCCTGCGCATTGCCCTTTGGGTTAATTGGAGGTCTCCCATGAAACTTTAACCGCACCTATCGGTGCGGATTTTCAGATGCGCTTCGCTTTGATTACACAAGCTGGGGCCACCGCGCTGCTCGCGAGGTCCGCACTAAGGCTGATCAAGCTGCCGTCTGTACCGACGAGACGGACGTGGTACGCGTACGACGGGTACGGACTCCGCAACCACCAGAGACGGCGATCGTTGTTAAAATCAACCTTCATACGCTTAAAATCATCATTATCAGCGTAGAACTGGTATGCGGAACCTTCGTCGTAAACGTATTCATCATCGACTTCAAAACCGGCTTCGCTTGCAGAGAGGAGAAAGAACATATCTGTTGTAGATATGATTTCGCCCCCATCTTCATCGCACGTTCTCGTCTTTTTCTGAACATTCGTCAGGCATTCGAGATCTTGCTTAAAAAATGTTTTCGCAAAAACGGTTTGCAGATAACCAGTCATATCGTTATGCAAAGGGTGATTCCACCCATAACGATGTGTGATGGTCGGCTTACAGTATCGAACTTTTCCGAAAGCCTTTTCGGTTTGAACCGTCAGCGTATTATCGCCGTCCTGATTTTTCCCGATGATAATCCAGTCAAGATCAAGACCTGTTTCAGTTGAGGTCGATAATTTATCGCCAACATGGAATTTATCAATATTACCTATGGCAAGTTGATTTGCAACGGGAGCGAAACCTGGCATACACAAGATTTTGTCCTCAGCAAGTTGCGCTTCGAGGGCTTTGATTTCGGACGGCTTGAGCTTTGCGGTTTCACCCATTACCAGACGATCAAAAGCCGGCCATGGATCGATTTTCATATAAAACCCTCCACTACAGATAATTCAGCTCTTGATCGAATCTGCTATAAGCGATATGAATCGTGCCGTCATCATCCTCGACAAAAGCCGGGCGGTATACCTGGATGCCGCGAACAGCGAGAATTTGCTCGAATTCATCAATGATAGACGAAAGCTCATTGGAATCCAGACCAAGTTCCTCGGCGTCGATATCTTCGGCGTCGATCAGGTTCAGGATATATTCGGCTGTCATCTGTTCCAGATCATCCTCGCGCTCGGCGACATCAATTGCGGTTAAACCAGTTTCAAAATCCGCATCAATTTCATGGACTGTAACGGCGGAATTGGTTTCGGCCTTGGACTTTTCCGCTTCCTGAGCTTTCGCTTTTTCAAGCGCCTCCTGCTTTGCGAGATTTTCCTCCTCGCTCAGAATCGTAAGTTTCATCAAATCACCTCGGCCTGGAGGAACTTAGCTTCACTTTCGACGCGAAGCTGTTCAGGGTCAAGATACAAATCACCATAGATGATGAGAACCCTCAACCAATTCAGGAACCCCTTCAGAAAGCGAATCATAACGGCACATCCTTTCAAAATTCGCATGAAAAAAGACGCTCTTTCAAGCGCCTTTGGAATCACAAACCATTATTTTATTATGAGATTGAGAAAACTATCGGTCTGAAACTCTTCTGGAACATGGATCTCTGCGGGCTCAAGCATCCAATCGCGGAACCGCCAATCACCACCAGAGTCAATATTCAGGTGATACGAAACCCCACCATATTCTTCCTCGAGGCTTTCGATTACAGCTTCCTTCTCGCACAGGCTTTTCATGGAATGAATGAAGCATACATTGTCGCCCGGGTTGCAAATCCTATTCAGGCCATCAAAGCCATATTGACGTTCCATTTCGTCCCAGGATTTTACACGAACGGCATCTCCGACCTGAAACATTCCGTTCATAAGACCCCTCGATTTTTCTTCATGGGCCGAAACCCTCCTTAGAACCGGAAAGGAGAGCGCCCATTTCTGAACGCTCTCCTGACTTTAGTTGGCTTTCTCCACGAAAACATTGGGTACCGTGCAGTCGATGCAAACCCTTCCATCAGCCAGGGCTTCGACACCGATTGCGGAACATGCGCTGATTGCATCCGAAAACCGTTTTACGTTTTCGCCATACACATCGAATACAAGGAACTTTGCTACGACACCGCCATGTTCTTCCTTCGGAACCAGTTTGAAGGGTTCAACCTCGCCATCCAGTTTTCCGGCAGTATCCAGGAAGAACCTGTACAGATTACAAAGCTTATCCATCTGTGTCTGATTGATTTCATAATCATCATCCTTACGGAAGCTCAGGACAATCTTGTACAGGGCAGAAAGTTTAGTTAAGAATTCAGCGTCTGTCAAAGAATTCACCTCTTAGAACGCTGCCACCACCCGCATAATCGTTCCAGGACGGATAACCATGGAAATTTCATTGGGTTTAGGAGCCTTGGCGGGCTCAGGAATTGCATGAGCCTCGGCAGGTACGGGTTGGGCATCGATTTTTGCCAGCACGGGAGCGGGAAGAACCTCTGCATCCAGGTGCTTTTCGGCTTTGGGAGCTTTGATTGCACAGTGAGAAGCAACCTTCATGGAGATACCGCGGCAGGCTTCGCTGCGATAATGCAGGATGGTTGCCAGAATTACCACAGACCTGGGAGTCCACAGATTAACGCGGCTCTTGGTCTGAACCATATGACGGCGGAGAATCTCGCTGGCATCACCATACAACACGTCACGAACAGTGAGTTCGTTCATGTTCAGAGCCTCGCAGACATCCTTGGTACTGAGAACCTTTTGGGAGTCGAAATCCTTTCCGCATACGGATTTCAAGGCATCGCGGCAGGTTTCATCACTGAGATGAACCAGGCTGGGCATCAAATCGTTCACAGAACGGTTGTTGAAGATTTCTACATTGGAATTTGCTTTACGACCTTTAATGATATTCTTGAGCATGAAATTCCTCCTGCCTTACGGCGTGCACTCTATATTGCCTATATTATGCGTTCAGAGCGCGTTTGAGTTGATTGATCCCTCTCCTCGCCTTAGAAAGGCTAAACCCTGTATCACCTTGTTTTTCTTTTGAATCGTAGATGTTTTGCATTATGTTCAATAGGGTTTGATCGTCGACTATAGAACCTTCATCCATAAGAAAAGTAACATCCTTCAAAAACTCTTCAACCCCAAGCCAATACATGAGATTTGAATAGTTAATGCTGCATTTCCTTGGGATAAAGTTTTTTACCATTCGAGCCATTGCCTCGACGGTCCGTTCCTCACTCCTTTCCAACATTTGCAATTTCATCACCCCCTTAAACCTTAGTTTTCAGGGGAATTATACCACATTCGGTTACGCTTGGCAATGCCGGATCGAAGCGATACGTGAGGAAAGCTTACTGGATGCGAAAGCATCAAGAACCTGTTCATGGGCGGCTTTCACTGCGCACGAATCGCAATTGATTCTGAGACCTCGCATACAGCAACATTCACATGACCGCTCGAATTGTTTCCTGGCCTGAAACTCGTTCAGGCAATTACCCTGGATCTCCACGCCTTTGGATTCAAAGTAGGTCATGCGCTCACCTCTATTTAATTTTGAATTCAAATCCTCAGCATTTGAACTGAATCTGTTCACCTGCTTCGGTTTGTATTAGATACAGATGAAACCCCAGCCTTTTGATGATGGTTCCCCTCAAATCGGTTTCCATTTCAAAAACTGTTTCAACGAATTTCCTGTGGGCTTTAGACATCTGAACACCACCGATCCTACATTGCCATGCTTTAACCTGGGATTGAAAATCCATCAGGAACCTTTCCTTCTGGAAAGTAGGGAGCATTAAAAACTATGTGTCAGAGAACAGAGCAGCCTCGCCCTTCCAGTCTCCTGGGCGGAGCCAGGTTTATGTTTAGCTCTTTTTGTAACTTAGGTCTTATTATTCTTTAAGGAAAGACCTCTGAAACCCTTGATTTTCCTGGGGTTCTGAAACTTTTTAACACATTGACTGTGTTAAAAGGTGTACAACAGGGCTTCAGGCGATTTATTTCAGCCGATGAAACCTTCATACTCATGAGTTTGGTCATCAATTTCGACGTACACGGTAAACCAATCATCACCGACTTCAGGGAGATCGACGATGAAAAGCTCTGCATTATAGATAACATGATCCATGCCGCTACGGTAACCGGTAAACCACACGAGCAGCAGAACGATCAGGGACAAAACCAAGATCGAAACCCGCTTCAGAACCTGATTCATCATTCACCTCAGAACCCAGGGGAGGCGGCTTTACGCCGCTTCTCCCTTCTTTTTGGCCTTCTGGGGGACAGGAACCTTCACAACCTCAACCTGTTCGGGTTCAACAGGCTTCACATCGGACTTCTTGGCGGCGGGCTTCGATTCCTTTTTGGGCTCAGAACCCTGCGCGGGCTTGGCCTTTTCCTGCCGATAATCCAGACCATAAACCCCGCCGGTCACGATACGGTGGCAAATGTCCATCAGGAGGGCATGAACGAAACCAGTCTTGGAAACCTGAACAGTCAATTCCTTCCGATTGGAGCGCTTCGTGTAGCACATCAGGAGATACGCCACGTCATGGTTGTTGACCTTATAGATGTTGGCACCGTTGTCACCGGCTTCAAACATGAAGGCATCAATAACCTTTTGCAAAGCCTTCACGATCTGGGTATTGCTGGTCGGAGTTTCACCCAGATTCTCTTTCCGGGCCAATTCCTTCATGTAGTAGGTGGACGCGATTTGCTTGATTTCAGCGGCGCTCATGTTCAATTCCTTCGCCGCACGCAGGCACAGAAGCTGGCCGAACTTTTCGACCTTATACGCCCAGAGCGTATCCAGCTCACAGAACTTACAGAACTTCACCAGGTCAATCTGGCGTTCTTTTTCGGTGAGTTCAATACCCACCTCAACACCGTCCTCACGAACGGTTTTGTGCTTCAAAACCGGGAAACTGTACCGCGTCACAGCGGCAATCACGGGCTTTTCAGCCTTCTTGAGTTCACAAAAGACCTCATGTTGCTTGACTTCCAGATACTCCGCTTCACTGGCCTTCAGGGCGGCTTCGGCGGCGGTCATGCCTTTCAAATCCTGTTTCTTGAAGGCATTGTTCCATTCCTTAATGGAACCATTGATTTCCGATTCAATCTGCGCAAGGCTTTTTTCGGATACCATGGTGCAAACCCCTTTCATCAATTCATTTTATAGGCCGAAGCCCATATGAAAGCGTCCCGGCTGTCCCATTACAGGACAAAGACCGGGGCGCTTGATATATAGACTTCACGCCATGCGTGAATTGTGCAAACTTTGGGTATCACTCAAATTTCAAACCCTTCACGACTCTCCGCATCCGTACATCCATCCCGTTGGGATTTCAGCACAGCCCCAAGGAGGATCACCCCTTGCTTTTCTCCATTCACCCTATCGTAATTCCTCGTTGAGAAACCACGGTACAAGCGGGCTTCAAGAGAGGGCGCATCAAAATCATTTTGAATCTGAAATTCTCATGCTTAGCCTATCACGCAAGCCGCGATTGGTTCACCGGTCAGCTCAGGACTTCACGACCGGGCCATTGCCGTACTTACGCCCCGGCACGCCGCACGTCTACTCCGATACGACGCCCCATCAGGGGAACCAGGCGGCACATATATAGCCATGTGCAGCGTGGCGCTCAAATAGCGCTCATCGGTCGATTATTGCTCATCAGAAACCCTTTGACTCTGCGTTATACAGGCTTGTCACTGTCAGCACCTTTTGGGTGAACTGGCCGCATTAAAGGGAGGGCGGTGAAGGAGGGCACCACCCAACCCGAAGCACTCTAATAGAAGCCCCACGAAATCACGCCTTTAGTTGATTGCTTGGATGTGGCACCTTCTCAAGCGACCCACGTTCTACATTTTACGGATTCACCTTTTCAGGACGTTACCGACCTGCATTTCGCAGGAACATGGCGTTATCGCTTGAAAGAGTGTCCACATTCCACGGCTTTAGATGTCCGCGAAATATGGGGCTTTAGGCGTGTTTATTCTCACGCGGCAGCCTAAGAGCCTTAGCCGCTCTCACTCTTTGCTCCATCAGGCTCTGTTTACTCAACCCTTCCGGCCGTTGAGCCACCACCCTGATAGTGTGGTGCTTTAGGCTTCTCACCTCTGACTTCATACAGGTCAATTTGCATGATAGGTGGGATGTATGGCCTTATGTATCCATTAAACCCCGGAATTTGGGGCTTTATGGCGTGTTTTCACGGGCGGGCGTCCCGTCCTTCCGTCTTAAGAGCGGCGGTGTACCGGGTAACGCTGTCCGGGCGTCCCGTGTGGGCTGTCCGGGCGGGCGTCCCGTCCTT